CTACCTGTATATCTCTACTACAGAGAAAGAGTTTTACTAATTTGCCAATTTTGTTAATGTTTGGAAGAAGATCTAATTGTACTTGCTTACTTAACTGTTGAATGCATCCATTTGGATGTAGGTATTTATCTCCTCTTTTTATCTCTCCTTCTACTGGAAGATATATAGCAATATATTTTTTACTCATATTTTATGTTTTTCTACAAGAAGAACATACAGTTCTAATCCATCCATGTCCACTAGCTGAAGTTTCAACTTCTATAGTTGATCCACACTCTTCACATGTTTTATAAGTTTGTTCCTCCCATTTCATAATTCTTTCATCCATTTCTGTTGAGGAACTTCCAATATAAAATCTTCCTCCACCAAATTTTTCTTTAGCTTGAAAAATGTGTTTATTCCATCCTAATTTTATTAGATCTTCTATAAGATCTTTGGTAATATCTAACCAACCATCACTAAAATCAAAATAGATTCTATCTTTAATAATACTATCTACCTTATAAGCATTTACAAGCCCTCCAATAGATTCAAGATAATTATCAAATTCTTTACTATTCATTTTCTAACAATTTAAATTCTTCTATATATTTTTATCAAGATATATTGTCCCACCACCTGGCATATCAAAACTTATTATAATAGAATAATATTTTCTTGTTAAATTGTATATTTTCTTTTCTAATTCAGCTAATTCCTCTAAGTTATTAATTTCAACAAAATAACCAACATCCCATAACCCATCAGCTTCCCAAATACATCCAAGATCACTAAAGAATGCACCTTGATCTATACCATCTTCAGAAGCTTGTTCTTCTCTGTTAAAACTTATATAAAACTTCATAAAAATAAATTAAAAAGCCTGAGTAAATTCTCAGGCTTTATATTAAGGTAATGTTACTATACTAGTATATGATTTTATTGGTATATCATTTACACTAACAACAGTAGATAAACTTAAACATTTTTGTGATGATACATTATTAAATGTATAACCATTTACACTAACATTTATTGAATTGGCTATTATTGATAATATATAATTTTCATCAATAACAATTCTATCATCTTCATCAGACTTTTCTAAAAATCTTTTTATTCTTTTCATTAGTAATCTATATGTATTAAGATTGTCATTCCTTCTAACTCAGGATAAGTATCTATAATCCAATTATCTAAATCAAAATTACTAGAATAGTTAGATTGATCTACTTTAGGAGTTATTCTAAATTCTACATAACAATCAGTAGGATATATATCTAAGAATATATTAGTACTTAAAGTTATCTTTTCAGGAATCTCACAATAACTTAATACAGTTCTTGTAATTTTTATTAATCCCATATTTTATATTATTATAGCAGAATTATTATCAATTATAATTTCAGTACAAAAGCCTCTCATTACTATATTGGGTTGAGTTTTACTCCATTTAGTTTCACATTCAACCTTACAAGTAATATTATCTACTATATAACATTTGTTTCTGAAATGTATACTCATTTTTTTCTTCTGCTTAAAATAATGATAAAAGAATCTATATTTTCTCATTATCATACATTTATTTCACATGAACCTCCAGCACATGCTGCTGTTTGTCCAAAACTCACATTATCATCTTCTTCTTTTATATTAGTAAGATCAAGTTCTTTAATAGAACTTATTCTCTTGTTATATTCTTCTTCAGTTATTTCTTCAAATGGAGCTTGAGTATATGTACCACCATCATAAGGTAATACTGATATACCATTATAATACTCTTTATTTTCCCACATCCAATCTCCTACTACTTCCCATTCATTATAAAATGATTGAGTATCTTTCAGACCCAAAAAACTAATATCTCCATATTTTTTATTTTTATCTATATAAATAGTAGCAGAAACATTATGAGTATTATCACCTGTAATATGTCCAGCTTCAATCCATTCTTGAGAAAATTTCTTTACTCTTTTTAGAGTGTCTATAGCAGTTTCTGTTCTTAAAATTGCATTTTCTGGTGCTTTAATAGGTATTCTAACACACAAGGTATCATGTGGTCTTAAAACATCATCTTCACATATCTCAGAATGATTCTCTGTTAGATATTTAGCAATTTCTTCATTCTTATTAAATCTGATAGTTCTTAAGTAATAAGGAGCATACCATGCATGAATTCCACTGGAAGTACCTAATACACAACTAGTAGTTCCAGAGGGTTTAATACATGTAATTCTTGCTGCTTCATTAATACCAATAATTTCTGATACTTCTTTATTTAATGATCTAGCAATATTAGCTGCCTTTTGAAGATCATACTTAAGTATATTACCAGAAGCAATACCTGTCATACCAATACCAAGTAAAGCATCTTTTTCAGTAGTTTCCTTCCATATAGGTCTTAAATAATGAAAGTCAGTAAAACCTGCTTGTAATGTTCCAAAGAAAGAAGCAACCAAAACTCTATTTTCAAGATCTGATTGACTTTCTATATCAGATACATTTACTTCACATAAATTACAAAACTGATAAGGTCTTAGAGCTATTTCACAACAAGGATTAGTTCCCCAATCTTCATTATTAGTCCAATAAACTCCAGGCTCACCAGAGCCACTTAATTCTATCTTTTTCCACAGTTCTTTAAACTCTTCTTCACTAATAGATCCTCTGAGTATTGACACAGAGTTATTAGCTCTACCTCTTTGTTCATTTAATTCCCACCAATTTCCATATTTACAGGTTAACATTTCTTGATCATCAAAATCAAATAATGCTATCATTGCACTTCTTCTTATCCCACCTGCTAAAACACTATTAGCTATATGACATAATATGTCATGACATTCTAATGGTGTTAAATATTCTCCATCTTCCTTTCTATCAAGTATCTTCTGTATCTGAAATAAACATTCTTTTAAAGGTTCAGGCCCAGGAGCTTTACCACCAGCAGTTATTAATCTGGCTCCTTTAGGTCTTACATCCCTAAAATCAAAATTTGGTAATGGAGCATTATCAAGATAGGCTTTCATTAAAGCTTTTACTGAGTCAGCCCATCCTATAATACTATCTTGTACTACATATCTTTTAGTTTTCTTGGGTTTCTGTACTGCAGGAAGATTAACTATATGTCTTTTCTTTACAGAGTAACCTACTCCTGTTCCTCCCAGTAATAAAAACATAGTTTCACTAAAGCTATGAAGACTATCTATAGGTAAAAAGCAACAGTTGTATATTCTAGAATTATTTACTTCTGCTGCTGGTCCTGCAAATTGTAAAGCTCTCATAGAAGGTAATACCTTCTTATCTTCAATATATTTTCCAAAAAGCATTATATCCTGTTTTAAATCAGGATATTTTTTCATCATCATAGCAATATACCTACTTACAATCTCATCCCAAGTTTCTCTTCTGTTTATTTCAGGTATGTATTTAGCATATTTTGAAAATACTACAATAGAAGACAATGCCTGTAATCCTAAATCCATTTAAGTTCTTTTTGAGTTATTATTAGATAATTTTTAAGGGTTGCAAACTTACAATATTTACATATTATTTCCAATAAATTTCATCTAATTTTTCTCATTATTATCCTTTTCTTGTTCTTCTTTATTAGAGGATATTAAATATTTACTTATATCAATAAACTCCCCAATACCAATTAAAATATGAACACAATCAACTATTTGTTCCATAAAGTTCTTATGATAATGTCCATAAACATGACATTTAAACTTGAACTTATTATCTAACTCATCAAAAATATTTGAAAGATTTTCTCTCTCATCTATTAAATCATCCATAAGTTCTTCATCTAAAGAACTCCAATCTCTAACTATCTGAGAATTTACTCCAACAGGATAATTCCACATAGGAGCTGAATGTGTTACTATTACATCTATATTTTCATAGTTATCTATTACATGTTTTATTTTAGTTGCATCATATACCACTATTTCATCCTTCCAATAACTAACATTTTGTGTTCTTCCAGTTCTATCAATACTTATTCCTCCACCAACAAATATTACATTCTTTTGTTCTATTTCATGCACTTCATAATCTTCAACAAATACTATATTTTCTAATTTAGAATTAATTTCTTTCTTTAGATCCCCTCTAAAATAATCAGGATCATCATGATTACCTCTCATAATCCATAATTTAGCATTATGAAGTTTAAGAGCTTTATCTAGTAGTTGTAGATTATGCATTTCATGAGCTTGAGATTGAAATCCTATCCCAAAGTCTCCCACTTGAATAATATTCTTATTATCAAGAAGTCCTCTATTAAGAGTGTAAAATATGTGTTTTATATTGCCATGTAAATCACCTAAAAATATCATGCTATTTTCCAATAACCATTCCTCAATTCTTCAATTATATCACCTACATTAAATGTACCATCAGTAGGAACTATTAATGCTTTCATAGATCCTAGTGGATAAAGATATTTATATTCTTCAAATTCCTCTGCTACAACAAGTTCATCAAAGTATGTATTAAATACTGCTTTAACAAAATGCTTAGCAGATTTGTAGCTATCTGCTAATATCTCTACATAACCATCACTATGTAAGTGTGGTATGATAGGGTGCTGCTTAACAGCATATTTTTTACCAAAGGTTAATATATATTTGTTTAACTTTTTGTTTAACTTTCCCATGGAGTTTTATTATCTTTAGTAATAGTGTGCAGATTTCCTAATGGAAAATTACATTCCCATTCCATTGTATTTTCTTTAATTTCATTTTCAGTATACATCATACTATAATTACTATTTCCAATTATTTCATCAGCCAACTTCAAAGCTTCTCCTTTATTATCTGCTTCTATAGTAATATATCCATCAGGATGAATAGAGGATGAAACAGGATGATTTGTATCTCTATATCTTTGTGCAAAAGTAACGAAAAACTTATTCATAAAAATTAATTTGTTTTTTGTAATATTATTTGACTAAAATCTTTAGTAGGTATGTTAATACCTTTATATATACTAAATGGTGTAAACTGAATATCAACTATACCATTTATTGTAGAAAATGAATATATAATATTACCATCTTTATCTTCTATTTTATATGCAGTCAATAATTCAGAATTTTTTAAACTGTTAATATCTCCTTGGGTAACATTAAAATCAAAACTACGTGTATCTCTTAAATATTTGAAATTATATTTATTTCCTTTAGAAGTATAAAAACTTAAATTATTAACAGAATAATGTTTATCCATTCTATCCATATACATATGTATTTCTGTATTATTATGAATATTAATTATAGTTTCTCCTGTTAAGTCTTCAACATTTACTTCTTTTTCCTTATGCTTCAAAATAATTGAAGTAATTGTAGTATTTTTTACATTATCACTTTCTTTATATGCTTCCCAAAAATAATGTCCTTCTATAGTATCTATCCATTTAAATCCTCCACTAAGAGCAGAACTAAGTGTAGGACAATTAATATGTTCTCTTCTAAAGTTTGCATAATTTCTTACAGCTTTTTCTCTTATAAGCTCATCTTCTATATTTTCTAAAAAGAATAAAGCAGATCTATTATATTCATTCATATTTTATGGATTAATGATGCACAATAAATATTATCATCTAAATGATGATAAACATAAACTATATTATGAAAATAAATAGTAGTTTTTTCTTTACTAAAATCAACATCAACAGATTTTATTACTTCTAATAGTTTACCTTTATTATTAACTGACCAAATTTCTAATTTAAGTACACTTTCATATCCATTTTTTATATTTGTATCAACAAATTCAGAAAGTTGTTTACCTGAGTATCCTTTTTCATGAAATCCTCTATTGTGAAACATCCATTCTCCTTTTCCAGGTTTGACTCTACTATATTGAACTAATGTACATGTTATTTTCATAAAATTCTATAAATTAAAAATAGTTGCAAAAATATATCCTGTACAAATTCCTTGGAATAAACTAGAAGCTTCATAAGCTATAGTACTTCCCCATATATAAACTTTGTATTGTATTTTATTCTTATTATATTTAGCACAGATTACATCTGATAAAAATGCTACATAAGCCATTCCTATTATTGGAATCCATGGTAATAAATATCTTAACCTAAATTTCATTTTTGTTAATTATTTTATATACTTTATTATTTTCATTACATACTTTATTATGATCAGGAGAATCTCTTTTATTAAGAGGTTTTGGCATCATAAATACATTCCTTAGTTCATAATGAGTAGGAAATTCAAATATTTCATATTCATAATATTCCTCTATAGATATTTCATTGAAACATTGATTATCTATACAAAAATATAAATAATCTCTTAATATTTCAAAGGGATTGTTTGGTTTACTTAGTTTTTTCATATTATTCTTTTATTACTATTACTACATCACAGTTTGTTAATTCTTCTTTTATTACTTGCTTTATTTCCTCCCAATCTCCACCTGCTAAACCAGCTCCTATTTTAGGTAATCCTATTGTATTACCTGTAAATTTTGTATTTATTTTTCTCATACATAATCTAAAAGCAACAATATCAAAAGGATGTGAATTATTAACATTAGCCCAATGATATTGTGTATAACAATTGACTACTGTTAATGTATTATATGGTACTTTCATATTATGAAGAACACTTGAAGCATTCATTTCATATGCTAATTTATTACCATTATTATGTGGATCAGCTATACAAAATCTTTTATAATCTATACAACCTAATTTATTTATATCTCCTTTATAAGAATATGCTTCAAATGGAAAAATAGAACATTGAAAAACTTTATCCATTTCAACAGCAATACCTTTTCTCATTTTACAAAAGCAGTTACATCCATGAGCTATTACATTAAATGCTCCCTCTTTAGCAAGCTGAATTAAATCCCCAGAACATTCCATATAACTTCCCATAAAAACATTTTAGTATTTTGAAGATACATATATAACATCTAACCCACTATTTTTAACACTACTTAATCCAGGTAATTTATAATAGTTTGATTGAGCATGTTTCTGATATTCAGAATCTATTTTTACCATATATGCTAATTTATTACCATAATATATACATGCCAATCCTATATAAGGATTCTCTATTATGATAGTATAACTATTAGTCATAGCACAACCACCCCTACCTTCCCAGCCACCAGAAGTATTTGACCATAATTGAGTTACTATATGTACATTAGGTCTATTCCATGATGGAATACTTCTTTCTATTTTATCATAGTATTCATTATTAGTAGATCCAGTAGAAGTTCTAGGACTTCCATATATACTTTCCCAATAGGCTTCTAAAGTAGCTTTTTGTCTATAATCTATTTGGGTAAAATTATAGGGTAATTCACTATAATGTTGTAAACATTTAAATAAATCTCCCATAATACCATAATTCAATTCACATTTCATAATTTATATATTGAGTAATAGAGTAAAAAGGAAAGTGTAGAAACACTCTCCCTTTTTGTTGTTGTTTAACTATGAATTGTACACCTTTTTTTACTTGTTACCAGCAAGGTTTAAAGTACCAATAGCACTTGATTTAGCTCTTTCAACACCAGCTTTTCTTTCTTCATCTAAAGCATCTTTCCAATTTTCAACCTGCGTTTCTAAGAATTTAATCTGTTGATCTTTCATAGAAAGTTCAGCTTGAACTTTTGCTTGTTGAGCTTCATATTCAGCTTTAGTTAACCTCTCTAATTGCTCATTCTCAGCTTTTAATTTACTAGTAACAATAGCTACTTCTTTAGAAATCTCCTTTTGAAGATCACTCTTAAGTTGTAAAAAGCTATTTTGAAGATTTTCATAATCTTTTTCTACTACAGCTACCTTTCCTTCAGCACTAAGAATAGCTTCTACTTGCTTTTGAGCATTTTCTTTCATAGAAATAGATAATTCTACTTCTTTTTGTCTCTTTTTTTCAGCAAATTCAATATCTAAATCTTTAATTTTTTCTTCAGAAGTAGCTATTTTTGCTGTAAGTTCTTCAGATTTTTCTGATAGTTGAATTAATGTTTGAGCTGTTTCTTTGAGTTCAGCAAGACCTTTATTCAATTTATTTGCTGCTTGTCCAATGATTACTTCTGTATTAGAAGAAGCTTTTTTAGTAAATGCCATTTTTGTTTTGTTTATATTTGTTTTATTAATTCAATCTATTGTCTAGATTGTATTACCTCTTGAGTGGGTAAATTTCCTTTTTCTTTAGATACTTCTTCACAGGCTCTTAACCATAAAGTAGGATTTTTTTTATGAAGTTTTGTATCTTTACAATACATTGTTTTTAATTGTGATTTCTGACAATTAGATCCTTTACTTTTACCTGGAGTACTACTTGCTTTTGTATTTTTATTTTTCTTTGCCATAAACTATTTATAAATGTTTATTAATCCAACTTGCTATTTCTTTAAATGAATATTTTCCTGAATCATTAAATTCTGCTAATTGATGTTGAATATCTCTAGCCATTCTTTCCTTATCAGACATATTAAGAGAAATTTGTGGAATTAGAATACTATTTGGAAGCTTTTTATATGAAGCAAGAGAATCATAAAGAAAACTTCTACCTAAAAGAGATCTTTTACCAATTCCACAAGCTGCTGCTGCAACTCCTAAACAGCAATATCCAACCTTAAAACCATTATCTTCATTTTCATTCAATAACTCACCTTCTCCTTGTTGCTTATATTTGCCACTTCTTAGTGCTTGAATCCACTTAGCTTTAAATTTCTTTGGTAATTTAAATTTTGGGGAAATAGAAGGTTCTTGTATTTTTAATTTTCCCATATTATTTTATTTATGAATCTTGAATAGTGAAAAATAAACAATATTTCTCTTCTTTATATATTATAGTATCTATATATCTAAATTTAGAACTAAAGTCAAAAATAGTATAAAGAGGAACTAATATAAATTCACACTCATTAGTAGGAATCATTTGCTCAGGATTAACTAATCCAATAATGATTAGCTGTTCATCTCCAAAAGCATTATATCTTTTATCATTTGCTATATATTCTGATGTTAATGGGACATCAGCAATCATATTAATACATCCATTATCCATCTTATTTAATTCTCTAAGAGGAAATTCATGTATTTCTCTTTTTACAGAAGTATCTGTCAATGTTTTACCTTGTAACATATAATTATACTATTTTTATCAATCTTTCTCCAGAAACAAATGTTACATGATCTTTAGCATCATTATCATAATGTATAAGATATACTTCCATGTCCCATTTTTTATAATTACCTACTATAGTAGCTTCTTCACCATCTGTATGTAAATCTCCTTCTTCTGAATTAATTTTGATAACTCTATCTCCTATACTCATTTTACACTCTGGATTTCCAACTATGAATTCTTTAAGTAATTCTTTTGGAAATTCTACCATGTGTTCGTCTTTGTTCATATTATACTATTTTAAGATCATCTATATTAGATGATTTATCTATTATACCAGTATCAGATTTATAATCTGGATACCATGGATAATGCCATACTTCATATTTACTAAAGTTTTCATTAATCCAGGATACTTTAGACTGATATGATTTATGAAAAGATTTAACCTTTGGAGTATTATTTTCATCTAAAATAACATTTCCTTCTTTATCTCTTTCATAAGATACAGAGTTGTGTTTAAGATTATAAAAATCTTTAGGATAAATAATCATAGCAGAATCTTGATCTTTCCAATTAGCTTTACTTAATGGTTCACCATTGTCATAATAATCTGGACAATAATGAATCATTATTGGAACATCCATATATTCTGCATATTTAATATGCATATCCTTTATACCAACTGTATTGTTTTTTCCATGTATCTTCTTTTGCACTAAATGAAAATAGCCATTTAATATCTCTTCTTCTCTAAAGAGATTAAATATAATCTCTTCCCTTTCTCCTCTACTTTCCATTAAGTTATATTGTTATTTTACCATCTTATTATCATATTCTTCCAAAATTGAATAAAATAGGATTAATATTGTAATTTGAATCACATCTCCATCTTCACCTATAGAGTATTTGCTCAATTCTTCAATAATACATGTCCTACTTTTTTCAATATCAGAAAGAAAATTAGTATTTTTAACACCTGTATATATTACATCACTAATGTAATCACATATATCAAAACTATCTACTCCTCCTTCCTGTACTTCATTGTACAATCTATTTACACTTGCTGCACTTTTAGGAAGATTTAGATTTTCTAATTCCTTTACTAAAGTATCTTGTATTTTAGTCATACTTAAAGCTTATTATTTTCTAAATCCTGTAACATAATAAGGTTACAAATAGCTGCTGCTAAATGTGTTCCTCCATCTTCATCAATCATATTACCTTTTCTATATTCTGCTAAATGTCTATATACAGCATTTAACAATCTGTGTGGTTTATGACCTTCTCCTTTTCTCCAATTAGGGGATCCATCAGGATCTTCACCATATTTTTTAGCACCTAAAGTAAACTTCTCTATCACTTGTTCATGTACTTCTACAGGTAACAAATGATAGAGTAATTTACCTTCATCATCTTTTCTAGGCTGATTGTCCATCTTCAGTAGTATTACCTCTTAATTCTCCAAGGATTTCAAATCCCTTAATAAAACAAGCTTTTTCAGCTTCCCACCTAGTATCAAATCTCTCACTGATAATTTCATTGGTATTATCTCCTATATTAGTAATGATATAAGAATAATCCATTTTATCAGAAGATAAACTATATTCAATAGTTATAGCTAAATTCCTACTTTCAAAATAATCATATAGAGATCTTGGTTGAAATACTAATAACATATAAGCACCCATATCTCCAAGTTGATCATGTAATTCTGGATCATTTTGAGATATGAATTTCTTATATCCCTCTACATTTACATTCAAACTAAGTATCTCTGGTAAAATCAAAGTAGAAGATTCTCCAGTAGATTTTCTCATTTGTTCTAATTCTGTAAGTAATTGTTTTTTAGCTTGATCTATATTAACTTCACCAATATTATCCATTATTTATTGTTTTTATATCTATAAACTTCCTTTTCTTCATTTGGAATATCCCACCATTCATCCATTTTTAATTCATGCTCATTATCATACCCTAATCTGGTATTCCACCAATCTTTTATCCATTTAGTTTTATTAAATATATGATAGAATAAAGTATGCTCTTTTATAACCTTCCCATCAACTTTTGTTTCCTTAGAAAAAGGAAAATATAAATTTATATAAGTTTTACTGAACTTAGAATATTTACCTTGTTTAAAGTATTTATATTCCTTTATAAAATCTTTAGGGAATTTAAAAACAATCATTACATGATCTCCTATATTATAATCATCATGTATGACTTCTTTATATTTATCTATAAAATCTTCAATATCACTTGAACCAGATGGTTTAAATAATAGATATAAACTATTTTTATATTCTATTTCATATCCATTATCTCCTAAATAAGCATTTATAAATCCTGCCTTTGATAAATCATCATTAAGTATATTCAATGCAGGTAATAAAAATAAAGTTGTATTTGTAAACTTCTTATCTGCCATATACCTATTTACTTCTTGAAACTTCTACAATACCTTCACTATCAAAGTTATTTTTACTAATATTCCATATATTAGTATTTTTATGCCATTCTAACTCTTCTAAAGCCTGATTTAATCCTGGATAAAATACATTATTTTTTCCATAAAATCCACCAATTCCCTCAGCAAAATGTTCTTCAGTAGTAGTATATATTAAAGGTTTAAGATATAAATTTGTATCACAGACTATAAACTTCATATATTCAACTCTATATCCTTTTTCAATATACCCTTGATCTTCAGCCCATCTATATAAACCAGTCCAATAGACAGCTGCTTGGATATAATATTTATATTTATAGTAGCTATCAGAGAATTCTTCAACAGAGAAACTAGTCTTTAAATCATAAGGTTGAATTACTTTTTTTTCATGATCTATAACAACTTTATCCAACATACATTTTAATGGATAGTTATTATATGAAAATAATATAATCAATTGATTTATGACAGTAAATCTCTCATTAGTAGTTAATAACATTATTGGACCTGTATTAGAACTATTATCAAGTGTAGCTTGAATTTTAGAAGCTTTAGTAAGATCATCTTTTGTTACAACTATTTTATCCCCAGATTCTAATAGTTGATTGAAATATGGAGAATATTTCTCAAATTTCTTTACTACACTCTCAAGACTTTCTCTTTTAAATCCTACAGCATTATATGCTACCTGAAGTGTTTTATCATATACATCTGTAGTACATTTATGATATATTTCTTTTGCTGATATAATATTTGTTGAAGAAGTTCCATTTACAATATTAGCAGCAGATTTAAAACTTCCATAAACATGATTACAAAAACTTAGCATTTGTCCTGTAGGAATATCTGTTACTTTAGATACAATAAACTTTTCATCAAAATCATTTTTCCCATTTTCATCAGGAAGTGATAGTGTATCTACTAAACTTCCCATTTTCAAACTTTGAATTAATTCCTCATCATCATCTTTTACCTTCTGTATATACTTTCTATAGTATTTCTTTCTATCAGTCAGAAACTGTGAAATACTACTATAGCTATCTATATCCATAGATCTATATTCTTTCTCACTAATTCTAAGTTTATTCATCTTTTATTCTTCTCCTTTAGCACTAGAATTATAATTCTCTTTAAATGCTTGATAAGCTTTTATATATTCAACAAATTTAGGCCAATCAGATTTAGTTAATACCTTCATTGAAAAAAAACATGGATAACCATTTATTCCTCTTGGTCCTGCTTCTGATATATATTCATATATCATTGCCATTTCATCAATTTCTTTTCTTTTCTTTTTTACCTGTACATTATCAAGATCAATAGTACTAAGAGCACCTAATCCTAATGGCATAAATATCATTGGAGTCAATTCAGCATCCTTTTCATTTATGTGTCTATCAGTAAATACCCTATTTTCACATATATCTTCAGCAAGCCTTTTTAATTCTTCATTAGTCATGCTCATAATTTTCAATAGTTATTATTACATTATTATTTACATCAATACCTACATTAACTTCTACATGATCTCCCCATTTACCAAGAGCAACTTCTTTTGGTAAATCTGATACAATAGAGTGTAAATCATCCATACAATTTTTATATGTTTGATTAAAATTTTCATTAGTTACTAATGTGTATTTACTATCATTTTCTGTAATTTTTCTAAGAACATATGTTTCAACAAAACTATTTCTATATATTTCAGAGAAATCAATTTCTACTCCATTTATCTTATTAATACCATTTACTTCAAATTGACATTCACTACCATCATTAAAATATGGTGTGTATTGTGTCCAGCTAAATGATTTGATAAATGAATACTTGTCAAATATTTGTTCTTTTACAAAATTAACAAACTCTTCAGAATATTTTTCAATGTAATTATCCCTGGCTTTACAAAATTCTTGTTCGTAGTTTGCTAATTTATCTTTTGAATTCATATTATAATGAATTTAATAAATCTTCTTTAGTTTTAAATATTCTAGCATCATCTAACATAAGTTCTCTATCATAATCATCACTATCACTCTTTAGAAATCCTGTGTTAGTACTCTCCTTTCTCTCCTTCATTACTACAGTATATACAGCTCTAGTAACTACTTTTCCTTCTTTTACTCCAGATACAGTTTCTACCCTATCAATAATTCCTTGGTGTACTAGATTATTAAACATTACAAAAACAGCATCTTTTGGAGAGAATTTCAATTTAATATCCATAATTATTTAGTTTGTTTTTTATATAATTTTTTTGCAGATTCAGGTACTTCCCTTCCATTTTGCATCCAAGGTTTTAGTTCTAATTCAGATAAGAAATCTGCTACACATGGAATAAATTTCATTTGATAATCTTCTAATATATGATATTCACATATATCTTTTACAGATACTAATTTAATTACTGGAGAACAATCAGTAGCAGGTAATACTTCAATATTTATATAACTACCAAATATAGGTAACATAACTTCTTTAACCCAAAACATAGTGTGAGTTAAAGTTCTATGTCTATTATCAGAAAAATAGGCTTTACTACAATCCATTTTTTCATGAATTGGAAGATAATCTTCTATTTTTCCACCCCATCTTTTAACTGAATTTTGACTATGTATTATTGGATTCATTCTTAATATAATAAGTTTCTATATATTTATCCACTAATTGCTGAGATTTTACAAGTTTTATAAAATCTTCAGCTTTCATAATAACATGCTCTTCATCTTTAGTTCTACCTCTTTTATGAGCTATTACAATAGGATAAGTATGTTGTACATCATGTGGTGGAAAATTCTTTTTTAAATCTTCTTCTATTTCTTTAAATATTTCAGTATATTTGATATTAGCTTTTACATTCTTACATTGAAGATTATATGGGATGAAGGCTACATCCACATTACTATTATCTAGTAATCTGGATGCAAGCCTTGAAGTTTTAGCAAAAGAATAACCTATATCTTTAAATCTCTTTACCCACAATCTTTCATAATTTGAACCCTTCCTTTTATTATTTTTTCCTATAGAAGCTCTAGACTTCTTTATCTTTTGCTCGTTCATTTAAACATTATCTTCTTCTATTATTGTAGCTTTCCTGATATACTATTTTATTAACAGTAGTACCATCAAAATTGATACATTGACCATTTTGAAGGAATTTTAATCCAGCTTCACCACAATTATAGAAATAATTGAAATAGACTCCTATAGTTCCCAATAGGAACATTCTTTCATCATATTCACTTACACTACATTCACCATCAGTTAAGCAAATACCATTATGTTTTGCTTTATTAATGATGTGTCTTGTGACACAATCAATAGAAGTACCTCCACCATCAGAAATCATTAAAATTCCTAACTCAGTAGCTTCTACCTGTCTTACACTAGTATCAAAAACATATAGATTATTAAGCATATCCATATTTAACATTGCAAGAGCAATACTCTTAGCAAACATCATATTTGATACTCCAGGAATACCTGAACCAGAACCCATAGAACCAGATACATCTATATATAGATCAATTCTACCAAGAGGTTTTCTTTCTTCAGTAGTTAATCTATCTAACATAGAAGATTTAAATACAGGATGTATATATTCTATACCAAATATCTCACTTATTTCATCTGCTTCAAATAAATCTATTTCTCTAGTTTGGTATCTCTTAGAGAAATAGTTTAAAGAGTTATCAAGAATATTCTTGATAGCTTCAGCTATTGCATGTTTATTAATTGCTAATTGAGCAATATCATGTCTAATATTGTTGAGATTAAGAATCTCAGTTACTCCAGCTAAATCACCTCTATCAAGATTAATACCTGCTTTTTCCAGATCTGTCATTAATTTATCTGCTTGACTAATAGCATCATCAAATCTTTGTTGAACTGATCTAGTTTTAAATAGATTATCTATTTTTTCAGCTAATTTATCATTAACAGTTTTTTCTTTAGCTTTTCTTTCTTCATTTTTCCTTTTCCATTCATCAATTTCTTCTTTCTTTAAATTTCCACTAGCATCTTGTCCTCCTGATGTATCTTTAGCTTTAGATTTACCTTCTCCATTTTCATCTCCCTGATCACAATTTCCATCACCTTTCTGAGGATTACCAGAAGATTTTTCTCCTTTATCAGATGAAGAATTTTTCTCTGAGTCATTCTCACCTTCTTCTTTTTGTTCAGAATCAGATTTATCTTCTCTTCCTTTTCCTTTATTTTTGTTAGAGTTTTGTGAGTTATTTCCATTTTCTTCACTATCAGAATCATCTTCATCTGATTCATTTCCATTTGATTTTTCATTTCCTTTCTTAGATTTATTATTTCCCTTAGATTTACCTTTACCTTTTGAAGAGTTGGAGTTAGAATCAGAATCTTCACTTTCATCATCACTTTCCATACTATTCATGTCTTTCATTGCTTTCATTAATTCATTTCTTTCAGAATCAGTCATAGCATTCCACATTTCTGTAAATAAAAAATTACAGATTTCCCTGGTATACATGAAAGAAGCAATAGAATTATTATTACTAACAATTTTTAACAGACTATTATTTACCTTTTCAAGAATTTTAAACTTTACTTTATTAGAATCATTTTCAGAATCAAATCTTATATTCTCACTTTTGTTGTAGTATATAGAATATATGTCATGAATTAAATCTTCTGTAATAAAATCCTTGTAAAATTTCCTGGCAACATTTACATCACCATTATCATTAATATCTTTAAGATTTTGATCACTTGTACCTTTACCTCTACCAACAGTATGAAAAAACTCTTTATTATTATCCCTTATTTCTCTACAAATTTTATTCTGATCCCACCATGACATATAAGGTTTAACAATTTCAGCTCTTTTCTTACTAATAGGTGATTTCCAACTATCAAAATCAAACCAGGAGGATGACCATCCCCCTGATTTTTTATTATTTTTGGACATATATGTCTTTTATTAATTGTTGATCAAAATTAATCTACCAATTCTACCTTAGTAAACCTGTGCTTTACTTTCTCTTCTACTTCTTCTATAAGAGATTTAATCTCTTCTATTTGTTCTTGACCAAGTTTACCTCCTTTAGTATAAGTACTAACAAGAAGATTAATTTCATTCATAGTTCTTTCATAATGATCCTTAGATTTGATACCAGGAATTAAATCAACTTTATCAAGTACTGCTCTCATTTCAGGAGTAGTGAGCTTTTTAGAAAGAGTATTAGCTGCTGTTTCATTGATCATAATAGATGCAATTTTAACAAGTGCAGCATCTATCCTACAATTATATACAATAGATGCAGTTTTAACTAATCTTGGAACATAAGTTAATGTTCTATCACTAAGATGTTGATAAGCAACATCCAAAAATGCTTTGAGCTTATATTCAGGAATATTTACTGCTTGAATTTCTTCTTTAGTAGGAATATAAAGATCAATTGCTTTGGTATAATTCTTATCACCAGCTTTGAAATATGATTCCATTAACTGCATGTTCATTCTCTCAACTTTCATTTTAAGAATAAATCTGTCCCAGAAAGGATTTCCTTTCTCATCAGCAGGAATAACATTACATGTTCCAACAAATAAATTCCATGGGCAAGAAACTTTATCTTCTCCATTAAAGAGAATCTTCTCATTCATTATACCCAAGAAAGCATTTCTAAGTCCAGGATTAGCCTTATCAATCTCATTGATAATAATATAAGAAGATGTAGTAATAGGAGCTATAAGTTTCCATTCTCCATTCTGCATAAACTCCTTCATATTCATTCTACCCTTTACCTCAGAAGATCTTGTACCCTCATCAGTTTCAAGGATATATACACTCTTTTGATATGCTTTTTCACCTTCTTCTGTAGTTCTATCATGAGATGCAGCTGCATAATCTGTAACTACATTAGTTTTACCTACACCTGGAGGACCTTCCAAAAGAATTGGTAAAGAAGCAGCCTCTGCTAAAGCCAACATTTGAAATACTTCATCCTTACCTATAAGGTGAGTTACAATGTGAATATGTTTTCCTTTCTTATTATCTGATACCATAACATGTGTATTTTCTGCTTTTTTATCTACTGTATTATTCATAAAATCTTCGTTCTTACTAATTATTAAAATAACAAACATCTATTAATCATAGATGAATGAGTGTTGTTAACATATTGTTCCTTATGTTGTTTGACTATATAAGTCTCAAAGTAATCATCATATCTTCTGAATGTCATTACTCCATTAACATTCAACTGATAATATTTATTGTTTGGTTTTGATACAGGATATTCTTCATAGATAATTAAATTTATGTCTGTACAATTTTTTATAAATACATATTCAGAATTTATGTCTGATATATATCTACCTGACAAATGATTTAAAAATATAGGTATACCATCTCCTAATAACATACTATTATATCCAAAAGCATCCCCCTCATATCTATTAGATTTTATTGTCAAATTTTCAATGATTGGGATACAAGTATCTAAAGTATTGACCTCTAATAAACCATTTACAATATTAGCATATTTATTTGATAATGGTCCTGAATTAGAAAATACATCACTATATATTATTATATTATCAGATACTACTATTATTGATCCTAAATCTTCATATTTAAATTCATCTGCAATGTTAAGGAAATGTACTATCCTTTTAAAAGTATCAATATTTATCCATATAGGACCATGTGTTGTAACACTGAAATATGTATTATGTTCACTATTGATAATATCACATATATCTTGTTTTTCATATTCTAGAAAATGTACTATTTTTTCTCTAGTATAAAAAATACCACTTGTACTAAGAATATGTTTTATAGTATTATTACTAAAATCTACATTAAATTCCTGCATATATTTCTTTTTTAGAAAAGAAAGAGAAAAAGAAATAATTCTTTTCTCTCTCTTCTTAATATTTCTCTTTAAATTTATCTTAGTCAGTAAGTTCAAAATTATTTCTAACTCTAGATTTACCCTTTGCTCTTATACCTTTTAATCTTTCATCATTAAACAATCTTTTAACTTCAGATTGAGTTAAACCATACTTTTCTTCAATTGAACCTTTACCATTATCTTTACTTTTAAGTCTGGTAAGTCCATTCTTTAAATCTTCTTTAACAGCTGTAACAGAAATTTTTACTGTATTCATCACCAATTAATTGAATTATTATTAAAATACTGAAGATGACTATTTATTTTATTAAATACATCTTCACAATCCCACTTCCCATTATTGTATGTAGCACTTGCTGGATGTTTAGTAGTATATACTATATTACTCCAATCAAGATCACTAACAAGATCTTGAGCAACACTACCCATAGCTATAATAGGTATACTTCTTTCCTCTTTATCAATAATTTCATGAAATAAATAATGCATAAATGGTTTCCAAATACTATGATGTTCAGGATCACCTGCTTTACCTGAAGGAGTAGTTAATGAACTATTCAACAACAATACTCCTTGATTGGCTAAATAACTAAGATCTGGATTATATACATTATCTGTTAAATTCATTCCATCATATACTGTCCTTTCTATTTCTCTATGTATTTCAATTAAACTTGGTTGACAAACCATTGTATTACTACAAGAAAAAGCTAATCCATCAGCAACACCTGGTTGTGGATATGGATCTTGTCCTAAAATTATACATCTTGTATCTTTAAGTGAAGTGATTTTGAAAGCCTTAAACAAATCTTTGCTAGCTGGAAATATGGTTCTTCCAGAAGAAGATTTCTGTTTGAGATAATTGAATATGTTGTCAAAACTATCTCTCTCAATAAAAGGGGTAAATTTTTCAATCCAATCTTCACTAAATTGTCCTCTGACATTATTTACATTCATTTTATTCTATTATACCTTTTTTTCTCAAAAGATCTTTTAATATTCCATAACCAATTTCTTCTCCAAAATGAGCTATAATATCAGAAGGATCTTTCAAACCATGTACTGCATATTCATTAGGTATATTAATCCATCCATAACCTAGTGGATTTAAAAGTTTATTAGCTGTTTTTCCAGGTTCATCATTATCAAAGAAACATACTTTATTATCATAATACTCATCAAAAAAAGAATCTAATTCCTCTGGTATACATTCTGTACCTTCCTTTTGTACTTCATATACATCAGGATATATCTTCTTGAGTACTATTTTATCTTTTTTAGACTTTATTACAATAATTGTCTTATTAATCTTTGGTAACTTATCTAAATTCAGTACTTTTCTAACTGGAACATTACTTAGCCATTTAAAATCTTTTGAAAAAGGAGAATATATTTTTATATAATTAACTCCTTCTTCATCTGTAAATAAATATGCAAATCTCATTTTATCATCTTCTTCAGGATGTATTAATATTCCATTTACATATAAATCTTTTACAGAGAATATCCTTTCTTCATCTAAATCTCCTTTAGTAATACCATATTTCTTCCAATATTCCAATTCTTTTTGAGAGAATGGTTTACTAACAACATGAATAGTAGCTCTTGGTTTAAATGTTAACTCTGGTTTTCCAATATATCTTACTATATCTCTTATTTCTGGAGAATTAAGGTTCATTTCTCTATTAATATTAGATATAGTAGGTATTAATCCAAGATTCATATCTTGATTAATTTTATTAAGAGCTTGATTAAAGTTCATTCCAAATAACTGTTCTACAAAATGAAAACAATTACCATTATATAAACTATTACCAAAATCTCTATGTCTTAAAGAACCAGAACTTGTACATATTATACCAAAGGAACCTTTAGTTTCTTGTCTAAATGGAGAAGGATATAATTTTTTAAATTGAAAATCATGTCCTAAATATAATCTATAAATATCATATTCAGATACTAATTTCAATATGTTTCCTGCTGTTAAACTCTTATCCTCACCTAATATCATATTAAAATAATAAAAAAGTGGAGAGATTATCTCCCTCCACTCCTTACCTTACTATATCACCTATTATCTTAGTAACTAGTATCTTCTGGAATTCCTCCAGCAGTAACAATACCAGTAGTATTAGTTAAATTTTCTTTAGGATCATATACCCTAAATTTAAAACTATCACCATAATAGTTATTATAACCATACTGACCAGTAATCTGCTTTAAGAATTGTTTTATTGCTGAAGATTGACTATCAATTATTTCAGTAGATACATTCTTATTAAATTCTTGAATTTTGCTTACTGCCCAACCAGGTGCTACTGCTTTATTATAAACATCCTGATACTCATTACCATTAGATTGTTTAATACCAGCACATAAACCTATAGTTTGTTTAGGGTATCTTGTAGCAATATCATTAAGAACTTTTACATTACCTGTAGTAATAATATTTCTAGTTTGATCAAGATCAATTTTAGCATCTTGATCTTCAAACCAGTTAAAATTAGTTAACCAGTTTTTGATAAGGTTTAATAAATCAGCTTCTCCAACAAAAGCTTTTCTGTATTTATCTTTAATAAACCATGCTGCTTTTTCACCATCAACTACATAAGAAGACATAGCCTTCTCATTTACATATTGTGGTTTTTTATCTTGAGAAACTCTTTCTCTATCTTCCATAAAAATAGAGGTTTTGAAGTTTTTTCCTGTACTTATTTCTTTCAAGAAGATAGTAAGATTAATAGCATCTTTACCATCAGCTGTTTTTCTTGTATATACAGGTTCTTGTTTTACTTCATAACCACATTTTTTGGCAATTTCATCTTTGGTAAGATTAAATCCTATAATTTGGAATTCACCTACACCAATATACTTCTCATATCCTTTAACTTCTCTTTCTTTACCAGAAATCATAACTTATTTTTAAACTTTATTAATCTTATGTTTTTACTTAACTGGGTCTACATAATTTATAATAGACTTATATACTTCATTCATATCAGAAGGAATATACTTATTATCACCAAAAATAGCAGGATCACCACATTTAGCACTTAATCCTTCACCTTCAGTAATAAATCTATACTGAGTTTTCTTTCCTTCTTCATATTTCTTATCAGTATATAATACTATTGTAAATTCTTTTTCAATTAAACCTTCCCATTCTTTACCTTTTACTTTTACTCTTTTCTCTGAATTAGTTTCAATATTCAATGTTTCATAATGTCCAGTGATAATCACTTCTTTCTTTACTTTTTTAATTTCATCCAGGAATTCTCCTATCTTCTCATTATATAAATTCCATATGTCAAAACCTTTTTTAGATGCTCTTGCTTCTTTAAGTAACATATCTACAAATGCACTAAAACTATCTATTACTATTAAAGTAATAGCAGGATTAGCTGCATAATCTCTTAAAGCTGCAAAACATCCTGCAATAGTACCAGGTCTTGCATGAAACTTATATTTGTTCTTATAAGGTAATGGCTTATTCTCTATATTAATAAATCCAGTTGTATCAGGATCTAAATTTCTAGATGAATAAGTTTTACCTTGTCCACTCATTCCTACAATAAAAATCTTATAATATTCTCTACCATTATCAGCTGCTGACATTTGTCTAATAGTTTAATTGTCTTATACACTAGTTATACATTAATTTCTTTACTATTAGATTTCTTTCCAAATACTTCTTCTGTTGCATCCTCTAAGTTATCCCATCTCCACACTTGATTAACTCTACTTTTTATTATCATAGAATGATAAAGCTCTCTATTCTTAAATTCAGAATTTACTGAATTTTTTGATTTTGATCTTTTTCTAGTTTTTTTAGCATGTGATTTCTTGGACATATTAAGGATTTATAGTTTTCTAAATCTTTTTCTTGAATATAACTAATATACTTAGGATCCATTCCATTAATAGCATTTGCTAAATAATCCACATCTTTTGTACCATCAGCTACTGTAACAAATAATATTGGATTAGAAGATCTAAAGGTTCTTCCTAACATTTGTACAAAACTTAATTGCCCAGAATCTAACTGAGTTATAATTCCTGCATTAATGTCAGTAAGAGTAACAGATTCTCTCAACATTTCTACTGCATAGATAGAATCTATTTTCTTTTTATTAAAAGAATCTATAATTCTATTGTTTGTAGTAGAAGAATGTTGTGAACATACATATTGACTCATAGGTTTTCTACCTACTTTCTTATTTGTTCTACCATAAATACTTAATTCTCTAGCTTGATCTATACTTCCAGTAAAACAGATAAATCTATTGTTATTATGTTTAACAACATCTATTATCTTTTTTACTAAAGGAGCTTTTATTTGAGCTAAGAATTTCTTTCTTTCAAGACTCTTTCTTAACCATAAAGTCTTATGCCAGCTTTCTTGAGATTTATAATAGCACTCTTTCCAGTAATCTACTTCCTGAGATAATAGTTGATAATATTCTAATTCTGTACAGCAGATTAATACTCTGTAATTATCAACTTTATTTTTCTTAAGATCTTTTAAAACATTTATATAAGTATCATAAAAAGCAGTATGAGCAGTAGCTAATGAATCTCTACCTTTCTTCTTTACAAATACTCTAGTTTTGTTAATATTATCAAGTTCAAAATATACTACATATAAATTTGGTTCTGGTAATATACCATATTGAATAGCTTCAGATACTGGTATATTATATTCATATATAGGATGTATTAAATTTAATTTAGCTTTTATTTTATCATCTACAGTAGCAGATAGAGATACTACTTTAGTAGAATTTATTCCTTGAATGGAATTAAGTCTATTATCTGATACATGATGACATTCATCTAAAACTAAATTAGCTTTAGTATTTATATATTTATGAAGACTAGCATAACAAAAGAATTCTATATGTGGTAATATATCATCATACTTATGGTAGGTAATTTCTCTTTTCCAGTTTTCAATATGAGATAATTCTTCACATATAATATACCATTTATTAATTACTGATGGATTCTTCAGATGCTCTCTAATTATTTTTAGAGCAGCAAGAGTTTTACCAACTCCTGTTGCCCAAGTTAATAACAGATGTTTATTACTTTTACTGAATAATACTGCATTTTCTTGAACTAAATCTTTTGCTTCTTCTGGAGAATTCACTAATTTTAATCCCATGATATAATTTTATATTTTTATTTCTTTCTTTTATTCCTTATTTTATCTAAATCTATATTACTAACATCAATAGGCTTTTGAAGTTCAATAATTTTATTACTTGTTTCCTCATGTTCTGCCTCTTTTTCAGCTTCTTTTTGAGATTTATTAAGAAGTTCTTCTAAAGATTCTTTACTCTCATCTACTCCAGTAGGAAATAAATGATCAACATTATTGATAATTCTACCTTCTCCTTTATTCTTCTTAATAAAATCTTTTATAGCTTCTGTTGATTTATTAAGATTTGGATCTAGAACTATAGCATCCTCATTTTTCTTGACAAGTCCCATTTTAATTTTCATAGCAGCCCTTATAACTACATCCATAGCTTCAGGATTGTCTATAAACATGTTAATAAACATTTCTTCTAATTGAGAAGGAGTAGCTTTTAATGCAACACCAGTGAAATCATCTACTTTTATTAAAGAAAGTAGACCTACTCCTTCCTTAGTGATAGAACTTGCTACAAAAGTATCAAATATTTCTTTTACTTCTATAGACTTTTCAGTTTCTAAAGGGTGTTGTCTAACTCCTTTACTCTCATTATTAGTCTCATTAACTTCTGCAACTTTAGTAGCTTTTTTTCTCTTCTTAAATAAGTTCCACCATTTCATAAAATATAATTTAAATTAATAAACTCCTTGTATAATATCAGATATAGCTTGCTGATCAGCATTCAATACATCTGGTTCTGGTAATTCTTTGAAATAACCAGCTTTAGGATTAAAATATAATCCACAGGCAATACCTGCTTTTCCTTTTCTATTTTTTATTATTTTAAGAACTCTAAAATGTTCTTTCATTTTTTTAATGTCATATTTCTTCCATGTATCCATATCTAATGCATATGGATTCATTATTCCACATGCTGTATCTGCATCCTGGAAAGGATTACCAGAATCTTTAAAATCATTCTGTTGTGGAGATAAATCTACTCCTGAATACTTCTTTCTTTCAACTGTATTTAATGTTTGATTAAATTGTTGTATAGCTAGTATAGTTAAGTTACACATGTTTCTTAACCAAACATAATATTCAGATAATTTATCTAAATTTTCTTTTAAAGTAAAGTTTCTTTCTGTTTTAGTTAATGCAATATGATCATGAACTACTATATGATAAGCTAATGGATTATTAGGTACATATGAAGCAATTCTTTCTTTTTCTTCATACATCCTACCCTTATCATTATATAAGTCATTACCATATTTATCTATCATAGGAGCTTTATACTTTTCTTTTATAAATTTCCCATGAATATCAAAGTGATCCATTAACTCCTTGTATATTCCTGTAGGATTATTAGGATCATATCTAAAATTTATTTTTTTAAATAATGATTCTATATAAGGAGTTTCTCTATCTACTATTTCCTTCTCATATTCACTTAATCTATGAGTTCCATAACCTGCTATTTTTTCTGGAGGAATTGAAATTGCATACTTACTATATATATGATTAGATAACCACACACACTTTTTACTTTCTTCATCTATTTCATATGAATAATAAAACACATGCACTTCTATATCATTTAATTCAGCATCTTTAAGTGCATTCATCAACATAAAATCTACAAAAGTAGTCTTAGCAGTATTACTTAATCCTCCAAATAAATAATACCATTTTCTTTGAATACCATACATATATGTATTCACTCTATTAAGACCATTTTCAAGACCTTTATAATTACCCTCTTGTCCTAGATTAATCCTTTCTTTAAAATCCATTATATTAATTCTGTTGATGAATTATCATCATCTATTTTATTATCAATTAAGAACTCAGGTTCTGCTTCTACTAAAGATAAGTAGGGTATCCATGCTTCTTGATTTAAATAAGCAAGACTACCTTTCATAAAAGCTAATTTATTATCAGAAGTTCTTATAGATTCTAATTTTCTAGACTTTATTTCATACTTTAAACAATCTATCAATTGTTGATGAGTTACTACACCAGAATTAATAATTTCTGAATATTTCTTTCTACATTTAACTTTATCAACTCTTAATCCTCTCATATGAAAAAAATCCTGATTTCCATATTTCCATTTACTATGTAATGGATATAAGTTCCACCATTCATTAAATAAATCTTCTTTAGTCTTTTTAATGGTTGTGTGAGAATATTTATATTTAGACATAGAAACTAATTTCTCAAATAGTTCTTTTCCATCAACACTAATTATATATGCTTTTACAAATTCAGGATCTTTTACAATATAACCCTTCCTTTCTAATTTCATATACATAGATATAGCTTTATCAGAAGAAAATTCTTCATCATATACACTCAATAATTCATAATTGTTATTGTATAAACATTCTAAAATAAATATATGATCCATATTTAATCTTAGATGTTTAAGCTCTTTTACTATATCTTCATTTATCAGAGTCAAGTGATTCTGATTTGGTGTCTGATTTTGAGTTATTGAATTTTGATTGTTCATTATACCACTCCTCCTCTTGTTGTTGAATTAAATATCTTTCTCTTAGATATTCCCTTTCAAAATCTTCTCTAAATAACATTCCATTTTCTATAACTCTGGTATGCATATCTTTACTTTTACCCATATCCATATTCAAACAAATTTAGTTGAGTAATTTTAGGAGATATTACATTAATTATTTTATTACACTCATTAATATAAAATTTATAGTTTACATCATTATTTCCCAGGAATTCTCTTGATCTGTCTCTGTCTTGTTCTCTATTATCCACCAATAACCTGGCAGTTTGTTTTCCTGTTCCTTCAGTTTGTAAAATTTTATCAAATTTACTATGGAGTCTATTTGTACTACATTTTCCTTCAGTCTTTGTGTTGGAATTTCCAGATGTTTTGTGTCTGTTATATTCAGACACCAAATATCCTTTATTGATGATGGAGATTCTACCATCATTATAATGTTTTGTAAAAACTCCCCCAGTATTTGATACATAATACCTGGTAGTTTTTTGCTGATCAACCTTGAATGTTCTCCATACAGAGTTTTCATCACTCTCAGGTAATGAATATGTGATAATACCCTTTGAATCACTTTTGAACTTACCTCTACCTGCATAGTCAAGGATATTTGTTGATTCTTTTGTGGGAATTCCATCTTTCCATTTGGTATACTCATTTCCAATATTTTTAATTGTTTCTTCTATAGGTTTTCCATATAAGTAATACTCTGATAAAGCAATAGGAATTATTGGAAAACTAGGATCTTTATGGTATTCCTTAACTATTTCAAATACTCCTTTATATTTTACATCAGACATATTTTTATAGATTCCTATATAATTATTTATATCTCTAATAACTAATTTATCATATTCTGTAAAATCTAAATCAAATTTAGTTTCATTCATCCATTGTTTACATATTTCATCATATATATGAACTTTATCTCTTGGTACTAAGATTTCAGACCCATCAGTATTATTCATTAATACTGTAAATCCAGCATCTTGTAATCTTTCAGATAACATTGCTAACATTAATTGACCATTAACTGTTACATTAATAGTAAATTTTGGATCATAAAAGAAACTATCTATTTCATTTGATTTACCATAAGGAATATTTAATCCATACTTTAAACCTTCATTAACAGATTTAGATTTAAAATCTAATTTGTCTAGTTTATACTTCTTTTTAGCAGCATTTCTAGCATTAAATATCTCATCATAGATTTCAACAAATTCTTCTCCCAAATGTTCAGGATAAAACATATTGTTAATTGCTGTTCTGGGATACATAGAAGTTATATCATGTGATTTGATAACATAATCTTTATCACTCACATATACTCCTTCTTTATAACAAGAATGTAATCCTCCCAAACCAAAATCATAATTTAGTCCTTTATAGTTTATAGAAAATTCTAATGTTTTTTTAAGTTTAAGTCCTCCCTTCTCATCTTTCTCTGTTAAAATAGTATTTCTAAATCTATCTAGTGCATTATTTAATTCTTTACTTTTAAATTTGATTATAGGTAATATACAATCTTTTATATTTATCTTACTCCTAAATGTTCTCATACTTCTAATAACATCTGGAGGAAGATCTTTCTTTTCAGAAAGAATTTTGAGAAAAATATTAGATCCTATTTTACCATCATTTGCATTAATTAGATTTATTCCATATATCTTACTTAATTCTGTTCTTAGATCTATTTTTTCTCTACTTAATTTATAAAATTCTAAAGTAGATAATACATCATTCATACAATAATCTAAAATCATAGGAATTTGATCTTCATTTACATAAGAATTATGATGTATAGGCATATCCTGTACATTATGCCATCTCATAGCAATCTGTAAATCTTTTAACCTGGTTGATTTAGCTTTATTATCAAAATGCCATATTCTAAATAAATCTAATTGACTTATCTTAAAATTTCTTTCAGTATACTTTCTCTTAATAGTTTCATTTATTATTCCATTAGAATACTCACTTAATTTTTCACATAATAAATCTGTAGATACATATTGTTTTAATATATGATAGTTCTCTATAATATAATGTATTAATTGACTATCATAATTTAAATTATTAAATCCAACTTGTTTTATTTTGGTATTTAAATAGTTATAAAGGTCATCTAATTGATTTAAAGATTTATGTATTATAAATATATGTGTTTCAAGAGTATCTCTATCTATGTCACAATAACAAAAGAAATTTTTTATGCATTCAATATCATATACAACTATTCTTGACTTCATTTAACAAATATACTGAAAAATTTACACCAAATGAATCCTAATTGAATTTTTTTCTAAAATATCATTGAATCTATACACTATAGCCATATTCACACATCTCTTAAGGGTATTATCAAATGATTTAGACCTAACTATTTCTAAGTACTCTTTATTTTCATAATACCAGACTAAGTGTCTTCTTGTATATAAATATTGTTCTATATGTTTATTTTTATCATGATTAACTAAATCTATATTTGTTTCATAGAACCATCTATCTAGAATAAACTTCTGACTTTCTATTATTCCTTTTTTTAAAGTAGAAAGAATTGATTCATTATCATATTTTTCCTTTCTCCATAATGTAGCTATTAGTTCCATTCTTGATGCTAGAAATTTATCATTCATACTTATCAATTGTAATCTTGATATTATTGATTAAAGAGGGATCTGTGCTTTTCTTTGATTTAGAGTCTATATCTGCTATTTTTCTTAATTCTAACTGATATACTTCATCAGAATTTTCTGCTATAAGAGAAATTGTACTTTTTAATTCTAACAGTCTAAATATTAATACCATTACAGAAGCTGCAGTACTACCAGATAATACAATTGCTTCTTCTATTTGAACAACTTTTTCTTTAGCTTTAATATCAGCATCTAATCTTGCTGCATCTACTGCAGAGATATAATCTTCATTTGTTTCCATTTTCTTCATTTTTAATTTGTTCTAAATAATTTTCTAATGTCTTTTTATGTTTTTCAGCTCTTTTATATTTATTTCCACTACACATTATACAACTACAAGGTTTTCCTTGGGCTTTCCAACAATATGTAAAATCTTCTGGTTTTCCATGTTTAAAATATCCATATATTTTAATTCTTCTGTACCAGTTGTTAAGTTCTTTAAGTCTTCTCCAGAGTTTATTTCTCTTATTCATTCTTTAATTATACTAAGTGAATAATCAGAATTAATTACTAGTTTAGAATCTTTATCAATATATTCTCCCTGTTTAAGTGTTTCAGTAACATGAGATATAATATCATTTAATACAACATCAATGTTGCTATCATCAATCCTTCCAAGTGTATAATTTATAGCTACATCTTTTAGAGTTGCATCTTGATAAATACAATATTCAAGAGCTATATCAACTACTGATGTATCAAAAGCTACTCTAATTACTTTCATATCATGAACATTTGTTCCATTATCTATAATTATGAATAATCGTGTATGTCCATTTGAAAATGTTCTTAATACTACATCTAAGTGATTAAACTTTCTTTTGATTTTATTTATTGGAAAATAATCTGAAGATCTTTCTAATTGAGCTAAAAATGAAACATGACCTTTAGATGATTTGTATGTACCATTTTTTTCATGAGTGTATTTAACTAAACCTTTTATTTCTTCTATAGATCTAACATCTGAGCTTTTTTCAAAAAACATTTCAGGATAATGTTTCTCTAAATATGGAGAATCTTTGTATAAATATATAAAACATCCTGGGAATTCAATTACTGTAGACTCTTCATCATCATTAATTTCAATTATTGATTCTTTTTTTAGTTGTGCAATGTCTACATTAAGTTTATATTTCATCTTCCATTTTTTATAATAATTAAAAATTGGAGTTGGGTGGGAAATATAAATTTCTTTTTACCAACTCCAACTAAATAATATTACATATTATAAGATTAACTTACAATATATTTTACACCATTAACAATTAACCAATTAATTGTTCTTGGGTCAATAGAAATGAGTCTATTGTCATTATTCTTAGTAGAATCTTTTTCTTTTTCTACATCAATGAATAAATACCTTCCAAAAGAATCTACATGATCAGAATGTTTTCCAACAGCAGTTCTTTCAACACCTTTAAGTCCTGCAGAAACAGCTTTTTTCACTGCTCTATTAAAATCATTTTTGGAAACAATTTTACCCTTATTAGGATAAAGTTCTTGTATCTGTTTAACTACATCTGCTTCTTTTACTTTAAGATTGTAGTTAACAGTCATAAGTGTTTGAGGATTATTGTTGAATTTTTCAACAATTTCTGTCCTGGAACATTCAATGGTAGTTGTGTAACTAGAAGCTGAAGATACACAATTTAATAAATTGTTACCTTCAATAGTTACTTCATTACCATCTTCATCTTCTCCTACTACAGTAGTAGAATTATTAGTAGCTACTACTTTTATAATACTTGACAATGTGATGAAAGTTCCTGAACTTAAAAGAGCTACTTTTGCTTTTGTCTTTGTAGTTGACATATTTTGTTATTTAGATTAAATGTAAGGTAGGATTAAAATTAATTAAAGGAGGAGAGAAATCTCCTCCCTTTATACCAAAACTCTAGTTATGAAAAAAGACTCTACTATTCAGGAAGTTGAGGCTCAGCTACAACACTTCCAGATCTTGCAGCTTCTGAAGCTGCTTTCATTGCTGAAATAGAAGAACTATTATCAGCAGTAGCCAAAGTATGTTGTACATACTCATCACTAGCATCAAGGGTGATTCCCTTGGGAGGATTATTTGCATCTACAACAATTGTTTTACCATCCATAGAAATGAATGTATTTCTGTAAATAGGTTGACCATTTACAGTCAATACTTGTTTAGTCTGAGGATTAATCTTTGGCTGAGATTGACCTACAGAACCATCAGGATTTTTCCATGTTCTAGGAAAAAGAGATTCTTTAATTACTAATCTAAGATTAGCAAGACCTGTTTTTTCTGCCAAATTACATCCAAGTGTAATTCCAAACTTTTCAATGAATTCAGTAGATACACTTTGATAAGCTACTCTTTGTTCTACTGTAGGACTAACATTCTGAAGTCCTTGTAAAAAGAATGCTACAGGGTTAGCTTCTGCAGATTTTGTAATCTGAACTCTGAGTTCCAATTGCTTTACATTTTCATTTTTGGTATCTTTAATTGCAGATACGAGGATTGTTTGCTTTTCCATAATTTTACTTTTTAAATTTTTGAGATAATTAAAAACACTTTTAGAGAATATATAGAATACTTCCTTTGTTTAATAATACTTAGTCATATAAGACTAACATTATAATTTCATGTATTATAAACTTAGAAGTTATTAAATATCAAAATTATCTGGAGAATTGTTTACTAAATCAGTATATTCAGTTACTACATCAGGCATTTCTTCTTTTAATATTTCATATACAGCTTCTATATCAGAAATCATATCCATTCTGATATTTAACTGCTTATCAAGCAATTTTACTGCTTTATCCCTGTAATTATCCAGAGATTCATTTAAATAACCAAGAAGTTCATCTGTTGTTTCAATAGATGATAAATCTTTATCTTTGTGTGTAAGCTTGAGAATTATAGCAATTAAAATCTGAATATGAACAGGAATTTCTTTCATTTTTCTTCCTTTAAGGTTGCTATGTATATCCTTTCTTTTCATCTCCACAAAAAGTTCCACTTTATCTATGCTCTTATCTATTTCTGCAATTTCTCTTTTCAGATTTAGATACATAAATATAATATGCTCATTACTTAATTTTAGACCCATAACATAAAATTTAATAAAAGCTACTAAGATTTACTCTTAATAGCTTTTTTGGACTTGCTCTTATTAATCAAAAAACTTTCGATGCTTCTTGCTAATTTATAAGAATTACTTCTTATTCTATTTTTAGCAATTACAATATTTTCTCTTTCTTGTTTTCTTTTATTAGTAATTTCTTCTTGTTTTACTATTTCTTTCTTCATTTTTACAAACTCTTTGGATGGATTATATCCTATCCTATCAAAAGTTCCTTCCTTCCTTGTTGGTATTTCATAGTCTCTCAACACTTTAACAGAAAGTGTAGAATAATCTTTACTTCTACAAATTAACTCTGCCATAAATACCTCCTATTCTTTAATAAAGAAAAAATAGCCTGAAAGTCAAATAAGGGGTGACAATCAGGCTATAGGACTATACTAGTTTTATAGTATCAGTCTCCACCATCTAGTTTTAATAAACTAGAAAAATATTTAATCTACAATGGTAATATATTCATCTACCTTTAGAAATTTTCTAATACCTTTGAATATTTCATTATAATCATCCCTTATCTTAAGTCTAAGTGAATGTTCATCTATATATCCTATGTATATTTTAGGTAAAATATTTACAGAATTAATTTTATATATATATAATCTGTCATCCACTCTTTCAGTCCATGTATCTATACCTATCTTATGTAATCTTATATTTAACCTATTATATGATATTGTGTTCATTTTTTCAGTTAGTATTTTCTACAATCTCTACATATTTTTCGTATTTAATAATCTCTCTTATATATTGAAACATCATTCTAATTGCAAATGGAGGTATATACCATGCAATACAACCAGATAAAGAAACTGTATATCCATATAATATAGGAATTCCACCATGCTCCTCTCTGATTTTTATTCCATTTATTTTTATAATGTTTATCCAATTACTATCAAGGTTATCAAAAGTAAGTTCTATTCTTATCTTTTTCAATCTTCTATATAACTTAGTTATAAAATCAAGATGATTAGTCTCTAAACTCATAAATTTATTCTTGTACTATTGTTATATAACTTTCATATTTTATTGTATCTCTAATTTTATTAAATAAAAAAGAAATTGACTTTCCACCTTTAAATATAGAAAATGCATGACACTTCTTATTTGCAGAAAAGTATTTTATAGCCAGTGCTATTTTATATGAATCTTCATCTTTATATACTTTTATTCCATTTACTTTATAAATATAAAGTAATCTTTCACCTAGGTTACCTACTGAACCACAGATATAAGTAAGATTTATTCCTATTTTTTTCATTCTATTATGGAATATTGTTACTTCAGAATAATCATCTGCTGGAATCTGATCTATAGTAATTTCCATAAATTTTAATTTGTGACCTTGCCAGGATTCAAACCTGGGACTTACATCTTAGAAGGATGTCACTCTATTCAGCTGAGTTACAAGGCCATCCAATATTTAATATTGGTTAATTATTCAATATTACCTTCAGGATAAGCTAAAAGAATATTATTAGCAATGTAATAATTTTCAAAGTTCATTCCTCTAGCTTCTTTTTCTGCTTTTTCAAGAGCTATTTTAACATGAAGCTTAGCAAAATCTGTCATTAATTTAATAACATCATCAACTTTAATACACCCATTATTAATAAAATTAGGATCTTTCATTGTTTCCAGGAATATAAAGGATGATGCTGTATTCTTTTTATTTAAAGTTTCTGCTGACACTTTATTTTCCATAATGATTATTTTTTCTTTTTCTTTGTATAACCAACAGGAGTTGGTTCAACCCTATTACAATGAAAATCACACATCTTCTTTGTTGTGCAATTTTTATCTATAGGATAAGAACAAGTAACAATAATTGGATGAGGTTGATTTGGAATAACTTTTACATAAGTACATTTGCCAGGTACAGGAGTTTGTGCATTTACAAATATAGTTGTTAATGACAAACAAATAAGAATAAGGAACTTTTTCATGTTTTTAGTTTTTATTATTAATAAATTAAAATTATAACACCTACTGGGTATGCCAACCTTACCTACAATGGTAGGCCACAGACATTTTTTAATAGCACAGTGTTATAATTTTTGTGGACCCTACAGGAATTGAACCTGTAACCCCTTGATTATGAGTCAAGTGCTCTAACCAATTGAGCTAAGGGTCCTTACTATCTAAGTAAAGGATAGTTTTTTTTGAAAAGATATTGTTTTAACTTCTTCTGGTTTTAGATGCCCTTTAATAAAATATTGATGTATTAAAGTATTAACAAGTCTTGCTCCTAAAGTGTTGTATTCAAATACTTCTTCTATGTATTTTTTAATTTCTATAATTGCTTTTTCTCTACTTGATCCCTCAAATAATTTACAGTAATTTTCTAATAAAGGAGAATTATCTACTAAATCAAATAAATCTTGTAAAGAAAAAGATGATGTGTTATAGATTAATCCTACTCTTCCTAGAAATTCTGTTTTTACTCCAAGTTCTCTGAGTCTATCTAATGTTATATTTTCTTCTCCATTAAATGCTCCTGCAAAAATAAATAAACAATTACTTGTATTTGCTTCTACATATTTACCATAGTCACCAAAAACAGAAGAAGTATTACTTTCTAATACTTTCAAAAACTCATTTTGTACTCCTGTAGTATACTCATGAGCAGTAGATGAATTAGAATTTCCACTTATAAATAATTTATCAAATTCATCAACAAATACAATTGTAGGCTTGCCAGCAAATCCTAATAAAGGACTTAAAGCTTTTGATAAACTATTTCCAGAAGTTCCTTCTTTTGTAAGCTGAGCTGCATTAATTTCTAAAAATCCTACTTTAAATTCCTTAGCTAAAGAACTAATAGTATAAGATTTTCCTGAACCAGAAGGACCTGTTAAAATAAAATGAGGTCTAATCTTCATTTCTGAAGATGTAAGAATATTAATAATTCTTCTAAGTTCTTTCTGAAGGGATTCTTGTATCATAATACATTTTTTATATTTCCTTTTATTTTATTTCTAATAAAAATATAATAGCACTAATATTTGAGACATATTCTTTTATCCTTTTGCACTTAGTTGTAAGATACCTTAGTAGGGAACTTATTAGGTTTCTTAAAGAGAATTACACTCTACCTTTTAGGGTCAAAATCTTACAACCTTGTGCATCAGGAATTGATTAATATTGAATACCTGTTACTACAGTAGCATATTAATGGTGCTTAGCCCCTTTAATATATTCAACATCTGAAACCTACAAAAATCAGTTTCATAATTAATCAATATTATTGACTGTCCATATATTACCAGTATGGAATAAGAATAGTAGACTGTAAACTTGGAATGCACTCCTTATTTATCTCACTACTGGGTCCATTCTATCAGGATATCTTATCCTTCCATAAGAACATTAGACACTGGTATGTCTCCTTTGCTTATTCCACATTAAAGGGCCAATAAGAGTGTTCTAATTTCCAGCAGTCAATAATAGATATTAAAATTAAATTTTCAATTCACACTGAGGATATTTTTCTAAAGCTTCATCTACATCATCTTCATCTTTAGCACCAGCTTTTCTTAATTCCTTATATTGTTTTATTTGTGCTATAGCTATATCTCTTTGTAAGTTCATAATAATAGTATCACTTATATTTGAAATAGCACAATCTAACAGTTGTATAACACTACCCATGATTGATTTTTATTAAATCTTATCTAATTCAATAGAGTATTTTTTAACTCCTTTATCACATTTGATACTCTTTGTTAGAATATAATACTTACTATCTTTACTCTGCCATACTTCAAAGTAATCAATAATACCAGGATCATCAATAGAAAATTCAATTCTAACTTTATTATTACCTATTTTACTACTGGTAACTTCTGTATATTTAATAGGTAGTGTAATATTAGTAATATCTACTTGTACCCACTTAGGATTCTTTCCTTGCCAATTACAAATAGTTAAAGCTTTAGCTTTTATTTTACCTATTTTAGGAGATCCTTTAAGTCTAAATAATTCTGTTGTATTAGCAGCTACCCAAATATGCTCAAGATTATTCTTTTTATTAGGAGTAATAGCAGTAATACTTACCCCATCATAATGTAATTCAATGTCAGCCTGACAACTTTGTTTATTAGTAACTTCTAATAAATATTCTCCAGTAGAATAATCATAAGTAAGAAGATTCAATTTAAGATACGGATCTTCATTTTCTGATTCATGAGGTCCTGCTGTATTAACTACAATAATATTTGTTTTTGTAGTATCAGCTCCAATAGCATATATCTGAAAGAAATTCTTTCCTTTCTTTTCAATAGTTTCTTCACTTGAAGATTTTTGACAAGATACTAACATTCCAACTCCCATCATAAACATAATTACAGGGAGAATAATTGATTTAATTTGTTTCATTTTTAGAGTTTTTATTATTTTATTTTACTATTGTTATTAAATTTTCATGATATATTTTATCATATTCAGCATATAAGTTCAAAATAATTTTAGTCCTTAATGATTTAGCATAATTAAGACATTGAAAAGTTCCACCACTTTCTTTTCCATTATATAAAGCTATTAACTCATTACAATCATCTACTATAGCTCTATTTCTAATTAACATTTTTTCTGGTGAATAACCTCCAGTAGAAATAATCTTAACTTCACTACATTTGCTTAATAGATTATTATAGAATTCCTGACTTGATTTAGGCCATCTTCTTTCCTGTCCTTTAAATGGAATATAAGCTGATACAGGTATTCCATTATCTATAGCTGCTAAAGCAGCAGCTTGATCCCATCCTAAAGCCATGCCTACAATAACTTTAGAAACTTTTTCCTTAGTATAATATTCACTAAAAAATAAATTTGCTGTTTGATATAAACTTGTAAATACTGTATTTCCATAACCACCTAAATCTTTAGGTCTATGTCCAGTAACACCTACTACAATAGGATTTATTAAACTCATAAAATTATATTTTTGTACCCCCAATGGGACTTGAACCCACACTCCCATTACTGAGAACAGGATTTTAAGTCCTGCATGTCTACCAATTCCATCACAGGGGTATATATCTGTCTAAAGACAGATATTATGTATATTCTACAATTTGATTAGGATATATTATACTAATTGATCCATCATCATTTCTTACCATAAATTTAGTCATTGGATGATATTCAGGTTTGTAATTACTTTGTCCATTACCAACTTCTATTCTTTCTACAACTATAATACTTTCTAATAGAGTAGCTTCAATTAATGATGTTGTTGAAAATGCAAAATTTTTGTTAACATGAGTTTCACCTTTTTTACAATATTTTATTTTCTTTTCTTTCATTTTCTAAGATTATTAATCTATCAATAGTTTCTTCTATTATTTCATTATATGATAACCAAGCTATAGCAGCATTTAATCTACTATAATATTTATCATATCCACAATTAAGACCATACTTTTTGTCTGGTATTAATGCTTTACATTCTGTAGGTCTATCATCAAAAATTTTTGAACATCCTCCAGGTTCTAAGAATATACATTGACCTCCTGAAGAAGCATCCACTATTTTATCTTTAGATCTAATAGTCTGTGGTCTTAAATAATATCCTATTTTATCAGATCCATCTACAGAACCTTCATAATAGTCAAATTGATAACCTTCCTGATAATATTTAACTAGTACATCAACAGTTATCTCTTCTTTTATATCTTCTGGATATAATATTCCAGGCATGTTCTTACAACATTTACCTCCACAAGCAGAACAAACACTAATATTCTCATTGTTAGTTATCATAATATAAAATTTTGATTATACTAACTACATTTACCAAATAATATACATACTACAACTCCTATAACTACTAACATCATGACAACATCAGGACCATCTATTCTATAGTGTTTATTCTTATCTTTGTCTTCCATACTTCTTTTTTAATTTTAAATAGAGTTTATACTCCTCTTTTTCCTTCTCAGCTTTAGTTTTCTTTCTTTTAGGAACTTTAAGAGTAAATTCTATTGCATGATTAAATACCTCTCCTGTTATAGCTGTGTAATAACCTCCATAACCTACATATACTTGCTTAGTATCATTATTAATGAGCATAACTTTATAGTTATACATAGCTCCTTTCTCTGTATCAAATGTACCTGATTCATGATCAGTTTCTACTTCCCATCCTTTCCATTTACCAACAGGAATTTTACCATCTATTGAATCATATGAATAGCTATAAAGCTTTTCTATTTCTTCTCCTTTTAGAGTAATTGTCTTTTTTAATTCATTTTTCATCTTCATCTTTTCTTTCAAGATAATAAGTAATAGTATCTCTATTAATCATTTTAAGAGCAACACAAGTACCATCAGGTTCATGTGCTCTTTTATCTAATATAGAGTTTACTGTATCAAAACACAAGTTAAATCCTGCATCTAATCCTTTCTCATATCCTTTAAAATACGTTTTATTTTTAGGATTATGCCTAAGTCCTTGTGTTAAACCTTGCCAAAATCCTATAAATACTGCAAAGGCTATAAAAACTAATAAACCAATTGAAGCTAAATAGGAATTTATTGTAATAGTATTATTTTTCATATTTTCTAATTAAGGAAAATAAAATATAAATTCTGTCAATCCAGATCTTTCTTTATTCTCTGAAGAAGTTTGATGTTTAACATCTTTCCAACCTTCTTTTTTATATAAAAATGCCACTTCATCTCTCACTTTAGTTGAGAATTCTTTATCAACAATAACATTTATATAATTACTACTATTGTTATTTATATAAACATAATTGTTTCCTGATATTTTGAGTTCTAATCTATTAATTAGTTCTTCAATCTGAAATTCTTCTTTTCTTTGTAAGAATTGTGTAGGACTAGTTAAATTTCTCATAATTGATTATTCTATTTTATTGTGTGGAGGTGAGGGGAGTTGAACCCCTGTCCAAACAAATACAAACAATATAAGTTACATGTTTGACTAGCTTTTTCTTCCCTGTCTTGGAATATTAGACTTCCTATATATTACTTTAGTATTACTAAAATAATATTATCCAGTTTAATTATAGTCTAAAAACTTTCACTGCTGCCCTTTAATGTTGCAGATCATTAAAAACCTCAACTTATTATTTCTCCTAATGAGGCAATAAGGATAGGAATTAAGCCATTACAGCTTCATCTTCAAAGATGGATGCTAAAACTGCATCAACATCATTTCCTACTTCAATGCTAGAAACTTCTGCATTTATTATTTGAATACTCTTATTTAAGTGTTTACATCCTTAACACTACATGCCTATATTTATCCATAATTTGCTGTCAAAACCAATACACCCCCATTATTTATAATACTTCCTTAATGATTTATTAGGAAATCTGCTTTTTTTCTCTGCTTCTACAGCAGCTATCTTTTCTTTATCTATTTTTATCTGTTCTTCTGCATCCCAAAAATTATTAAAGCTATATTCAATACCATTCCATTCCACATTACAGAATTCTCCTATACCACCTCTTTCTAATCTAAGAGAATCTTTTTGATGATATATAAATGGAATTGTTATATTAAATATTGAATATAATTTTAATCTGTATAGTTTATAATAGATCAATCCATTTTTAGCAACAAAAGTGTCTATGTAATATCTATACTTATATTTTAATATTTTCATACCAATAAATTAATAAAATGAAATAGGCAGTTGAAACTTATGTTTATGAGTATATCAGGGCTACCCTAACTGCCTATTATTATCTTTAATAAAAGAAAAATAGCCTATATAATGATATAAGCTATTTTTATCTGATGGGCTACAAATTGAATATGCAAGTTTTGTAGCTATTTTAATGAAAATAGGGTAGAGCTATTATTACCTAACATATATTGAGGTAATGCTCCATTCCATTTTTCAGCTTTAATAAGTTCTATGTATTGAGGGCTTTGTCTTAAAGCTTCTTGTTTTAATAAGATAGCTCTTGCCTCAGATTGAGCATTAATTACTAATACACTACTATCCCTTTTTGCAGCAATAATATCATTTTTAGCTTGTGCTTCTAATGATTTACTCTCATTTTCTATTCTTAGTTTCTCTTGTACAGCATTAGCTTTAGCAGCTATATTAGCTTTAAGAGCATCATCAGGTGTTAATCCTGATGTAGTATTAGTAACATGAAAATAAGGATTTAATTTAGCTTGTAATTCTTTTGCAAGCTCTATTTCATATCCAGCTCTATTATTTAATAAACTATCAGGATCAAAAGTATTAGTAGCATCTCTGTATACTTGCTGTACAATACCTTTAAGCCATCCTTCTTCAATATCTGATAAATCTTTTCTAAATAATTGATACATACTATCAGCTCTTTCAGCATTAACAGAGTAATTTAGAATTGGATGTACTTTAAAGATTGTTCCACCTTTAGCCCATACTTCAAACTCCTCATAATTCTTATGCTGTACAAAGGTAGGAATCTCTACTACTTCTGATGCTCCTGGCATATACCATACCCAACCAGTTACATATTTAATATTAGATACCCCTCTTTCTTCTCCTGTAAGATTAACTTTTAAGCCAATATGACCTGCATTAATTCTTTCACAAGAGGTAGCTGTTACTAATAGTAGTAAACCAGCTAAAATTGATAATAATGTACTTCTTTTCATTTTTTAAAATTAAAATAGATTTTTGTTTTTATTTCTTCTTTGTTCCTATGTTAAATACAGAATAAAATATAGCAGATAAAAATAATACTGGAATAGTTACAAACCATAATAAACTTATAACTATTATTACAAATACTACTATAAAATAATCCATAAAATCTACATATTCATCTAATCCAAACTCATTTCTTAAATTAGAAGGTAATTCTCTTTTAGAGAAAAACCATGCTAATAATAATGAAAAAGTTATTATTGCTCCTATTAACCACGAGTTCATAATATTATATTTTAATATTTATCTCCACCTAATAATTTAAATAGTATCTTTCCTATGTATTTTCCTCCAATAAGTGCTACAGTTAATGCTGCTACCATATATACTATCCATAAAGAAGTTGGTTTACTTGCTTCTTCAAATAAAATAGATACAATAGTACCTGATACTAATGAAATAGTGACTAAAAGTATTAATAGGAATATTTTATTATTAGAGATTTTTCTCCATAAATTCTTTATACTTTCCATTTTCTTTATTTTGTTCCTTTTTCTTTTCAAAAGGAGAAACAATCTCATGTCCATAATACTTATCACCAGCATCAGCACAAATATCTTTAGCCAATGTACCATAATTAATCTCTGCATCAAAGAAAGCAAGATTAATTACTCTCATAGCATGAGATTGTTTCTTTTTAGGAGTTTTATGATTGTTTCTTTCAGCTAATGAAGGAACTACCTCTTTTGGTGAGATATGAATAATTAATTGAGTCATAATAAATTTCTACTGATTTTTCTAATGTTATATTTTTGTTTAATGCAATACTTGACACATTGAACTTTTTAGTCCAATTATCAAATGAGATGTCTTGTTCATTAACTGTATGAGATATACTAAGAACTTTTCTTCTTTTATTTCCTACAGATAATATATCACTAACCTTCTTATTTGTAAAAATTCTAGTGAGAGTATTTGCTAATCCTTCCAAATTAATATTTTTAGTTAACAATAGATTTAGAAATCATTTTCTAAACCATTTACTATCATTACATTTATAACAAAAGTAATGCCCTGGAATTTGCTCATAGTGATGAGGAGTCATTTTATGACAATTTCTACAATATTTCATACCCCTTATCCACCACCATAATCTTCTGAACATTAGTAAATTATTTGAAATTCAATATTACAAAATCCTCCAATACATCTTTTAATATATAAGATTTTTATTTGGAAGGATCTTGTAATATTCATATAAAATTCACAAAATCTACTATATAACACATTTTTAAAGGATATTTTTTTCATCCTCGATAATTAAAGTTAAAAAAACATTTGTTCAAACCAATTTCCACTCTTTAATTTCCAAAATTTCTTTGTTGCTTTAATTATTTCTATGTTATTAGATTTCATTACATCTTCAATTACCTTTCTATAGAATTTCTTACAGTTTGTATAACAATTAACCCATATAAATGATAAAAATCCTGCTAAAATATAAGAACCTAACCAGGTTAAATCATCAAATTTAAACATAGAGTCTAAATATGATATAGGAATTAATATGGATATAATGAGACATAATCTCATTTCCCTTCTTATATAAGTTAACATTTTAACCATAACATCAGGAGTCCTTTTTTTATCCAATAATTTATGTGTTCTCCATATAGTATATATACTATATATTATCAATGTTATGAATATAGCTGTTGAAATGGATGAAATAATTTCTAAAAATTTCATAGTGAAGTTATTAAGAGTTAAAATTTAATTTCTATTTTTAATCTGCTTCAACAATATCTTCAAATACATGCACTAACAGTACAATTCCACAAAGAATTACTGCTAATCCACAAAACCAACTAGCACCATCAGATACTCCTGTATCATTATATGCTAATGTGAAAAGATATATTAAAGCCATTTCTACCATAAATAATGATATACTTATTCCATATTTACTAAAGAAACCTAGAATATTTCTAAATACTTCTCTAGTTCTCTCTTTCAATATAGATTTTTTGATTACTTGATCTATATCAAAAATTTGTATTTCCTTTTTTTGTTTGTTTCTTAACATAATTATAATTTTAGTTAGTATAACTTACAAAAGTTACTTCATATTCCCTGGCTATTACATTAGCATCTTCATCAATTTGTTTAATTGATAAAATATGAATAGGTCTTTCTCCTTGATAGCTTAAAAAACCAAGCCATAAAATTCTTTCTATTGAATGATTGATGCTTGTAGGCATTGGATAATCATTCAAACTCTTTTTTACAGCTTCTAATGTAGTTACTTCAGGAATAGATAATTTGATTTTCTTTTTAATTTTCATAATTAATAATATTCATTGTTATTTCTTATTCTATGGGATAATATGACCAAGATCCTTTATTAACAATATGATTAATTTGCATTAATGGCATATTAATAAAATATTCATATACAACTATATATCCCCAAGAATCTTCTACATTTAATCTATTAGATATAATTATTTCAATATCTGCATAAGATGTTATTTCTTTCTTTTCCATCATAAAAAGAAAAAATAAAATATTAATATTACTATTACCAATCTTTTAGTTTTTTTATTTTCCATTTAGCATTATGAGTAATTATAACTTTCCTTTGTAAAGAGAATATCATTCCTGGATTCATTATATTAATTTTTTCTTTCCAATATACAACTTCCCATCCCTTTCTCATGTAGTCTTCTATCCTTTCTTTACTTTTTCTTAGTATTTCTACACTTTTATATTCATATTCTATTTTCATTATAAATTAGTTTTAATTAATAGCAAAGAAAACATAAGTTACTCATCTGAATATTATACCTTTGTTGGTTAATGTTACATTTTTCACTTATATTTTCTTTGGATAAGAACTAATTCCCTCTGCACTCAATTGTAATAGATAGTCATAGGTAATTAAAGGTTCACCCCTTGTTATATTCCCTAATTTCTCTAACTGAGATTTTATCATCATTACAATTGCTATCCCTTGGGAAGCTAATTAACATAATTTCCCTGTTTTCAGTAAGACCACTTGTGAGTGTATCTCTACATTAATCAGGAGGATTCTAACCCTCATAGTTTGTATATCTTTAAACTCATATCACTATAGCCTACTCAATATACATTTTGGTGCATTGAAAAAGAAAGTAAGGATTTTGCTGGATACTGTTGTATTATTTTATATGATAATATATTATATATAAATTATCAAAACCCTTAATCATCCTTACTCTCTAGTACTTATACTTGCTTGTTAATAATTGTGTGATGTTATTCTCAAATCACTATAAGAGTGTTATACTACTGTTGTATAACCAAGTCTATAACAGATGGATCCTTCTCTGTATTAACTAATTTGGTTACTCTTTGCAGAGTATCTATATAAATACATTAAATAAAAGGTTCGCTTATTACTCAATGCATTTACATATTATTCTTTTTGGATAAAAAAAATAATACTTAGCTTTATCATAGATTCAGTGGTTCTATAGTTTGCTAATATCTTTATTAAAATGTTGGAGAAGTATAATTATTATAAGTTTTCTTACCTTTTGATCCTGGATACTTCTTTTCTAGCTTGTAGAATCTGTTTACTATATTCTGACAATTTAATATCCTTTTTACCAATAACTCATAATCAAATGTCATCTCTCCAATTCTAAATTCAATACTCTTGTAATCATTATGCAATCTTATTGCTTGTTTACTAAAGCTCAATTGCATTTTGTTATATGTACCTTTGTAGCCCCAATGATGTAATGCATTTATCATCCATCTACTATTTCTTTCTATTACAGGCTCATTACTATCTATTCTTTTGTAAGATAGTTTACTTCCATATTTCCATTCTTTATAATAATCTATATGATAATGTATTCCAGATTTATTATTTATTAGGAAATATTTTTTTAAAAAGAGAGATAGATGATATAAACATACTAATCCTTTAATCCCAGGTGGAATTCTAAACCTACTTTCTATTGCTGTAATATCAAATGATAATATATCATATTTAGATAACTCCTCAATAGCTCTGGTTTTAATATATTCTATTGAACTAAAACCTTCTACATCTAATGGTCTTGGAGGAGCTTCAATTTCAATACCTACTGATCTTGGTAGTAAACTATTAGCATAATTAATCATTGTCTGATCTTTTATTGCTAATAGAGGTAAAGGACATATTTTTACTATGTCCCTTACTCTTTTATATCCTTTATGCATAAGAATATAATTAATTAATATTCACCTGAAAATTCTTCTTTTTCAGAAGCAAGTTCAGCTTTTGGAGTACTTTCTTCAATAAGCTTTGTAAGAGATTCTTCTGTTGCATTCTCATCATATTTGAGATTTCTTTGATCACAAATAGTCTTAAGCTCACTAATTGATAATTTCATAAAAAACGATAATTAAAATGTTAAGAAATAGAATTTGTGTACTTATTTATTCCAGTTATCTATGATAACCAGACATAGCTCTTGTTGATGGACAACCATTTCTTTGTGATACACAACTTGTCATTAAAGAAATAGTCATTAACATTGCTGAAATGATTAGTAAATTTTTCATTTTATCTTTTTTAGATGTTTAATATTATTCTTCTTGTCTTTCATAAAGATCATTATCAAGATCTTTATCTCCTCCACATCTGTATCTATTACCTTTACAGATGAATCCATTATTAATTATCTTTTCTCTGATTTTCTCTAAATGTCTATCAAAGAAACCAATAACAAATAATATAATTGCCAATACAATGAGCATAATTATACAAAAATGTACAATATTAACCTCATTATCAATAACTTGTTGTTGCATAATTATTATTTTTTTAATGTTTTATAAACAAGCATACCCCACATAATTCCTATTATGAAGCATACTAAATAAAAGATATATTCTTTCATACTGTCTTTTTAGAGGTTAAAAGAAAAGGACTATTAATATATAATAGCCCTTTATCTTAATCTACATCAAAATAACCATTAACTATGAAACTCTACTCTTATAATATTTTTAAGATAATAATGTTAATATGACACCAGTCAGTATTAAAATAATACATATCAAAACTATACCTATTAAAATTCCTTTACCTTCTGAACATTCTTTTTTATTATCAATAATGATAACAGCTTTCATGGCATTTTCACATGTATCATCTGCAACATGTGTTTCCATATTTAACCATATGGTATCTCCATTAGAATAGTCATGAAAATCCCTTGAATTGACTTTTAAATGACTAATAGTATTATTTTCTAATACTTTTACTTTGAATTTGTACCCTAAATTTGTAGTACAACTTGACAATATACTTATAATTAATATAAGTATAAATAATTTTAATATTTGTTTCATATAGTTAGTTTTAGTAGAAAATATAAAGAGAATATAATGCTTATAAATCTATTGATAAGATAGATTACCACAGGATTAACATATCCTGGTGCTAATAGGAGTTATCAGCTCTTTACATCAGCTTTATGGAATTTCCATAATAAGATTATATATTCTCTTTATTAGTGTTCGTAGATCTAGCTTTATGCTAGTTAAATTAAAGAATATAAACATATTCTTACATGATAATAATCCTCAATTAGGTCATAAATAATAGAGAGATTAGCTTATTGGGACTTCGATCCACTTAAACCCAACCTTCAGATTATAGTGTTTTACCAATCTCTCTATATTTACTTTTCATCAGTATGGACAGTAGAATACTATAATAAACCTACTTAATAGTTAATCCTGACTGGAATATTTACTATAGTATTCTATAGAATATCAATTAACCATATAATACATTTATCTTCAATGTATTCCATAATTAGGATAAATTATATAACTAATTGATATTCAAGTCCATAAAGTATTTATTTACTTTTCTTTATTTTATTGTTATTGGTTAATTTTTAACCAAGATAAACTCTTCATTCAAATTATGTTCATTCCTCTTCCAATAACCTTCTTCAGTCTCTACTTTATTTACTAGATCAACAATAAATTGTTGACATTCTTTAGCAGTTCCAGTAAATAATAATTCAGATTTACTACCTCTATAGTAATTTTTGTATACTTTATGTTCTACACTAATTTCATTAGTTTCAACAGATTGTTTAAAATATGTATAATGATAGTATGAATCCTTACATATTCCTACTGGATAAGCAACTTGCTTAACATCTAATGATGTTATATCACTAAAATTATACAAAGTAATACCATTTTTATTCATGGTTATTAGTTAATTTTGATAAAATTGTTTGTATACACCATTAGCTAATACACAATGATCTACCTTTGATTTATTAACTAATTCTTCATTTATTTGTATAGAATTAGCTATTTCTTCTTTTCTGATGTATTTAAATGCTAATTTTTCATCATTGATCTTAGTTTGAACAATAAACTGTTCATTGTTTTTATATGTTATTAGCCAAAAGTAATTCATAGTTAGTTGTTTTATAGTTAATGCTATTTAATATAGCTAGTTTTTGATGTAGTTATATAATAAAACTTAACTACTCCCTAATGTTCTACTAAAGAATAGTTAAGTTAATTAAAGATTTTCCAGGTTTACATATTCCCACCTAGTTTCTCCATTCCTTGTTAATTGAAAGAAAAACTCTGTATTATTAGTATCAGCTTCATCAAACCTGATTCCAGTTAATGTATCAAATAATGAATTATATAAACCATGTAATTCAATATAAGTTAATGCTTGAATTAATGCTAGAGTTTTCATGTTAATGCTATTTTATGATGTATAGTTGATGAAATTTAATGAAAGGTAATATGTGGAATAATAGAAAAGTAGGTTATAGCTTCTCTATTATTCACACATAAAACCTTTTGATTTACAATTAGTTCTACTCATAACCTGATTTTAATTTTTAAACTAATTACCCATACAAAGTTTACTAAGAATAGAATGTTCCACATGGAACAATGAGTATAATTTAGTTTAATGTACTTTAGTAAAAGAGAATAGTGGATGTCATACATCAGTATTTATTGTAATCCTGCAGTATTACTACCTTCAATCTCATTTAAGATGGGGTTTTCACCCAAGTACTCCATTATTATTCTACTAAAGAAACTCTTAATATCAGCTAGAAATCAAAGAACTATGTAATTTGATCAATAGATCAAAGAATATAAAAATACTTAAAATTAATTTGATCAATCTTTTATGACAGCAAAAAAGCAAGGGCCATTGCTGGCCCATTACTTACAGGGTAACTTCCACATCTTTCTGTTCAACAATCATGTGGTTAATATAAGGTTTACCAGAAGTCTTGCTATTTTTCTCACTAGAGACCAGCCTTAATTGCAAGTCCTTCTTAGTATTCAATGCTTTTATCATATCCTCATGGATAACAACCATGAATCTTGGTAAATTATTCCAGAAAGTCAACCATTTTGTTGGTTGTCCTTTTTCATCTTTACCTCTTGTTAATGGTAAATCATTTACGCCAAGTTTAAGTTTAATTTCAGAAAGTAACATAAATAAAAGATTTGATTAATTAATAAAAGTACAGGGGATAACCCCCAAGTCCAAATATAAGGTGGGGAGTTGATGTGACTACCTTTTTAAAAACATCTTTATATTATATTTTGGGAGGGGGGATAATATTAAAGGTTTTCAAAAACACAGTTATAAAGTACTTGTAAATTTTGGTGGGGTAAAATTTTTTTGGTATTTTTGAGTATGATAAATAATAGACAAGAGATATTAGATAATATGGTATATATACCAAGTTTCATAAATGAGAATGAGTATAATTTTATCTCTATTAAAAAGATATTAAAATGGAAGAAAAGACTAAGGTCTGTAAAAAGTGTGGATGTTGTAAACCAGAGAGGGAATTCAAAAAGATGGCTGTGTGCATATCTTGTGAAAATAGTACCAGGAATAAGTCTAAAAAGAAAACACAAAAGAATATTCAAAGATCTAAGGAAACTACCTTAAAATCAAGATATGGTATATCTACATTTGAATATAATGAGATGTTATTACAACAAGAAGGTAGATGTAAAATATGTGGAAAAACAAGTGATAAAACATTACATATAGATCATAATCATAGTACAGGAAAAGTAAGAGCTTTATTATGTAATAATTGTAATATACTTATAGGACATGCTAAAGAAGATCCTTTAATATTACAACAAGCAATGAATTATTTAATGATATATAATGGATAACAAAATGGATAACAAAAAAGACAAATGGATATTTGATGATAAAAATATTAGGTGGGAACCATATGAACAATATCTTAAAAGAAAAAGGAGGAATATGAATACAAGAAGAATAAGTAGTAAATCAGAGGAGGTCAAATTATTAAGTGCTGAAAATCACCTTATTACACTAAGTAGTATAGATTTATATTATTGTTTGGAGAAAGAATATAAATTAGAAGAATATATTGATACAAAGGAAATGGGATTTGAGCATCAAGTAAATAGTATATCTGATGCTAGAATGATAAAAGATGAAAATAATAATCCTTTAGATATAATTATAATAGAAGATGAAAAAGAGAGTTATTGGATAAATTATATAGATTATATATTTTTGAGAAAATCATTAGATATACTCTTATTATTAAAATTTGAATATGAAGTAGGAGATATAAATCCTTTAGATCCTAGTACAGCAAATAAAGAAGTATTAGATTTTGGATATAAAATTACTATAATAGGAAAAAGAAAGCTATATTAATGTAAATTATTTTTAATAATACCAGTAAATATTTTGCTGGTATTTTTTTTATATCTATATTTGTATATCAATTCCTTAATCACAAGGTACTCTTCTCATAAGAACAGGGCAGAACTTCAGGTAAACACTCCTGTTGGATCTTGTAAATTGATTCATGTAAAAGGTTACCTCTGAATCAGGACTGATATTTAAAATACAATGCTTCTTTGGTTCTTTTTTGGGGGGTTTTTTCTTTCTTTCTTCTGGTATTTTAAATATCTTTAAACAATATTTTTTACATAATATAGCATTAAGTTTAAAATAATATCTAAATAAATTTGTTAGATATAAGATATTGTGTTTACTTTGTAATAATAACAAAAGGACATGGATAAGGAATTAGTATATGTACAAAAACTAAAAAAGAGATACCAGGAAAAGTTAGTAAGGGCTTATACTTATTATAGTATAATTAATTCTTTGAATAATTTAAAATTAACAAAGAAGCAGATAGAGTTATTATCATTTACTGCTATCAGAGGTACTATATCATCACCTACAGCAAAGACTGAGTTTATAAGGTTATATGGATCTTCTGTAGATAGTATAAACAACATGATTTCTCAGCTTTATAAGAGGAAATTATTAATAAAGGAAAATTCCAAGATAAAGGTAAATTCTGTAATATTGCCAGATTTTGTAAATTCAGAAATAATTCTTAATATTGTATTAGAACTAAATGAGTTAAATACAAATGAAAAATAAAGATTATTTTATACAGAAGACAGCAGAAGATTTAAATGTAGAAGTATCTTTAGTAGATAAAATAATTACTACTTCTTATAAAGATTTAATAAGAGTAATATCTCATACAGATGTTTCTAAAGTAGAAATAGGAGGATTAGGTAAATTAAATTTTAATATCTCAAAAGCAGAAAAGAAATTAGATAAGTTATATGCAAGGAGAGATTATTTGGAACAAAAGATTAACTCATATAAAATTGTTCCAGTATCCCAGGAAGAAGAGAAAAGAACATCAAAGATTTATAGTGGAGTATTAAGGGATATAAAGAATATTGAGAATAAACTAAGAAAAGATAATGAGTAGTTTAATAAAAAATATCTGGAAAAATAAAAAGTTGATTTTAGAGGGATTAGTAAATAAAGTCTTAGCCAAAGAAGAGGTAACTAAAGTAGCAAATGAAAGGAAATTAATTTGTTTAAAGTGTCCATTACATTCTCATAATGCTAAAAAATTAATAGGTTATTCATCTGATAGGATAGATGATCATTGTATATTATGTGGATGTAATATAGAATTAAAGACTTATTCACTTCATTCTTCATGTCCAGATACTCCTCCTAAATGGAGTGCAGTAGTGGATAATGAGGAGGAAAATTTACTCATCCAACAATATATTAAAGATGAATCCAAAGAAGAAAGCAGTAGCTAAGAATGTAAAACTTCAAGATTTGATTAGGGCATTACAAGCATTAAAGGTAAAGTATATTGATGTAGAGATACAACAATTTCTGGATTCTCAAAACAAGTTAATAATTAAACCAGTTTATGAAAATGATATTCCTGAAGATAATGGTAAAGTTAACAAATCCTCTATTCCAGAGGAAGTTGATGATTCTGTCAAGAATACTGACAGTGACATAAATGATGATAGAGAAATAAAAGATTTGTTGGATTTAATATAAAGTATTATCTTTGTTAAATGAAAATAAAATCACTTATTCCAAAGAATGGAACTCAGGTTTTTGGAAGAGATATAAAAATTACTTTTGTAAATAAAGAAGATACCTCAGAAAATAAGATTTGGTATGGTGCAGTAAATTTAAGAACTTCAGAAATATATTTAAGAAAAGAGAACAAGGGCAATCATATTAATAAGGATGAAATAGAAATTACTTACATACATGAATTAATGCATTACATTCTAACAAAGGCAGGTTATTCTCAGAAATTGGAGAATGCAGGAATAGATGAAGAAGAGTTAGTAGAAATGATAGCAGTAGGATTATATGATGCAATTAAAAATTCAAGATAATGAATTGTCTAGCATATGCTTTAAGATTTTGGGAAAATAATCCTCATTATAAGCTTTATTATAATTCTGATCATGTAATAAATTTACCAAATAATACAGATGATACTATACTAAGTATAGCTACAAATTATTTGCCAGCAGAAGGATTTGGATATGGTTATTTTAGTAGTTCTTTTGCTGGATTATTAGATAGTTATGAAGAGGAATTATTGAAAAAATACTTTAATAAAAACTAAATATGACAACTGAAGAATTAGTAAAACTGGTAGAAGCTAAGGAAGCTGCCATGGAAAGTGTAAGAGAGAATATAAACAAAAGATTTTTAAATCTTAAGAATCTTGTAGGATGTATTAATCCATCAGAAAGTAAAGAATTTAATGCAGAAAAAGATTCTATTTTAATAGAAATAGATAATATAAATAACAGAGTAGTTAAACTTTTACAATATAAATAATGGCAAATAGAAAACAAACCAAAATATTTACTATAAATGGAGTAGTAAAAATGGAAGTATCTATTGATATAGAAGCTGAAGATTATACACAAGCTTTTGAAAGAGCAAAGTCATTTACAGAATTAGACTTTGTAAAACCATTAGGGGATTATATAGATGGTGAATATATGGGAGTAAGTAGTATATGGTCAAGAGAACCAAGTAAAATATAGTTATGATTTATAGTGAAGTTATAGATGGAATTATATATATACAAAAGAATAATCTTCCTGAAGTTAAGAGAGGAGATGTAATATGCAGAGGTTTAAATAAAGAAAAGTATACCATTGATGAAGCAATAGTTAAGGATGTAGTAGAAGGGAAAATAATAGTAGATTATGATGGATTAATTTTCCACTGTAATTCTAAAATAAATAGGGGTGAAAGACATTCTGAAAAAGTTAAGCAATTGTTTAAAGAGGGTGATATATACAAGAAAGTTTGGGAAGGGGATTATTATGTAATAAAGGCATTAAGTATTTTCTAAATATAGCTAAATCATAAAATATGATTTTACAATTAAATCCAATGATCCCTATATTAAGAGTATCAGATAGTTTAGAAGGTTATGCTTTTTTAGTTATAGATTATTCTCAGGAGCATGATTTACTATTTACTTGTGCTATGGATAATGGAGAAATATGGACTTTAAACAATAAAGAAATAAGATTTTGTAAAAATATAAGTATGGATAGAAGTATAATAACTAAGACCAATAATATTGAAGAACAAAGAGGAGTTTGGAGAAAAGTAAATTCTAAGAAAAATAAGGAAGAAAGAGAAATTGTAGTTAGATTACTTCCTGATGGAACTTCAGATATTTTAATGGAGGGAATGGAAATAGAATTTACTGAAGATGGTGGGATGTTTAAAAAAGGGGAAAAGGGAAAAATTTTGGAGTTTAGTGAAGATGGTAAGTTTTTCTATTATAATGGAAGTCTTGCAATTTCTACTTCAGATAAAAGATTTAAAATATTAAAACCAAATATATAATATGGAATTAGTCATACAAACATCTTTTAGAGGATTTAAACCAGGATCACCTGGAAGAGTTGGAATGGTTACTTTAAAAGTAATGGATGAAAATGGTAATCAGTTAGGGTTAATTACAGGGGATCAATTAAAGCAGCAATTAAATGCTTATAGTTTTGATGTAATTGATCTAAAGAGTAAATTAGCTAAAGAAAAAATGAGTGAAGAAGAGTAAGTACACTCTCTACTAAGCAGAACCTTAGTAGCCTCACTGACTAATAGCTCAATGGTAGAGCAAAGTGCTGTTAACACTTGGGTTCTAGGTTCAAGTCCTAGTTAGTCAGCAAATATCTGGGTCATCTAATGGTAAGATGCTGGTCTCCAAAACCAGACATGGTGGTTCAAATCCATCCCTGGGTGCTAAAAAACTAAATATGAATAGATTAGGATTTGGTATTGTATCACCATTTAGTGGATCTTTTGAGGAAGATGTACTTTCTCTAAGTATGGAAAATTATATTCCTAAAATTGAAGATTTTTTATTTACTATTGGAGAACATCCAGATATAGTTGAAATAGATACACATCCTACAGTAATAAAGGAATGTTTTACTGGAACTGAATTAAAACAAGTACTTGAAAAGAATGGATTCAAGATTACCATTGAAAAATTATAATTGACAAAGATGAGTAAAATAAACCATGGAGAGGAGTTAATAAAAGTGCTTACAAGGCTTAATAAGCAATACCCTAATCAACCAATAGGACAGCATTTAGCAATTGCATTAGCAGATTATCCTGCTATAGATATTTCTAATAAAGAAATGTTATATGCATTATCTAAATATGAGCAAGAATTAGAACTTGGAGAAAGTTTTAATAATAGATATGATGAAGATTTTGGAGAACAATATGATTAATTATGGAAAATGATAAATACTTAGAATCTTTACATAATAAATGTAAGGAAATAGAAGATAGAGTAAGTAATGGGGAAGTGATTTCTTTTGTAGAAAGAATGAAACCTTGGTCAGATCTTTATCATTATTTGATGACAGAAAGTGGAACTTACATTGATGAGAATGGTAATATACAATATTTAGAATATGGCAGTAAGAAAAAAGGATAATCCAATAGCACTTCCATTACAAGAATATGAATCTAAAATATTAGAGTTACAGGAATATCTTAAAAAAACTCCTGTTAAAACTATACAAGATCCTCATGAAAGACATGATGAAATTAAAGTTCAAGTACTTATTATGAAGGAACTTCCTTCTATGTTAAAAGAATTAAAAACTCTTTTAATAATGGAAGAAGAACAAAAGGATAAAGATAATGTAAGAGGGGATGTAGAATTATCTCCTTTAGAAAGAGGACTAATATAATTACATATGGCTACTAAACAGACTAGAGAAACATATCAAAGAAATACAAAGAATATTTGGTTTCCTTATCAAAAAGAACCTAATGCAATTCTAGAGCATGATTTGTTTGTAGCTTATTGGCAGCAAGAAAAGGATAGATGTTTAAATGGGTTTTATCTAGCTAATGGACAAGTATATATTTCTGGTTGGTTATATTGGCATACAGTATATTGGTCTATTGAATTATCCACTACTATAAATGGAAAGGATTATAAGACAGTAGGAACACCAACTTTTAGAGATACTGATTGGGAAATGAGTATTAATAAAGAAGAGGCAGAAAAACAAAAAAGAATTATAGAATTAGTAGGTGCTCGTGGATTTGGTAAAACTGTATGGGATGCTAGTATAGCTGGGTATTATTATACATTTTTTGATGATCTTGAAATATGTATATCTGGAGCCTATGCTAATGATATTAAGATAGTTACTGATAAAATAGAAACAGGATTAACCAATTTACATCCAGTCTTTAGAAAGCAAAGACTCCAATCTAATTGGAAGATGGAAGTTAGAGCTGGGTTTAAAGATAAGAAAACTGGATCACCTTCAGATGAATCTTCTAATTCAAGAATAGTAATTAGAAATTTTGAAGAGGGAAATAATACTATGGCTTGTAATGGTTTAAGACCTAAATTTCATGTTATAGATGAGATAGGTAAGATTAGAAATCTTAAACCTTGTGTACTTGATACAGTTCCTTGTTGGATAAATGAAAAGACAGGGGATTATATGGCTGTAGTGATATTATCAGGTACAGGTGGTGATATGGAAGTTGGACAAGATGCTGGAGAAATATTTTTTAATCCTGGTGAATGGAATATACTTGAGTTTGATGATGTATGGGAAAATAGAGGAAAGATAGGTTGGTTTATGCCAGCTACTAAAGCTTTATCTAAGTTTAAAGATCCTAAGAAGTTATCTGAGTTTCTTGGTATAAAACATGCAGATTTAGATAATATAGATATATTAGTTTCTAATGAAGAAAAAGTAATTGAAGAATTTATTAAACCAAGAAGAAAAAAAGCTGAAAAAGCAGGTCAAGCAGCTTTAACTAAAGAAAAAGCATATTATCCTTTAACTCCATCAGAATCTTTTTTAGTAATATCACAAAATCCATTTAATACAGATAATGCTAAACATCAGCAAATCAGATTAAAAGAAAATGGAATAAAAGGTATTCCAGTAAAGATAATTCATGATGGAACTAAGCTTATACATGAAGTATCTCACAAACAAATAATAGAAAAGTTTCCATCTAGATCAGGAGATATGTTAGATGCTCCTATTATGATGTATGAACCTCCAATAACTAATCCCCCATGGGGGTTATATGTAGCAGGGATTGACCCTTATAACCAAGAAGATGCAGTAGCTTCAGATTCTTTAGGAGCATGTTATATATTTAAAAGGATACATAGTATATCATCTGAATTATACCAGGATATGATAGTTGCTTCTTATGTAGCAAGACCTGATAGTATATTTGATTGGTATGAGAATGTAAGAAACATGTTAAAATATTATAATGCTATTGCTCTATGTGAAAATGAGAATGTAGGGTTCATTCAGTATATGAAGTTAAAAAATGATGATTATCTTTTAGCTAATCAACCAGACTGGTTAAAAGAAATTCATCCTAATTCAGATGTTGATAGAAAGAAAGGATTACATGTTACTCCCAAAATAAGACAATATTTAAATACTAATTTAAAGGCTTATTTAGATGAAGTAATTAATGAAGTAAAAGATCCAAAAACAGGGAGTATAATAAGTTCTCAATTAGGTATTCATAAAGTTATTGATCCCATTTTACTAGAGGAAATTATAAAATATAATTCCACAGGTAACTTTGATAGAATTGTAGCAGCATCACTTGCTATAACTTATGCCAGATCATTAGATCCTATGATTAAAACTTCTAGAGGAGATGAAATAGACTCTAGATATAAATCTTATTTTAACAAAGAAAGAAAAATAGGTGGATCTTCTATGTTTGATAGAGACTTTAAGATGAGAAATTTTGGAAGTACTAAGAATAGTAAGTTAAAAAATAAAATATTTCTATAATGGCCATTATATCAAATGCCAAAGGTTACACTAATGATGTTTATTTAAATTTATTTCCTGATCAATATGTTTCTGAAAAAGAGAAACAAACTGAATTATGGATTAAAACAAATATGGATTATTTTAGTAATGTTGCCTATCAACAATATTATAATAATTCTACTACATTTGTTGGAAACTATAATTTACTTAAGGGAATAATAAATAGATCTGATTTCTATGAAATGCCAGAAGTTCAATCTTTTATGGATACCCTTGAAAAGGATATGAAACTTCCAGAATATGTAAAACATTATTCTATACTTAATTCTCCAATTAATACTTTAGTAGGAGAATCTTCAAGAAGACCAGATAATGTAAGAGTAAGGGCAATGGATGATGATTCAAAAGCTGAACAACTACAGTATAATACACAGATGTTACAGCAATATTTACAACAAATTATCCTAACTAAAATTAAATCACAATTAGCCCAACAAGGTATAGACATTGAAGATGAAGAATTTAGTGATCAAATACAACAAATAACTCTTGAACAACTTCAGGAGAATATGAAAAATTATACTTCCATGGCAGAGTCATGGGGTAATCATATACTTGAAGCATTAAAAGTTGGGTTTAATATAAAGGAAAAGTCAGAAGAAGCTTTTAGGGATTTATTAGTTTGTGCAAGGGAGCATTTTCATATTTATGAAGATAATTCTCCAATGGGTTTTGGTTGTGAAGTACTTAATCCAAAGAATGTATGGTCTTTAACTACACCAGATAAAAAGTATACCAGAGATGCATTTGCATCAGGATATATAATGTTAATGGAATTATCTGAAGTGTTAGATAAGTTTAATTTAACACAGGAGGAAGTAGATCATTTAAGAAAAGGGTTAAGAGGGTATTATCAGTATGGTATTGCAAGAGAATCTAATCTTGTAAATGGAAATGCTCCTACAGGATCTAAATCTGTAACATATGATACTTATGATCCTTTAGTAGAACAACAAAGACAATTCATTGAATCTCAATTACAATCTAATAATATTCAGTTAGAAAACTATCTTGGTATTGGACAGAATAATATTATGAATTCTTTTGGTACTAAAGTAGTAGTTACTCAAGCTTATTGGAAATCAAAAAGAAAAGTGGGTAAACTTACTTATTTAGATCCAGAAACTAATTCTGAACAAACAGTTTTAGTTTCAGAAGATTATAAGAAAATACCTGGAGAAATTGATATTGAATGGGGATATATTAATCAATGGTGGAAAGGTACTAAAATAGGACAGGATGTATATATTAATGTAGAACCATTTAATTTATTTAACTATAATCCAATTATAGGAGTAACTCATGAAATTAAGAATACTGAAGCAAGATCTTTAGTAGATCTTATGAAACCTTTTCAGGTTATTTATAATGTTTGTATGAATAAACTTTATAGATTACTTGAAAAAGATTTTGGTAAAGTGATACTTACATCAATAAGACATTTACCTAAATTAAAAGATCAGGATGAAAGTGATGCTATTGAACAATGGGAATTAATGGCAAAGGAAAAAGGTATCATTTTTATAGATGATTCTCCTGAAAACTTAGAAGCACCATCTTCTTTTAATCAGCATGCTGCAGTAGACTTATCAAGAACAGCTGAAATTCAAGGATATTATAATTTAGCTGCTCAAATTAAACAAGAATGTTGGGAATTGGTAGGTATTACAAGACAAAGAACAGGACAAATTGCAGCATCAGAAACAGCTACTGCTACTAATACTGCATTATCTCAATCATATACTCAAACAGAACCATATTTTGTTCAGCATGAGTATGTAATGAATCAATTTTATCAAGCATTATTAGATGCTGCTCAATATATTGAAGTTCAAAAACCTCAATCTACTGTATCTTATATAAATAATATAGGTGAACAAGCTTTTATTCAAGTAAATCAAGCAGATATAAAGCTTAAAGACTTACAGGTATTTGCTACTTCAAGAGTAGAAGATCAAAGGATCTTTAATGAATTAAGACAGTTAGCTCAACCTATGTTACAAAATGGAGCTAGTATATATGATGTTTCTATGTTATATGCTACTAACTCTATTAGACAAATGCAACAAACATTTAAGATTCTTAAAGATAAACAAGATCAATTCCAGGCTCAACAACAACAAATAGAGCAACAACAATTACAACAACAACAAGAACAATTTGAAGCTGCACAAGCTCAGGCTTATCAAGATAAACTTGAAGATAGAGCTAATGAAAACTATAATAAAGAGCTTGATAGAATAAATGAGAAAGAAGTAGCAATAATTAAATCTCTTGGATTTGGTAAAGTACAAGGGGAAGATTTAAATGCAAATGGTACTCCTGATATAATGGAAAGTGCCAGATTAACTCTTGATACTACTACAGCTCAAAGAAACCATGATATTGAAATTCAAAGGTTACAGCTTGAAAGACAAAAGGCTTTAGATGCTAGAAATAAAGATATTATGGATGCAAAAAGTCAGGAAGAAGATAGAAAAGTAGCTAGAGAAAATATGAAAAATGATCTCCAAATAGCTAAAGAAAATGCTAAAGGAAGAGCAAAAAAAGCAGCAGCAACTAAAAAGAAAAAATAACATCAAAAACCATAAGATATGTTACTTACATTTAAAGCAAGAGTTAAGTTGATTTCTGAAGATGAGATGGAAATTGATAATGAAGGGATGAATATAAAATTTGAGGGAAAATGGGTATGGAGAATGGTTTCCATACCCTATTCTGATATTTTTAGAATTGTACAGTATTCTAAAGATAAAACCCTTATATATCTTTATGGATTTGAAGAATCTCCAGAATTTCTTTTAGTATGGGAAGATTTTCAATCTGTAAATATGAAATGGAAAGCTTGTAAAACAGCAGAGTTATGTGAGGATAGTTCAACAGACAAAACATTAGATGAAGATATTAGTGAAGAAAATGATGAGGAATAAAAAGTTAATGCTATATTAATACAAAAAATCTTACTAAAAGTATAAAATTTATTTTGTTTGTATTGATAATCAATTTAATTTTACATTAATATATCAAAAAAGGGACATAGATAAAAACCAGAAAATAATTACATCATGGCAGATAATAAATTTGAAAGACAATTTGAGGGTGATTCTCAAGAGATCTCATTATCAGAAAGAGATTTTGCTGATGATCTTGGTATGTTTGGAGTAGAAGATGCTAAAACTCTTGGAAAGAGTAAATTAGATGAGTTTTTAAATTCTAATCCTTCATCAAACATTGATACTACTAAGATAACTAAGGTAGATGAAAATGATAATGAACCTTCTAATTCTAATGACAAATCAAAAAAGACTGATACTACAGTAGATAAGAATAGAAATAGAGAGTTAGATGAAGAAGAAAAGGAAAGAAAAGAAAGAGAGAAAACTAAAGCTCTCAATTCCTGGTTAAATGATGATGAAGAAGATCTTGATGAGAGTAATAATGATAGTGATGAAAATGAATCTAAAAAGTCTGCTACTAAACAAGTAGATAAAGACAAAGATAAAGATACAAAACCTACTGATTCAGAAGATGAGACTTTTTCTATCTTATCTAAGGATTTATTTAGATTAGGTGTATTTAGTGCTGATGATGAAGATGAACCAGAGATCAAAACTGGTGAAGAGTTCTTAGAAAGATTTCAGTTTGAGGCTGAAAAAAGAGCCAATGACATATTGGAAAACTTTATAAATAGATATGGTGAAGAGCATAGAAATATGTTTGAAAGTGTGTTTATTAAAGGAGTAGATCCAAAGACTTACCTAAGTTCTTTCAATAAAATTGATAATTTTAAGGATTTGGATATATCCAAACCAGATATACAAGAAAAAATATTCTTTGAATATTACAGAGATCAAGGACTTTCAGAGGAAAGAATTGCTAAAAAGTTTGAAAGATCAAAAGATCTTGGTGAATTAACAGAGGATGTTAAAGATATGCATGAGTTACTTCTTGCTAAAGAAGAAAAGAATCTTGTTAAATTAGAACAGGAAAAGCAAGAGGAACTTAATAGAAAGACACAAAGGGAAAAACTTTATCAGCAAAATATAGGTTCTATTTTACAGAACAAATTAAAAGCTGGTGATTTTGATGGAATTCCTGTAACACAGAAAGAGGCTCAAGATACATATAGCTATATGACACAAAAACCATATAGACTTCCAAATGGAGAGCTTATTACTGAAATGCACAAAGATTGGCTGGAATTAGATAGACCAGAAAATCATGAATTAAAAGTAAAAGTTGCATTGTTACTAAAAAATAAAATGGATCTGTCAAAAGTAGTTAAAAAAGCAATTAGTAAAAACACTAATGGTTTGTGGTCAGACTTAACAGGAAAAAATAATAAAAATAGATCTGAGGATAAATCTCCAACAAAAAGATCAACATTTTTTGAATAAAAAACAAATTCAATCTCTAATTTAAACTTATAGAAAAAATGGCTTTACAAACAATACAAGGTTTTACTGGGTTTGCTGCCACAAGAGTATCTTCTTTGGATAGAAGAGCAATTGGTAAACTTACAGATTCAAACCACTTGGAGTCCTTGCACATGACTGAACCTTCAGACTATGATAAGAAAATTATCAGTTTGTATAGTCAGACTTCACTTTATTCCAATGATTTCTTGCAAATGTTGGACAAGAGTACTCCATATTACATTACTGGAAACTCTGATTTCTTCAAATGGGATATTCAGGTTCCTTATCAATTCCCTAAAGTTATTGAAGTACCAACAGCAACAGCTAACTTAACTAAGCCTGGTATTGATGGTCAAGAATTTACTTTAGTATTTGATAGAGATGAGTTTGTTAAAGGTGATGTTATTTCTTCTCAAAAATATGAATTGTCTACACCTTTAGTAGTTGTTAAAGATCCAGTTCCTTATAATTCTGGTTTCTTATATACTGTTACTATAGTATCTAATAATCCTAAAGTAGACTTTGTACAATCTAAGTTCTTCCAACCAGGAGTTGAATTTGAATTAATCCACAACCATGTTGGTGAGTTCACTCAAGATCTTTCTGGTTTACCATATATGGGAGATAAGATTACCCTCTATGAAGCATTAGGTGCTGGCTTTGGTGTAGAACATACTATTACTAAATGGGCTGATGCTAGAATGTTAAGAGATGGTAATGGTAATCCTCTTGATGTAATGGTATATGGTAAAGTTGGTAGAAATCAACTTCCTGAAAAAATGAACATGGATGTAAGGTGGGAACCTTATGTAGAGTTCTTGATGAGGAAGAAGATGATGGATATGAAAACTAATTACATGATTTTTGGTAGACCTGGTTCTGCAAAAGACAATGGTTCTAAGCAAAATATTCATAAAATTAGTTCTGGTATTTATCACAAAATGTTAAATAATGGTCAGGCTGCTTTCTACAATAGAGGTCAGTTCTCCATTTCTTTCTTAAGAGATATTTTTGGTGATATTTTCTACAGAAGAGTAGATATTAAAGATAGAAAGGTTAAGATATATACTAATGAGGCTGGTTTTGAAGTATTCAAAACTGCTGCTAAAAATGATCTTTTAAATTCTGGTTTAACAGTTATTGCTGATAATAGATTTATTCAGGGATCTGGTCAAAACATGACTGTTAGTTATGCATTTGAAAGTATAATTACTTCTGATACTGGTAGAATTGATTTAGTACACTTAAGACAATTAGACCTTCCAAATACTAACTTAGAGTTTGGTCAGAATAAAAAATCTACTCCTATATTCTTTGTGTTTGATGTATCACCTCAAGGTGATGGTACACTTCAAAATAATATCAGAGAAGTAAGAATGAAATCTCAACCTTCTATGACTTGGGGTTATGTAGATGGTAGAGCACATCACTTAGGTTTTGCTAAATCTCAAGGTATGAGTTCTGCTAATAAATTCCCTGGTTATTTAGTATGGATGGAAGATAGATGTGATGTATTTATTGAGGATCTTTCAAGATGTTTTGTAATTAAGGAAAATCCTTCATTCTAATAAATTCCTTTCTGTTTAGTTATACACAAACTAAACAACTGTAATACAAACAGTTTAACATAACTTGGACAATTGTCTAAATCTTTTGTCCAAGTTTCGTTTATTATAAAAAACCAAAAAATAAAAATTACATTATGGGTAAAGCAGGTAAAATTTCTATTATCAAGAAAGAGTATAATAAAAATTCAGGCTCTTTAGAAGCTACTTTAGCAGCTAATGGTTATCAAAGATTTCCTAGAACAGGTTTATGGCTGGAAGTATATTGTGAACCTAATGGTTCTTATAGAACTGGATTAGATGAAAATGCTGCTTATATTGCAAAACTTCCTACTGAAGAACAAAGGGTAGCAGAAAGAGCAAGAGTAAAAGAGCTTAGAGAAACTTTAGAAGCTGAGGCTGGTGGAGTAGACTTAGGTCCAAGATCAGATTACTATGTTAAAAGAAATGATGATAGATTACAATTTAGGGCAAGACCAGTAAAATTAGTAGAGGGAGATAATATGTTTCCTCTTGATAATATTGAAGCTGCAATTACTTTTGCATGGTTGAGAGTACATCCTATGGTAGCTTCTAGTTATCAGGCATATGAAAGAGGAGAATATCCTTCTAGTACTCAATTTTATGTTAATGATGAAAATATTGAAGAAGATATAGTATTCAAGAAAAAGTCAACAAAGAATAAAGCAATTAATATTCTTGAGACTATGAGTCTTGAAAAAAGAAAAAAAGTAGCAAGACTTTTAGGTTTACCAGTTTCTGATGACTCTAAAGAAAGTTTTGTATACAATCTTTTAGATAGTTGGTTAAATACTAATGAAGTAAAAGATGGTGATTTTAAAGGTGGTTATCCTGTGGATGTTTTTCTACAAATAGCTAGTTATGATGAAAAATTACTCCATATTAAAGATCTTATTGATTTAGGAATAAAGCATTCTGTACTTAGACAAAAATCAGGAAGATTATATGATGGAGCTAATGAAGTTGCAAGGGATAAAGAGGAATATGTAAACTTCTTAATTTTAGATAAGAATCAGGAAGATCTTATTGCCCTTGAAACTAAAATTAGAGCAAAGAAGGCACTAATAGTATAATAATATGATTCCTGTAATAGACTTGTTGTATGAAATTGATTTAAAACTCAATAAAGTAGCAACAAATGAGCATCAAATGATTCCTTTAGAGGATAAAATTATAGCACTCAATGAAGCTCAAATACAGTTAATCAAACAGAAGATAAGTGAAAATAATATTTATAAATTAGGATTAGATTCATTCAAAAAAAGATATGATGATCTGCAATTCTTAATAACTAAAGATACTATTCCACTATCTTCTACAAGTGAAGTAAAGAATCAATTTTCTGGTGATATTTCAAAGATGAACCCTAAATACATGTTTTATGTTGATGGGTTCATTTTTGCTGATAGGGATAAGTGTAAAAATAGACTATTACATACTATCTTAATTCATCATGCAGATGTCTGGATATATTTAAATAATTCTTTGACAAAACCCAGTTTTGAATATCAAGAAACATTATGTACTATATCTAATGATAAATTTGAGGTATATTCAGATAGTACTTTTACTCCAGTTTCTGCAGAATTATTATATATAAGATACCCTGTTAGAATAGATGAAATAGGATATGAGAATTTTGATGGTTCTCTTTCTGTTCATAGAGATTGTGAATTACCTCTTCACTTAAAAGATGAATTAGTTGATTTAGCTGTACAAGAGTTAGCTATGAGTACTGAAAATAATATTGCTGCCCAATATTCTCAACAAAGAATAAGCAATAATGAATAATAAAATAGATTTCAAAAATTAAAATTTAGGAATAATGAGTTCTCCTTTAACAACTTTATTTGTTCTTCCTGCTGGTAATACTTTACCTACTACTGGATCTACAGATGCTTTAACTCCAGGTAAATTTGGAGTATACAGGAATGATTATAGTGTAGCTACTACTGGTAATATAGCAGCAGCTCCATATATCTATCTTGCTCAAGGTAGGATTGAAAATGTACCTGGCCTTGGTAGTAAAAGAAGTGAAAAGCTTTATAAAGCTAATGTAATAGAATGGTATAAAGTACCAGCTATCACAACTTCTCAAGTACAAATAAGTGCTATAGGTAATAGTGGTGGTGCATCTACAGATGATATTGTAGGTCCTAAGTGTGATGAGCAATGGAGTTTGACTTTGAGACTTTTCTCAAGTTATATTGATTTGGCATACTTTAATGGTCTTACCAGATCCTTTACTTATGTAACTGAGTGTTGTGATGATTGTGGTACTGGTGATTGTGGTACTGCTAATATACCCAATTTAGTAGCATTTTTTGTAAATGCAATTAATACTGATCCTGTAATTTCTCAATATGTTACAGCAGCTGCAGTATCTAATGGTGGATTAAATGGTATTACTATTACTGGTAAAGCTCTTAATAAATATGCACAGCCTTGTGATATTACTGCATTCCCTTATGAATATGATAAACTGAGATTCCAAACTTGGTTCTATCAAGGTGCAGCTACTTCTCAAGATTATCTTATATATGATATTTGTGAACAAATTCCTGTAACAGTAGTTCAAACTTCTACTTATCCTACAGGTAGTGGATCTGAAATTCAATTACTTGAATTAAGAACATACAGCTATCAAACTACATACAAACATGTGTTTAAATATGCAGTATATAATGGTGCTTATACATCTTATGTAAATACTGCTCTTAACTATGATACTTACTATATCAAAGTTAAGGATCCAGATAAACAAACCTGGGGTGATTACATCCTTGAGGATGAAACAGTAATAATTGCTGTACCTACAGGTGAAACAGCAACCTTAGAAACATTGTTAGTAACATTCTTTGGTCCTGTAACTGTAATTAACTAATTTTTTTTGGTTTGATTATACTACTCCCTAAAGTGGAAGGAAAGAAATAAACTTTCTTTCCACTTTTTTAATTTAAAACCATATATAATGAATACTTTAAATAAAGATGCACTTAATATTATTAAATCTTATGAAGGATTAGTATTAACAGCATATCCAGATCCAGCAACAAAAGATGATCCTATAAAAAAGGGAGAACCTTGGACTATAGGATATGGAACTACTATATATCCTAATGGAGTAAAAGTAAAAAAGGGAGATAAGATTACAGAAGCTCAAGCTATAGAATATTTACAACATGATATTAACACTAAAAGAGTTCCTGTTGTAAAATCTTTAGTAAAAAAAGAGATAAATGATAATCAGTTTGGAGCTTTAATATCATTTGTATATAATTTAGGAGAAGGTAATTTTAAATCTTCTACACTACTTAAAAAAATAAATGCTAATCCCAATGATCCATCTATAGCAGATGAGTTTGCCAAATGGAATAAAGCTAATGGTAAAGTATTAAGTGGATTAACAAAAAGAAGAAAGGCAGAGGCTGATCTTTATTTTAAAAAATAATTATGGCAAATCCAGTTTTAGATATTACATTAATACCAACTTACTCAACAAAAACTATAGGGTTTGCTGACATAACTCCATTTCCTATAGGTTATAATGTATCTAATTCTAATATTGAAATAACTGCTCCAGGATTTAGAAAAGTATCTGCTAACTTTGTAGCAAAGTCTGTAAATGTTTATAATGCTAATAATATAAATATTTGCGCAGCAGGTGAACCTTTATCACCTTTACCAGATGGTATATGGACAGTTAAATACTCTATTGCTCCTAATAATCTATTATTTGTAGAAAAGAGTTTTATAAGGACAGAAGTAATAGAATGTAAATATGCAAAGGCATTTCTTAAATTAGATTTATCTGAATGTGATAATGAAATTAAGAAATCAAGAAAGCAAATACTAAAGAAAATAAGATTATTTATAGATGGAGCAGTTGCTTCAGCTAATGATTGTGATCTTGAAGGAGCAATGAAATTGTATAATAAAGCTAATGAAATGTTAGATAGGTTTATAGATGGAGAGTGTGATTGTAAATAAAAACTAATTATATGGCAGTTTGTAAAGGATGTGGACAATCTTTTGGATGTGGGTGTCAATTAACAAATGGATTATGTGCTTCATGTTATATGAAACTCAGTGAAAAAAATAATACTTCATCAACATCAATTCAAAAGTCTTATGGAGAATTAACTAAGGAAAAAAGAGTTGATAAAATCAATGAGACTATAAATAGTATAATTAATAAGAACAAAGTAAATTAATATGGTAGCTTTAAAACTTGTTGAATGTGCTTCTGGTAATTGTAGTTCATCATTATCAAATTATAATGATTTACTAAGCCAGATAGATAGTAAGCTACATAAGATTAGTATGTTAGAATATAACAATAATATTTTATTTTTAAAAAAGAAATCTAATTGTATATATTGTGATATATTTGAAGATTTGAAATATTATCAGATTATCTTGCATAGAAAGTTATCTAATGATGAATGTTTAAGACATATAGATATAAAAGAGATAATATCTAAAATCAAGAGATTAATAAATACCTAATAAATTAATATAATTATTATGGGTTCAGGATGCAATCCTACAAAAATAAATGGTTGTGCTGGTAAAAGAATATCTTCAGATTGTGTACTTTATCAGGGAGAGCCAAATACTAAACTTGGTATTTGTACAGGAGATACTGTAACAGAAGTAGAATCTGCACTTATCAATGCAATATCTAATCTTGATACTACAGTAACAGGAGATGAGATTTCTTTGAATACACTTACTATAACTTGTCAGGGAGTAATAAGTCTTTTAGGATCAAATACTAAAAATATAACTAATGTATTATCAGCAATAATACAGTATACTTGTCAGTTACAAACACAAATAAATAATATAAATACTACTATAGGTGGTAATGGAGGATCAGGAACTCTTGATAAGAAATGTCTTAATCCAACAACTAATAATTTATATGGAATAGTTCAAGCTTTAATAGATACTGTTTGTACTCTTAAAACTCAAGTAGATAATTTAGGTGGAGATGTAACTGTTGTTATAGAAGAAGGAACTGGAAATTTCTTAAATGCAGCTGTAAAATCTTGTGGTAATTATGGTGTAACAAAATCAGGTTCTGGACAGAATTTTACTATGAGTTTTTATGGTTTTGTTCCTCCTTATTGTCCAATAGCTTATTATGGACCTTTATCTAATTTTGATGCAACAGGTAAAGGAATTGATACTTCTGCTTATTGTGGATGGTATTTATGTAATGGAGCTAATGGTACTCCAGATTTAAGAGGAAGAGTACTTGTAGGATCAGTAAATGATATACAAGGTGGTGGTACTTTAGATGCTGCAGTTAATCCTACAAATCCAATTAATGCTACAGGAAATGTAGCTTATACAATGGGAACCAAATTTGGAGAGAATTTTCATGCATTAAGTGTAAATGAATTACCTTCTCATAATCACACTGTTAATGATCCAGGTCACTCACATGTCTACCCAAGAGTTACAGCTGATGGTAGAGGTGGTGATAGTAGTAAAGAAGCAACAGCTACTAGTGGAACTACAGATGCAGCATTTACCAATATTACAATAAATAATACAGGTGGAAATTTGTCTCATGAAAATAGACAACCTTCTTTTGCTGTAGCTTATATAATGAGAATAAACTAATAAACATGCCTTGTCAAAATTGTAATAGTAGTAGTGGATCTTTTTCATTACCAACAAACTTAAATGTTAATACATGTGATGATGTCTATTATGACAGTCAATGTATTGTATATAGTGGGCCAAATTTAACATGTATGGGTGTTAGTACAAATACATGTTTACAAGATATATTACAAAATATAGATACTAAAATTTGTCAAAATGTAGGTGATTACTCTCAATATAATTTTAATTGTTTAGCTTCTCAATATGTAATAAATACAGAAGCAGATTTTGTAGATGCTATTACAGATTATACTTGTACTATAAATACTAATTTACAGACAGTAATAAATACTACAATTCCAAATCTTCAAACTAATTTACAGAATCAGATAAATGCTATTAAGAATCCCAATTTAAGTTCTCCTTGTTCTTCTATAGTATATGGAACATCTAGCACACTTAATCAGGTTATAACAGCAATATCCAATTCTGTATGTACATTATATACAAATATATCTGATATTAGTACAGCAAACTGGAATACATGTTATTCTGTACCAGTTCCTCCTACTACTTTAGTAGGAGCATTTAATATTTTAATTTCACAAATATGTGATATTAAAAATACTTCAACTGCTCTTCCTGTATTTAATAATACAACTTCTTGTTTACCTTCTCCAGGTGCTACAGATACTTTAGTAGACACTATAAATAAGATAAAAACAAGACTTTGTCAAACTCCTACATATAATCCAGGAGTATATACTTCTTCTTGTGTACAAATATCAGGAGCTACTACATTAGATCAATTAAATCAAGCTATTTTAGCTAGGATAGATGCTTTATCTCAAAATATTGTAAATATATTTGATTCAGGTGATTTTACTGTTACTAATGTAGATAATACAGACTTATGTCTTGGTAAAAAAGTAGCTTTATCTTCTCCATCTTCACAAGATAGATTTGTAGCCTCTACTACTTCAGACTCTTCCCCAGGTACTTTACAAGATAAATTAGTTCAAGGTTCAAATGTAACTTTAGATTATGTAACTACTCCAGGTAAGGTAATAATTAATTCTACAGCCACAGGTACAGTAGATGATCATAAAGTAATGACTTTATCTTCTGACCCTACTCCAGATTATCTTGGTAACAAGGTTGAGGGAGCAGTTGTAGGACCACTTGCAATTACTACTACTATAGTAGCTAATAAAGTTAGAATTAGTCCAGTAGTAGATTTAGAAGCTTTATGGTATGCTTTAATTGATGAAGCAAATGGTAATCCTATACTTAAACAAGCTATTTGTACATTTGTTAATTCTTGTCCTATTGCTTGTGTTGCTCCAACAAATGTTTCAGCAACATATTCAGTAACATAATTTATATAAAATGGTAAATGTAACATTAAACTGGACAGGACAAGCAGGTACAAATTTCTATCTTGTTCAGTTCAAAAAAGATGGAGATACAGCTTGGTCAACACCACCTGCAGGTAATCCAACTACATTATTAACATATGTAATAAATAATTTATTACCTGATACTGTTTATACATTTAGAATAAGTTCTTATTGTGATAATACAATAAGAAATTCTGTTACTATACAAAAGAAATCACCTCCTGCAAGTACTCCAGAATGGATTATAAATACTTTTACTTGTGAACAAGAAACAGTTTTTGATCTAGATTCTCAAATAACAGGACTATCTTCTCCTGCAAAATTAATGTATGACTCTACAACTGGTAGAGTATATGGTACTGATATGGATAATGTAAATGGTTGTTTTTTTTGGTATTTACCAACAGCAACTACACCAGGAGGGTTTACTTATATTCAGCCAATATTATCAGGAAGTGTACCTCCAGCTCAGAGATTTTATTATGCATCTGAGGTAGATCCTTTATATAGAAGATTATATACAGTAGGTAAAGATACAGATGGATTACAAATATATGATATAGCAAGTAACACTGTTAGTGTTATTCCTTATGGTTATAATGTAAATGTTCCTCCTAATCCTGTATCAGGAAATGGATTTAATAGATATTTGATAAAGTTACTTGAAGATGAAATTATATGTAATGATACATATTCAGCAACTCTTACAAGAATAAATAGAACATCATTAACTCTTACAGCCAGTACTCCTTTATCTAGTATAGCAGATTCAGAAAAATGCTTGATAGGAAGTCCTGCTATTCATAGAGTTGGAAATGAATATTGGGTATTACAAAGTCAAGCTAACTTAACTATAGCTCCAGATCAGGAACCTCATGTGTTTAAGTACAATCTTACCTTTAGTAATACACCAACAATTATAGATTTATCAAGTGTATCTAATGTATGGACAGGTGGAGGAAATTCTTATTGGAGAGCTTCTTACCAAGTTGGTAATTTTATCTATGTTTTAGATATTGGTAGTAATAATTTAATAAAGATAGATACAACTACAGATGCAGTTACTGTTGTAAAAAACTTTGATAATAGATCTGATAAAACTAATACTATAGTTAGTTTTATTAGAGACCCAATAACTAATGAGTTATTTTTGAGTGGTTCTTATTTAAATGATCCAGCAGATTTATCTCCAGTTCAATTTAGTTATAAATGGGATGAAGCAACAGATACTCCTATATATATTTATCCTACTGTGCAATTTAGTAATCTAACACAAATTGGAACAACTAATGAATTACATGGAGCTACTCCTAATGCTGTAGCTTGGGTTGGTGGTCCATGGAATACAGATGGTATAATAAATAAATTCTTAAGATAATGGCAAATACAGGTGTAGTTATTCCTCTTACTTTAAAAGAGGTATTACCTCCAATTCCACCAGGAACACCAACAGGTAATACCAAACCAAATAGTCCTTCTGATCCTGATTATATAGCTCCTTATATAGATACTGTACAATGTCCTGTAGTATACAATTTAAATTGTCCTACTGGAATAATCTTTACAGGTATCACTGGACAGTTTACATTTGAATTTTCATTACCTAATTCAGTGGTAATGAATCCTGTAGTAAAAAAAGTAAAATATATTGTATATAACAGTGGATCAGTTGAAGTAGCAAATTTTGTAGTAGTATTACCAAACACTAGTCCAAATTACTTTACACATACTTTTACAGGACTTAGTACTGACACTTATTCAATGAATGTTGAATATCTTAATGCTTCTGATGTTGTACAAGCTACATGCACAAATGTAATTCCAGCAGTAGATGTACTCTAGTAAAAAAGAATAAATATGGCTAAATTAACAGTAAATTATACAATACCTTCTTTAACATCAATAAGAATTGGTTACAGAATATCTGGTTCTAGTACACCATTTACTTATGTAGCACCAAATCCAACTTACTTGGATTCACCTTATTTAATAGATGGTATTCCAGCAGGAGATTATGAGTTAGAACTTACTACTATTTGTAGTAATTGTAGTACACCATCTGATCCAGTAGTAATTCAAGCAGAAAGTCTATAAAATATTAAAACTTTTGTCAATGTCCATAAAAGCTGGTTTTTTGGTTTTCCAGTTTTGGCTCCAACCTTTCTAGGTTATGGAGCTTTTTTATTTCTAATATTCTCTATTAGAAATTCTATAAAAATATTTGGTCAGGTAGTAAAATGATCTTATCTTTGAGCTTATAACCAAAAATTACATAATGTCTAAGGAAACATTAATAGCTGATTTACTTAAATATGGTAAACAAAAAGGTAAAACTTGGTCAGATTATGCTATAACTCATAATATCAGTCAAGGAAAATCTAATGTTCAAAGGGGTAAAGCAGCAAATGATATTTGGAGATCCCACCTTAAAAATACTTCAGAAGAAGATTTATTGTTACATGGTATAACAGATACAGAAGAAAAAAATCTTTCTTCTACCAGAAATAAAGAAAGAGAAGCAAAAGCAAAAATAATGTTTGATTCTCTAAATATTGAAAGTGAAGAAGCAAAATGGAGAGACAATTTATATGTATCTCAAAAAGAAGAAGACATTAAAAATTTACCTGAATTTAAACTCACATCTACAAATTTAGATAAATCCTGGCATGAAACTAAAGATTCAGCTAAAGTTGAAATAACTTCTCCTAATGAAGTTAAAAATGTAGAAGAGTTAATTAAGATTTGTAATATAAATACTAATATTTGGGAAGCAGATTCTTTTTGGCAATCATGTAAATCTGGTAAATGGAATATATCAGCTTCTTTTAGAAAAAAGAAATTAGATGAAAATCTTGAATTACAAAAGAATATAATTCTTGATGAATTGAAGAAATATTCTCCTGATGCAAGTATTATTAAAAAATATAAACCTTTACAACATATAATTAATGCTAATGTTTCTTCTAATATAAAAAAGAATAATCTATTAGAAATATCAGTATTTGATTTACATATAGGTAAATTATCTTGGGATGAAGAAACAGGAGAAAATTATGATTCATATATTGCATGTGAAAGATATAAAGCAGCTGTAAGAGATCTTGTAAGTAGAGTGTACAAAGGATCTATAAGTAAGATATTACTACCTATAGGAAATGATATGATTAATGTAGATAATAAGGCACATACTACAACTGCAGGTACTCCTCAGCATTGTGACTCAAGGTTTACTAAAATGATAAGAACAGCTAAGGATCTTTTAATAGAAGTTATAGATGAATTATCTTTAATAGCACCAGTAGATGTATTAGTAGTTCCAGGAAATCATGATAATGTAACAATGTTTACACTTGGTGAAATACTAGATGCTTTTTACAGTAAAAATCCTTTAGTATCAATAATTAATGATCCTAAACAGAGAAAATACTATCAATTTGGAGTAAATGGAATTATGTTTACTCATGGTAATGAAGAAAAGCATAATGATTTAGGATTAATATTTGCTACTGAACAACCTCAATTATGGGCAGATACTAAGTTTAGAGAAGCTCATTTAGGACATTTTCATAAAGTAAAATCTACTAAATATGTAAATATTAATGAAGAAACTGGATTTAAAGTAAGAGTTCTTCCTTCATTAAGTGGTACTGATGCATGGCATCATAGTAAAGGATATATTTCCAACAAATCAGCAGAAGCTTATTTATGGAATTATGATAGAGGATTAGAAGCTACATTTATACACAATTCAATATAATGACAAATAGAGATATAGTAAGTAGAGTAAGATCTATGAATAAATTTGTATCAGCAGATAACCTTATCAATGATAGGGTTATTCTTGCTGAACTAAAATCTAAGTCTTCTTTACTAATAAAGAGAGAAACAAATCTTAGGAGATTATGGCAATCTCCTAATATGTTTACTCCATTTTTATGTATAGAAATGGAAGTAGTTCCATTAGCTGAATGTTGTGATTATAAATCACCTTGTAATATAGCTAAATCAAAGAAAAAATTACCTAAGATAGCTGAAGGGATATTTGGATTATTAATTCAAGGAGTATTTAATATAGATACTTCAGAAGAATTTAAATTTACTACAGCAAGAAGATATGCTAACTTACTAAAGTTAAATCTTCCAGGAAGACAAGGATATTATTGGATACAAAATGATCACTTATATGCAAGTGATGAAGATGTACAAATGGTATCTATGTTTGCTTATCCTGATGAAGATGTTAATGCTAAAGAATGGAATAAATGTAAAGACAATTCTGAAGACAATTGTCCTTTAAATCCATTAGATGCTGAATTTAGATGTCCTTCTTATTTAATAGATTCAGTTGTTACTATGACATATGATTCTTTAATGAAAACATATTTCAGAATAATTGATGATAAAACTTCAAATAATAAAGATGAACAACTTGCAAGGTAACAATAAATTAACTAATGGTATATATATTACTAGTAAAACTAAAGGTATAGAAAGAGCAGAATGGGTTTCTGATGGATTAGCAGAGTATATAAGATATAGACAATCTAAATTTGGATATATAGATAAATTTCTTTTTGAAGAAAAAGAAGGAATAATGTTTATATCTTTGAATCCTGATTATAAAAGTTATATTGATTCAGAAATAGAATTAGAAGTGGAAAATTCTATTCATGATAATTATTATACTGGATTAAGACATTATAATATAGTAGATCCAGGATCTACTCATATGTATCCCCTAGTTACACAAAACAAAAACATAAATTCATATAAATTATTTATGAAATAATAATGAGACCAAAAGTAGATTATAGAACTACATCCAAAGATAATTATGAAAAATTCTGTTTAGAGAATTCTAATATAGAAATATCATTTAAACAATGGAAAGATATATTAGAAAAGTTTTCTGAGAATATTATTGATTATATACTAGAGACAGGTGAAAAAATAAAGCTTCCTTATGGATTGGGTGATCTTAGTATAAATAAAAAGAAGCCAAAAAGAACAAAATATTTTCAAGGTAAAGAGTATATAAATTTTGCAATAGATTGGAAGAAAACCAGAGAATTAGGTAAATATGTATATCACATGAATTATCATTCAGATGGTTTTACATATAGTTGGATATGGTTTAAAGCTAATTGTAGATTTTACCAAAGTGAATTATGGTGGTTTAGAGCATGTAGGAAAGCTAGTAGGAGTATTAAACCTCAAGTAACAAATAATTCTTATTATGCTCAATTATATAACCAGTGGAAATAAATAAATAAAATGTCATATTATTACAAATATAAATTCATATCTCCAGAAGCTGTATATGCAAGGGTAAAAGAAGATCTTCAATCATACTTTGATACAGGTATAATTGATGATGTTCTTTTCCCTAAATATACAGAGTACTGCTTAAAAAAATTAGGAAGAGTTACTTATAAAGTAGTTGATATTCCATTGGAAATTCAAAACTTTCAAGCAACACTTCCTGAAGATTTTGTAGGAGTAAGAGAACTATTTGCTTGTGTAAATATAACCAGATGGCATCAAAATCCTTCAGCTACTTATACACAAATAACTTCTCAAGTAACTCCAGTATTAGATGCTTGTACTGATTGTGAGTTTGTGGATGAAGTAGTTACAATGAAAACTACTGGACAATGGAATTGGAGTTATCAAATAGGAGGTTTATTAAAACCAGCTAATATTGGAGCTATAGGTGAATGTAAAGATAATTGTGGTAATCTTTATTCTAATTCTCCAGACTCATATGATATTCATGGAAATAAGTTAGTTGTTAATTTTGAACATGGGGCTGTACATTTAGTTTATTACAAGAGGGAAGTTGATGAAAATGAGTATCAATTAATTCCTGATGTTGAAGAATTTATAGATTGGCTTGAACATTATATTAAGTTCAAATGTTTTGAAACTATATTTAATAAAGTTACTGATGAAAGTTTTAATCAAGTAAATGTTAAATATCAAATGTATAAACAGCTTCAAGCTGTAAAAAAAGTTATTGCTGAAACTGAATTTAAGAAACAAAATATATATGATGTAAGAAGAAGTATTCTTAAAAGCTACAATAGTTTTAATCATTATGATAGAATGCTTTGGGGAAGAAGATCTTATAAAAGAGGTTGGTAATATTTTGTTTTATTTATAATATTAAATATAATGGCTGAAGAAAGAAGCAATTTACAAGGAAATAATAGTAATACAGTTGTTTCTGCTATTTTTGGTTTGAATTTAGATAATGTTAATCTACAAATCAAAGATGGACAGCTTACTTATGCACTTAATGCTACTATAGAAGGATTTGATGGTAACATGGTTACTTATCAAAATGAAGAATCTAATATAAAGTGTACAGATTTTCCTGCTGGATTTAAAGTGATAGGACACTTAATTTTAAGTGAGCAAGATAAAATAGTATTCTTTATTTTTAATGAAGAAACTAAATCTTCTGAAATAGGATTTGTTGATATTAATACTTGTAAATATTCTAAACTAATTAATGCTGATTGTTTAAATTTTTCAATGCTTCATCCTATACAAGCAAAGTATAGGACTACAGATTGTACTACACAAATATTTTTTACAGATTTTTACAATCCAAGAAGGTATATTGATCTTAATGAGTTACCTTATAAAAAAGAAGGAGAAAATTGTGATGAACAAGTTACAAACATAATTGATTGTAATTTAATGCTTGTTCAAAGACAATTCAGTATACCTAATTTATTTGTTACTGAAGTAGTAGGAGAAGGATCTTTAGTAGAAGGTACTTATCAGTTTACTATTCAATATGCAGATGAATTAGGTAATGGGTTTAGTGATTACCATAGTGTAACTAATCCAGCTTCTATTTTTGCTGGAGTACAATCAAATAATTTTGATAATATTACATCCAAGGCTGTAAATATTCTTATTGATGGATTAGATAGGACATTTGAATATTATAATTTAGCTGTTATAAAAACAATTAATAATATTCCTAGTGTGGAGTTAATAGGTACATTTCCTATTAATTCTACCAGAGAAGAATATTTATATACAGGAGTAACTTCTACACAAGAACCTCTATCTATAGATGAAATACTCTTAAAAAGAGCTATTTATCCTTATGCAAAGGAAATAGCTACTGTAGATAATGTATTGGTATATGGTAATTTAATTTCTGATAAAAGAATAAATTATCAAAGTATAGCTAATCAAATAGAACTTCAATGGGAAACATGGAAAGTTCCAGATAATATTTACTCTAAAGGAGAAAGTTCTGCTAATTTAAGAGGATATATGAGAGATGAAGTATATGCTTTTGAAATAGCATTCTTATTAAGAAGTGGTAAACAAACAGATGGTTTTCATATTCCAGGTAGAAAATCTAAGGCTTCTGATTTAGAAGTTGTAAACAATGATGATGTTATTTATGAAGAAGACAGTAAATGTGAAATAATTCAAAGAGTAGGTTTACCCAGATGGAAAGTATATAATACTGGATGTAGGATTGATTATTCTAAACAGTATAAAGACTTTATAAATAGAAATAGTCCTACAACTAATTTAGCTGTTGAATATTCATATCACCCTGGACCTTTTCCTAATGATCCAGGTAATCCTCCTGAAGAACCAAACAATACTGATCCTTCTTGTTATACAGGTCCATATGAATATGGATGTATGGGATATTATGAGTCTACTGAAGAGTATTCTTGTAATACAGAAATATGGGGAGATTTAGCTGGTGAAAAACAAAGATTTCATAAATTTCCTGATTGCCTTATATCTCCAATTCATGATGAAAATGGAAGCATATATCCTATAGGTATAAGGATAGATAGTACACAAATTAAAACATTAATTGATAATAGTAACTTAACTCAAGAAGAAAAAGATAACATAGTAGGATATAAAATTCTTAGAGGTAATAGAGCTAATAATAAATCAGTAGTTGCAAAAGGACTGTTATTTAATGTAGGAAAATATAATAAAGATACTTCTACTTATTTTTATCCAAATTATCCTTATAATGATTTAAGACCAGATCCTTTCCTAACTAATAAAGATATTAGTAGTGGTGTTGATTTAGGAGAAGAATTAAATTCTTCTTTTGAAGAAGTAGGTACTGAAGGTTCTAATTTAACTACATTTTATGATGCAGTTATACCAGCTTTTTCATGGAAAAATAATAATGATACTATTGTGATACAGTACAATGGTACCTTTAATGGTGATCCTAAGCATTTTAAAAGTTTATATTTATTATTTAATAATATAGAAATATTTAATAGTAATATATTTTCTACTGATCCCAATGATTCATTTACTCTTATAACAGAATTAAAAAGAGTTGATAGTGCAGCAACTATTCTTATAAAAAATACTTTAAATATAATAGGTGCTAATCCTAAAACAATTAAGAAAACAATTACAATAAATTCTGTAGCTTTAAATACTCCTAATACAGTAACCTTAAAAGGTAAGGTTGTAAGAGGATCTTTACTTACTTCTCCTCCACCAGTAGAGGATGGTGAAATAACAGCTCAAGGTTATATAATGGGTTATAGAGCAGCTCCTAGTATAGCAGAAGATCCTGGGTTATTAAATGGTTTTATTTCTACAGATAGTAAAAAAAGATTTACTTTACATTCACCAGATACTTCATTTTATCAACCATTTTTAGGAAATGTTCTTAAGATAGAATCTATAGAACAAGGTAAAAGTATCTCACATTTTGCACAGGTACAAAATCATGCAAGATATAAAATATATACAGATAGCTTATTTTTAACTGCAATTGGTGCAGCTGCAGTAATTACTGGTTTATCAAGATGGGTATTAGTAGGTGTATCTAGTGGAGGTACATTAATTGATGGTAATGCTGCTATTAATACTTATCAAACATTAACATCTATATTCCAGAATCTTGTTCCATATATAAACTATGCTTATCAATTTAACTCTATAGGAAACTATAATAAATCTATTAATGTTGATAATAATGGTTCTAAACAAAGATTAATTGATTTATCTTCTTATTTAATCCCAGGTATAGTTGGAGTAGGAGATACTAATTTGATTAATAACTATCAAAGAGAATCTTCTGTATATATAAGAACAAATAAATCACTTCCTTTTACACATGAACAAGGAGGGGTTTTAGATGAATCCAGATGGAATTTAGGATGTCAAGGATTAGGAACTACAAGAGAAACTAATATATCATCTTATTATGCTTCTATAAAAAGAAATATAGCTAATCAATATGGTAGGATGTATTCTTATGAAACTATAGATACTGGATTTCAGTATCCTATTAGTTTTACTGGAGTATCCACAGTATTTGGTGGTGATATATTTATTAATAGATTTGGATTAAAAAGAAAATTACCATTCTTCACTTATAATGGAGTTGGATTAAATGATGGAGCAGATATAGAATATAACAATATATCTAATGTAGGAAATGCTAAGTATTGGTATAGTTCTCAAACAAAAGCTGATGGTGGAAGTGGATTTTTATCCAGGTTAGCTGGTATATTATTTGGTACTAAAGTACATGAACTTGATTGTGATAGATCTTCTTTCTTTTATAGAACAGGTAAGATGTATTTATTTGCTTATGGGTTACCCTATTTTTATACAGAATCTGAAGTTAATGTAGATTTCAGACATGCAGCTGATTCTCAAATAAGAGACTTTTATCCAAAGAATAATCAATTAGTTATTCCTGATGATTGGTTTCAAGAGAAAAATGTCTCTATTATAAATGATAATAGTTATATTTATAACAAAACATATTCTAAACAAAATAAAGAGAACTTATTTACTCATTTAAGAGAAGATTTTAAAGAAGATGAAAGCTGTTATGTTTATTATCCTACTAGATTAATATACTCTGATAGAATAACAAATACTAAGAAATCTACTTGGTTATTCTCTAAACCAGCCAACTTCTATGATTTACCTAATATCTATGGTAGATTAAGAGGATTAGATGGTCTTGAAAATAATCAGTTATTAGTAAGATTTGAGAATAAAACTCAGATGTATAATGCAATGGTATCTATAGATACTACTAATGGTAAATCAGCTTATGTAGGAGGTAATGAATTATTTAGGAATATACCACTTGATTTCTTTGATACAGATGAAGGATATTCTGGATCTAATAATAGAATGTTACTTAAATCTGAGTTAGGACACCTTTTTGTAGATGAGAAAAGAGGTAATGTATATTTATTAAGTGCAAGTGGTCAAGTAGGATTACAAGATATAACTAATGGTTTATCTAAGTGGTTTACACAGAATATGCCATTTGTAATTAATAAGTATTTCCCTAATATAGATATTGATAACTCTTATAATGGAATTGGAATTACTGGTGTATGGGATAGTAAATATAATAGATTTATAATAACTAAACTTGATTATGAACCTATAGTAGATAATATAGTATATAATGAAGATACTGGTAAATTTACTTTAAATGGAAATGTAATAGAGTTATCTGATAGAAGATATTTTTGTAATAAGTCATTTACTTTATCTTATTGTCCAGATACAAAATCTTGGATTTCATTTCATTCTTACATACCTAATTTCTATACTCCATATATAGGATCTTTCTTTTCTGGAGTAAATAGTAATATATCTAATATATGGCAACATAATATATCTCCTACTAATTATCAAAGATTCTATGGTAAATTGGAACCTTATATATTAGAATATCCAATTAAGTTTGGTTTAGATGATGAAATATTATCTTCTGTAAAGGATTATGTTACTATATTAGAATACAAAAATGATCAAGATTTCTATGAAGTAAATTATGGAGTATATTTTAATAAAGCAATTATATATAATAATCAACAGTGCTCAGGAACATTAAATCTTATTCCTAAACCTTTAAATTCTTTAAAAGCTTATTCTACTTATCCAAAGTTAAATACTAATTCTAAGGATATATTAGTTACTAAATCTGATAATTTATTTAACTATAATACATTCTGGGATTTAAAGAATGATAATGTAAATGATACTTTCTTTAAGAAGTCTTGTGTAAACAGAACTATAGATAAAGAGCTTGATAATTCTGTATTAGACTATTCAAGAATGTCTCATAAAAAAGGTAGAATAAGAGCAAAGAATTTAAGGATAAGACATATACAAGATGCTACTGATAAATATAAGTTTGTATCTAAGTATCTTACTATTAGTACTCAAAAATCTATAAAATAATGCCTGGAGATAAAAAGAAGAAAAATTATAATTCTAGAGATCCTAGAACAATGGCAGAGATACAGAAAGAAAATATAAATTCTATTCCAAATTCTCAATGGAAAAATGCTATTCCTGTATATTTACCTAATGATGTAGTAGTTAAAAAAGGAAAAGCAGTAAAGGTTCCTGCACCAAAACCAAATGAATATTCTCCTGGTAGTTCAGAAACCTTGGATAATTTATCTTCAAATGTATTTTCATATTTTCTAGGAGTTAAAAATGATGGATTAATTCCTTCTCCTTATAGGCCAACTAATGCTAAGGATCCAAAAAGTAAATACTATACTTATAAAAACATAAAAAATGACATAAAAGAAGATTTAATAGGAGATTCTTATAATGAAAGAATAGCTAATGCTGAGAAAGTATATGCTTCTGGAAATCCAAACTATAATCCAATTGTTATATCCAAGAATAGATCTTTTGATGATTACTATAATTATTTAAGTAATAGTAAAAGAAAGGTTAAAATGTCAGGAAATAGTATTAATTTAGGACATTATAATCTTTCAGCAGGAGAAGATGAAAGAGGAAGGTACATAAGTGCATATGATAAATATGATTGGAACTTATTAGAAGGTGCTGGATTTAATGGTAATAGTTGGGAAACATATGATAGAATATATGATGATGAATGGGATAAAATTCAAAAACCTACTAAAAAAGAAGATGGAGGAGCTGTAGGAGATCCTATTAAAAAATCTAAAGGAAATACTTCTACAAGTGTTCCTATAACCCTTTATGGTCCTACTGATACTGTTAAGAAAGGAAATAAAACAGTAAAAGTAAAAAGACCCAGTATTATTGGATCTCTTCCTGTTCAACCTTCTATAAATAATCCTATAGAATTTTTAAATTCATATTATAATAGTGATGAATTTAAAAGAAAATCTGGATCATTTTATGATGCTAATATGTCCTATTATAAAGCAGGAGATAGAAGCTATGATGTAGAATATGTAGATAGTAGTAATGAAGGAAGCAATGCTGTACCTGCTACAAAACTTGTTACATCAGATATGTTTGGAAAAGGTAGGGGTAAAGATCCTAGTATTATATTAGATAGAAGTCAGGCAAAAAGAAGAGGAATGAATCTTGAGAATGATATTCTTCCACATGAATATTCTCATACTACCAGAGAATTAAGTGCTGATGATGAAGCAAAGTTTATAGAAAAAAATAGAGATTTTTTAGTTAAAGATTTTTATAGAAGATATTTAGAAGATATAAATACAACACCTACTGAACATAATTTTTCAAGATGGTCTCAGTCTGTTCTTAATCATGAACAACTTCCTAGTGAGAACTATTCTGATATGAATACTCTTAGATGGATTCTGTATAAGAACAATATATATGATGCCAGAAAGGGACCTTTGACTAAGGAACAATTACAGAAAGCTATTGAAGATCCTAATATAAAAGATAATTTCATGTTTAAAAGATTATTAAAATCTTTTTCAATTGATGATATTGTAGAACTTAATAATACAATAGCTTATAACAATCAAAAAAATAATACACCAATGGCAAGAAATGGATTATCTATGAAAAGAAAAAATTATATGAGTTTTGACCCTGGTGGTAATCCTAGTCCACAGGAAAAGTATTATCAATCAAGTGCTAGATTAAGTCATTATAAAAATATTCTTAATGATAAATTAAAAGCTAAAAATCCAGAAGCTTTTAGTAATTACTTTAAAGGACTTGTAGATCTTAGAAGATCAGGTAAAACTAATGAAGCTGATAAGTATGTTCAATCTACAGCATATAATGAATATTTAACTCCTCAAGAAGTTAAATCTACATTAGGAGATAATGATTATAATGATTATTTATCTAGTATTAGAGAAGTAAATGCTTATGATGTAGCTCAAGGTAAACAACCATTATATGGTAATGTAGAAGGAGAAACAAATCTTAATGCATTAAATTATGGTAGAAGGTTTGCTTCTTTACAAATAACTCCTAGTTTATCTGTTTTTAATAAAGCTTCAGGTAAAAACTATAAGAGGAATTATACATATAATCCTGTAACAAGACAAGTAGATGTTAAAGAAGAAGGAGATGTATCATTAAGACCCAACTATGTTTCTTCAATAACCCCTACTAATGAAGTAGTAAATAACATGGATGATGGTGGTGTACTTGCATTTAAAGTACCACAAATTCCTATACACACAGAAATGATGGAAGGTCCTTTAGATGGACTTGAAAAAGATGGTATTGATTATTATGCTAAATCAGGTATACATATTAAACCTGAAAATAGAGGTAAGTTTAATGCTCTTAAAAAAAGAACTGGTAAAACTACAGAAGAACTTACTCATTCTAAAAATCCTTTAACTAGAAAAAGAGCTATATTTGCTCAGAATGCTAAAAAGTGGAATAAGGGTAAGAAAAAAGATGATGGTGGTATTATAGAAGATACATATTTAAATCCTCTTAATTATGATCCTACATTAGATTATTATGAAGAGTATGCAAATAATCCTAATCTAATGTTAGATGAAGAAGCTGAATTTGGTACTTCATTACCTGATCCTACAAAACCTAAAATAGATGGAAGTATAACTAATCCTAATAATGTAGGAGGTTATTTATGGGATCCAATGTCACAAGCAGTTCCTACTCCTTTTGAACAAAATAATTCTGGAGTTATAGATACCAGAACTAATCAACAATTCTTTACTGTAGATCCTAATCAACAAGGACCTCAGTTTAATGGAGATTTAAATCAAGATAGTAATCAGCAAAATAATCCTTTATTTAGAATAGGAGAAGAAGATATACAAAATGGATTATTAGGATTAGCTTATGCTACAGGAAATCTTAATAGACCAAGGTCTAATAGAATGCCTTTATTAACATCTTATAATCCTTATGCTCAAGGAACAGGTTCTCAAGCTATAATGAAGCATGGTGGAAGATTTAAAGCTAACTCAGGAGTAAATATTAACTCAGGTGGAAGTATGTCTCAAATATCAAATCCTGATGAGTCTAATCCAGTATTTAAATTTAATGGTAATAGTCATGAACAAGGAGGTATCAAGATAGACTATAATGGTAATCCTGTAGAAGTAGAAGGTGGTGAAACTGCTTATATGGATAATGGTGGTAACTTCAATGTATTTGGTAATATGAGAGTTCCAGGTACAAAGATGAACTTTGATACTATGGGAGAGAAGTTAGCTAAAGAAGAGCAAAAATATAACAAAGGAAAATATAAAGGAGCTGATATAGTTAATGAAGCTGATTTAGAATCTAAAAATCTTTATGAGAGATATAGATTTAATGCTGGAAAAGTAATGTTAGAATCTAATGAGCAGGCTGAAAGAAATATTGGTGAAAGAAAAGAAAATTTAGTAGCTCTTCAAAATGCAATGTTACTTACAGCAAATACATTTGGAGAAGATCCTAAAAAAATGTTCAATGGTAAAGCAAAGAATGGAGCATCTTTTGGAGCTTATGATCCTTATAAGAGAGTACCTTATGATGCAGCTAAACCTATGCCTAAAGATCCTTATAAACCTAACTTTCCAATAGCCAAGTTTGATAATGGTGGTAGAACTAACAATTATACTGGAAGTAATAAATCAAGTGATTTTATGCAACCTTTATTTACACAACAATCATTAAATTCTGAAGCTTCTTTTGTAGATCCTATGCCAATTACATTGGATAATGGTGGAGGAATAAAAGATAAATTTGCTAAGTTAAAACAACAAACAGAAGCAGCTTTAGCTAAAAAATATCCTGGTAAGAAGATAACTGTAGTTCCTTCTTATGATAGAGATATATCTACACAAAGAGGATTAATGGCTTCAAAGAAATCTAAAACTCCTGTATCACTTCATAACCTTGGAGCAGCTGGAGACTATAATATATATGTTGATGGAAAGTTAGTACAAGACCCTCAAGTATATAAAGATACCTTATGGAAAGAAGCTAATAATCTTGGATTACATTCTTTAGGAGATTGGGATCCTGCTCATATATCAGCAGTAAAAGAAGGTAAAGGTACAGCATTTAGTACTTTATTAAGTGCAAATCCAGAGATAAGAGATACAGATCAGTATAAAAATACAGTTTCTTATCTTAAAGATCTTATTGATAAAAAGCAAGCTACTAACAGAGAAATATCTGCTTATAATCAATTAACAGGATCTAAAATAGCTATTCCTAAAGGAAGAGGATATATAGATAATACAAGAGTATTAGATACTAGTATTCCCAGTGGACAGGTAGCTTTTGGTGAAACTTATATTAATCAAAATCTTACAGATCTCCCTAATATAGAACAATTACAGGAGACTAATATTCCTAATATTAGTACTAATATAGAAGCTAATGTTCCTAATACTAATAGTTCTACAATAAATAATTCTATTCCAGACTTTAAAAAACCTGTACCTGGAAAATCAAGAGATATAAGAAATCCTTTATCAATTGATCAATATTTTCCAGAAGCTTATGTATTAGCTACTAATAGAGAACAACCTGTTCAGGCACAGTATTACACTCCAGAGTTATTCCAACCTTATGAAGTATCTTTCCAAGATTTAAGAAATCAAAATCAAGCTGATTTTAATGCTACTACAAGACAATTGGTTAATGCTGGAAGATATGATTTATTATCTACTGTAGCTGCTGATAAGTATAGAGCTAATGAATCTATAACTGCAGGTCAGGAATTTAGAACTAATCAAGGAATAGCTAATGATGTATATAATAAAAATATAGGATTATTAAATCAAGCAGAGCTTACTAACTTACAAATAGCAGATTTACAAGCTGATAGACAAGCTCAAGCTTATGCTAATACTCAGGATAGAACTATAGATGCTATAACTTCATTATCTGCTAAATCTGCTCAGAATAAATTAGAGACTAAAACAGCTAATTTATACTCACAAATGATGAAAAACTTTAGCTATAATGAAAAGAATGGAAAAATAGAGTTTAATCCTGATAGTATAACAGGACCTGTTATAACTAATCCTAATGGAACTACAACTGAATATATAGATCCTAATAAGAAAATCATAGATTATGAGTATGATTCTAAAGGAAGAAGAACTAGAAAAGTTGAAACAGAACCTCAATATAAAGTTCAAAAAGCTAGATGGAGATTATTTGGATAATACATTCTAACTTAATAAATTAATAATTTCTAATAAGATTTGTCAGTATTTAATTAAAGTATTGACAAATCTTTTATCTTTGTATTCTATAACATAATTTAGATGGCAAATTATAGACAAACTAGACCTATAAATTACTCACCATACATTAGTCAAATTCCTTTACAACCAATGTTACAAGTTGGTAGTCAAGAGCAATTAAATTATAATGTAGCTGTAGACAAAATACAATCTCAAGTAAATCAATTGGGAGCTTTAGATATAGCCAGGTCTCAAGGAAGAGCTTATGTTAATCAGAGATTAAATGATCTGGTTAATAAGATAAATGTAGCAGCAGGATCAAATTTTTCTGATCCTAATGTATTTAATCAGTTAACAGCTATGGCAGGTACAATAGGTAATGATCAAACTATTGTTAATGAAGTTGTAGGTACTCAGATGATGAGGTCTAAACAAAAAGAGATTACTACTCTTAAGGAAAAGAATCCAGAATTATATTCTCAAAAAAATGAAGAATATGCAATGATGGATATAAATAAATGGTTATCTGATGGATCACCTGCAGGTACTAAACTTAATGATAGAAGATCTTTCTCTCCATGGTATGATTCTGAAAAAGAAGCTACAGATTTAACAAAAGATTTCTTATCAAGACCAGATGAATTTACTACAGAAACTTTAGATCCTAATACAGGACAAATTATAAAGAAAACTTATAAAGGTAAAACAGCTGATCAAATAAAACAATTCTTAAATGCCAATTTATCTAGCAAAGCTAAGAATCAATTTATAATTGATGGTACAGTTAATGGACAGTATATATCAGATCAGGAGTTTTTAAGACAGTATCAAGAAGATAAAAACAATCAGATTAGATCATTAATAAATGATGGTAATCAATTAACACAAGCTTATCATAGTAGCTCATTAACTACAGAAGAAAGAAATAAAATATCATTACAGGTTAATGATATTAATAAACAAATTCAAGCTTTAAATGCAGATAAAGGTAATGTTGATTATATGAGAGCAGCATTAGCTCAAAAACCAGATTATTTTGGTCAAATGTATGCTAATCAGAAAATTAATGCAATGGCTATTACTAGAGAATTTTCTGAAAATGCAGTAACATATGGAACTAATGAAGCTACAGTTTCTCAGCTAAATAGAATAGCTACCAGAGAAAATATGATGTATACTCAAGCTCAAGAGAATGCCAGAGCTTCTATGGCTAACAAATTAGCTTATGATAGATTAGCTGTTGATTCTGGGTTTAAAGAACAGGAACTTGAATTAAAAAGAATTGAGTTAGGTCTTAAATCAGGATTGCAACCTGGAATGGCTCCATTTAATCCTAATTCTCCTTCCAGTAGATATGATATTCAAACTACAGGAAAGCAGGATATTACAGAACAAATAACTGGACAGAATGCTTATCAAAAATATCAAACAGAAACTTTTGGTAAGATAAATAATTATAATGCTAGTAAAGGAGCATTATATGATAATTTATCTAAGATAAAATCTTATCAAGATGATTTAGCTAAATCTGTAGGAAAGGTATGGAGTAACATGACAGAACCTGAAAGAAGAAATGCTTTTGATCAATATTTAATAGCAAAGAATTCTGATTGGAATAAAGGTAATCAAATGCCTAAAGAATTAGATGATTTCTTTAATGCTTCTACAGAGTTATTAAGAGATGTTACTGTAAGAAGAAACTTTGGTAATAATGCTAATGAAAAGGTCTTAAAAGATATGCAATCATTAGGAGTATCTAGTGTAACTATAGATGGTAAAACATTTACTCCAGAAGATATTCTTAGATATGTAACTACAGGATTTGGTCCAATAAAAGATCTTCCAGATGGTTCTGTAGCAGGATATGAAAATGTAGAATATATAGATCCTAAATCAGGATTAAGAGGAACCAGAGTAGTTTATACTGGAGGTTTAAACAAGTATGCTCCTCTTAGAGAAATGGTTGAAAAATTTAAACAATCTGCTGCCCTTAAAGAATATTACAATCAGTTTAATATGTCTTCAGGACAGGAGTTATATAAAACTACAAGAACTTTTGATCCTAATAATAAAGCTCAACAAGCAGATTTTACTAAGATGAAAGGTCTTGTTATGGGATTATTACAACAACAAGATCAATCAAAAGCTCAAAGTATAAATCCTAATGATATATCTCCAGTATTTCATATTAATAATTCTACTGGAGAAATAGAAGGTACTATCATATCTAAAGGTAAAGCAGGTAGAGATGTAATAACTCCATTTAAGGTACAGAATGATGCAATGAAATTTAATAATGCAAGAGATCTTGAGTTACAACAAGAAATGTTTTTTAATAATGGAGCTACAGGTTCTATTTTAATAAGAGGACCAAAGCCATTTAATGTAGTGATTAAATCTAACTCTACAGATGCAGCATCTAAATTTACTGTAGGTCCAGGATTATCAGCAGCTAAGTATACTATATATGATTTAAATAATAATCAAATAAAAGATCCTTATGGTGGATTTGATTCACCCACTGCTGCAGAAGATTGGATAAAAGGTATGGGTAATGCAATTACTCAACAAGAAGCATCTAAATGGTATAATAGTGTAAAAGATACACCACAATTTAAATCAATGTCTGATAGACAACAAGCTGATGCTTTAAGTAAACATCTTGAAAACATTGATCCTTCAAATAATATGCAGTTCCAAAGTAATAATGTAATGATGAACATTTTACAAGGACTTAAAAATACCAAATAATAATTAAAAGATTTATGCCAGATAACAATACACAACAACCTAATGTATCAGGAACTCCAACTCCTCAACAGATTTCTCCTTTATCACAAAGAGATTTCTATACATTAGATAATGTGCATCAGAGTGTTGGTTCTCAATTACAGAAGACTTTATTCTGGGATTATGCAAGAAATGCAGCTCCTGTAGCTCTTGCTAAAATGCCAACTTTATCTACTAACTATCCTAATTTAATTAATAATAGTGGAGTAATATATCAAGCAGGAGTTCCTAAAGCTACAAAGACTTGGGATCAAATGAGTATTGAAGTAGCTAATAATTTAAAAGCTACTAATCCTTATTTTAATACTCCTACAGTACAGAATTCTTATCAAGAAGCTGGTAGATATTCTACTAATATTCATGGTAATGCTCATGGTTATATTAGAGGAAGAAATAATGAAGATTATGAAGCTTCTAAACAATCAGGATGGGAACTTGTTCCTATTGGTGTAATTAACTTTCTTGAAAAAACAGGTAGTGTTGCTTTATCATCTATTGGTATGATAGGCAATTTACCTAATGCTTTATTATCAGGAGATATGTCTAAAGCTGCTGATAACTGGTTATCTAAATGGGCAGATCAAATTTATGAAGATAGATCTAATGTTGTATTTAGATCTGATGAATATAATCAAAAAGGAGCTTTAGCTAAATTAGGTACTGGAACCTGGTGGGCAGATCAAGGAGCAGATATGGCTGGTTTTGTTGCTGGTAATATTCTTCCTGCTGCAGGTATTGCTAAAGTTGGTGTTTTAACAAGAGGATCTAAATATCTTGGTAATGCTATATGGTCTTCTAAAGCAGCAGAATCTTTTGTTGCTGCTACAGAAGCTGGACAATTAGCAGCTACTTCTGTTCCTACTGTATTACAAGCTGGTAACTTTTTAGCTAAAAATAATAGATGGTTAAATGGATTAACTACTTTAGAAACTAGTGCTGCTTCTGCTTATACAGAATCAGTATTTGAAGCTGCTGATACTAAAAAGAGAATTTATCAACAAATGTTAGATGCTGGTAAAGCACCAGATGAAGCTGCTTCAATAGCTAATACTAATGCTAATAGAACTTTTGGTCTTAATATGATGGTATTACTTCCCTCAGCTTTTTGGGAAGTTAATGCTTTATTGAAAGGTAGAGAAAATTTAAAACAAGCTGTAAAATATATAAGGAATGGAGAATTAGTATCTCCAGAAATGAAATCTTATATTGCTTCTTTAGGTAAAGGTGCAGCAGAAGGTGCTTTAGTAGAAGGTTTATGGGAAGAGAATGTTCAACATTCTATACAGGAACTAGCAGATAAAATCTCTTCTGAAAAAATATCTACTTCTTTTTCTGATATTGGATCTTCTATAATTTCAGATACATTTGTAAATAACTTTACTACTGATGAAGGTTTAGAAAATATTGTTGGTGGTGTAGTTATGGGTATTTTAATGGGAGGTAAAAAAGGATACTCTAATGTAAAAGATAATTATAAATTAGCTAAAGTAGCTTCTGAGAAGTATAATAAATCTTATACAGATGAATATAAACTAGCAAAAGATATAATGAAATTATCTGATTATCAGAAAAATACTGATGATTATATAATGAGAGATGCTAGTGGTAATATTATACTTGAAGATAATGTTGCTAAAATAAATCATTCTAAGCTTATACAAGATGTTAAATCACTTGGATTACAAGTAGATTTAGGATCTACAATGGCTAGTGCAGCTAATAATAATCTTGATGATGTATTTGAAACTGCAAAAAATCAACTTATAGGAGAATATGTTTATAACCACATGAATAATGGTCTTGAAGAAAGAATGTGGGATAAACTTAATTCTTGGCAAAATCTTAATCAAACTGAAAAAGACCAATTGGGAATCTTCTTTGAAGAAAAAGATTCTGAAGGAAATCCTATATCCTTACAAGACCAATTGAATGATGTTAAAATTAAGACTGCCAAATATAAAAGATTATATAATCATATAGAATCTATGTATCCTGAAGTATTATATACTGATAAGGAAGGTAGAGAATATGGATATAATACAAGAGGTATATTTAGAGAATCAATTTTAAATCAATCTTTATCTGATCAATTAGATAATATTAGAAATGATATATCTAGTCTTAGTTCAGAAATAGTTGAAGCTTTTGAACAACAACTTTCTTATGGAAGTTATTCTGATAGGAATGAAAAATTGTTATGGGAGGAAAATCAAAAGATAAAATCTTTTATTGCAGATAATCCCAACTCTACTTTTAGTATACAATTTAATAAATTAAATTCTTCAGAGAAAGAGACTATTAGTGAACTTAAAAAATCTAATGAAAGATATAAAGATCTTACTAATAGAGATAATACTTTACAAGAGATTCAATCTACTGTAGAATCAAGAGATAAAAATGAAACTATTGTAAAAGAGAAATTAAAGAATTTACCAAAGGATATAGAAGCTGAAAATGAAAGATCTGCTAAAGATGCTAATGATGTATTTGATACTGATACTTTACCAGAACCTCCAGAAGATGTAACTATTGAACCTGTAAGTGATGATATAGATGCTTTTGAGTCTGCTGTAGCTAGTAATACTACTAAACCTTCAGATAGTATTCCAGGTAAAGATGAAGATATGGCATATAGAGTAAGTGTAGCTAAACAAGCTATATTAAATCATTATGCAGGTAATAAAACACTTCAGCAACAAGCTAGTGATAAACTTGATCAAATGGATGATCAACAAGTATTCCAAGCTTATGATGCTGTATTTAAAGATCAAGCTAAGACTTTTAATTTTAAAGGAAAGACTATAACTGTAGGAGATATATATAAAGATAATACAGAAGTTTCCAGACAATGGAAAGTAGTTGGACAAAACACTTTACCAGGAGCACAAGGAGCTGTAATGTTACAAGATATATCTGATCCTACAAATAAATATGAGATAAGTGAACTATCTCAGTTAGATGCTTTAACTCTTGTAGAATCTAAACCTAAAACTAGTAAAGAGAAAACAGAAGAAAAGAAAGATAATATTAAAAAATCTCAACAACCATCTCTTACAGAGGATGGAAATCCTATTGTTAATGAAGATACTCCTAAAATCTGGAGAATTCCTAATGGAAATGTATTTGTTGAAGTATTTCAACAAATACCTTATTCCTTAAATAAAGCTGCTATAACTTCTGTATTATCATCTACCCCTAAAATAGCTGTTACATCAGGTTTAAGAATAAGATTTAAAAGAGTTACTGATCCTAATAGGATAGCTAAATATAATGATTTAAGAAATCCAGCAGGTCAGGATTTAATGCCTAATACTAATATAAAACAACATATGGGTGTTTTATATGATGCTGAAATTATACTTGGTGATCAAGTAATAGGATATTTAACTGACCCTAATAAATACATATTCTATAGTTCTACTGGAGAAATCATCCCAGTAGAATCTATGACTGAAGAATATTTCTCTACTATATATAATACTAATCAAAAGTATCCAATATCTTTAGAACAATTTAAGAATTATCATTCTCAATCTACAAATCTTTATAATGAATTAATAACAAGGTTAGGTAATGAAGATGAAATAATTCTTGAACCATCAGATATAAGTTCATTACTGAGTTGGAATATTAATAATGGAGAATATGATTATTCTGATAATAAAGAATATTCCCTTGATCAGTTACAGTTTAATACTGTAATGGGAGAAACTTATATAATAGATTCTCAAAATGTATTTGATAGTAATGGATTATTACAATCCAGAACACAAAATGTAATTATATCTGATCCTACAAGATATAATGAGATAGATAAAGTAGTACAAGATTCTTTGTCTAAACTTAATACAGGTATAAATAATTATGGTAGATATGTAGCTGCTGTACAATTAGGTAATGGGGATATAAAATTTGTAGAACTTACTACTCCAGTATTAAGTAATACTGAATTAGAATCTATTATAGATTCAATATTTGAAAGAAGATCTCAGTCTGCTAGTCAAACTAATATAGCAGAAGATAGATCTAAAATACCTAATGATTATTCATTTAATGATCAGTTTAATAAAGATCTTAATGATTTATTGTTTATATCTTTAGATCAAAAAGGTTGGAAAGCAAAATTAGAAGTATCTCCTACAGGAAGTTTTAGATTAGTAGTTACTGATTATAGAAATGATGGTAAGCCAATATCAGCTAAAATAAATATTAGTTTAACTACATCTAAGAACATTGATGATATAATTAAATCAATCAATAACTCTATAGTAGAATATAATAAAGCTGATATTAAGGATAAATCAATTGCTAAAATTCCATTTAAATTAAACAGATCTAACTTTAAAAAATCTTTATCTAGAAATCCAACAATAGATGAATTAAGACTTCTTTCTACTTCAGTAAATCCTGGAATAGTAAAGAATGCTTCATTAAGTATAGATGTAAAGCAATTTACTCCTACACCTACTTTAGTAACAACTAATGAAGTTATAAGAGAGCCACAATTACCTTCAGAAACTAATGTAACTGTTACTCTTCCTATAGAAGATGAATCAGGTCAGCCTACAGAAGCTATGATTGGTTCAGGTTCTTATCAAGAAATATCTGAGCAAATTAATAATCTTCAAATACAAATTCAAACTATTCTTTCTGAAATAAAAACAAGAAAGGATAAAGAATTTAATAAAGTAGCTAATGAAAATATTAAGAATATTAAAGCTCAAATAGCTGACTTAATGACTAGATTACCTAAGACTGAAATAACTCTTAAGGTAATAAACTCTAAAGAGTCTAGAGAAGGTACTATAAGACTTAATGAATTTAAAAAGTTTTTACAAAAGAATCTTCCTAGTTATATTAATGTAGCTGATATTAACAATCTTTCTAAGAATTTAATGACTACTGGAACTACAGTAGGTGCATTCCAGAATAACTTAGAAATATTAGGTAATGGAAAGTTTAAAGTAACAGGTGGTACTATATTTACTGCAGATAATAATTCATTTAAATATCATGAAGCATTCCATGCTGTATTTAGATTATTATTAGATAACAAACAAATAAAACAATTACTTGATCAGGCAAGCAAAGAAGTAAAAATAAATGATCAATCTATAAATGAGTTTAGAAATTCTTCTTCTTTATATTCTAATTTAGGTGATTCTCAAATTAGAGAAAGAATATTAGAAGAATATATGGCTGATAAGTTTGAAGAGTGGAAATCTAATAAAGCAACAAAAACTGATTCCAGGATAAAAGAGTTTTTTAAACAATTATTGCTTTGGATAAAATCTTTCTCACAAAGAATAGGTTTATCCAAACAGGATCTCTATGTCCTTTTTGATGATATTAATACTGGTAAATACAAGAATAAAGTAATTCAACAAAACAAATTTACTAATTATGGAGAATATGATCCTCAGAGTGAGGTATTCTCTACTGATCCTGTACTTAAATTAATTAAGATAGGAGAGGAAATAACTACAGATGAAAATGGTAATAAGCTGGTTACAGCAAAATACTTATCTCAATCTAAGTCTACTCAAATAGTAAATACTGTTACTTCTGTGTTCTTAAACAGAAGAGAAAATTATAGAGGAAAAATATCTGATCTTATTAATGAAATAATGAATGATTATGCTACATTGTATGATCCTTCAAGAGATATATATCTAGAAAGAGAAGATTATTCAGATATTATAGAAGATTTATATGATATTCAAGCTGCTTATTCAGATCCTTCTGCAAGAGAATCTATAATTGAAGCTATCAATTATAATCTTAATCAGATGGGCTTTAAACAAGCTTTATTAGAAGATGAAAATGAATCTGTAGAAGATAATTTTGGTCCTAAAACTACATCTGATTATTCTTTATCTCAAGAGAATATAGACTCACATGAAAATATACCTGCTCTTGTTAGAAGACATATAGGTACAGCTTCTAAACAAATTATAGATGAATTTGGTAATACTGAATTAAGAGATGGTGAACCTCTTATTCAAGCAGTAGATGTTAATGTAGTTTATAATGGATTATTAAAAGCTCTTGCTAATATTCCAGATTCTAAAACATTTATAAGAAGATTACAACAGTATGGAAAAGGTAATTCTGAATCTTCTATTTACATTAGTAAATTCTTTAATGATACTGGATTAGTAATTAATAATGATGGTACTTATAATGTAACTAAGAATTATCAATTATTCAATGCAGCTGTTAAAGGGTTTAATCAATATAGAATTAATTATTTATTTAGTAGAAAAGATGCTAATAAACAACATCTTGATATATTTAATGCTAACCAAAAAGATGTAGCACAAACACAGGTTACTCAATGGTATAATGCATTTACTACTAACTACCAGGATATAGTTGATAATTTTACTAAAGAACAGAATTCAGAAAGAAATAAATTTGTTGATAATAGAAAGAAAGTTCTTGATAGAATTAATTCTTTCTTGTTATTAACTAAATCTTATTCTGATACTGATCTTAATAAACATGCAGAAGATCTTACATTAGATCTTAATGTAGCATATGGTATATCATTGTCTAAGAATTATATGTATTATTCAATGATAGCTAATATGACTGCTGAAAGAACTAGTGAGCAGGAAAACTATTATCAAGCATTTAAAGATATTCAGCCTTTAACACAGGAAGATATATCTCAACTATCAAAGATTATACAAAAAGGTTTTAATCCTTTTGTAAAAGAGACAAAAGATGTAGAGATTACTGATGATGCTAGTGGAGAAACTACTACAGATGCTGTAGAAACAGATACTGCAGCTATTGGTAGATTAACTAAGATAGCTGCTAATAATGCAATTTTTGATGAAACAGTAGGTACTTCATCATTTAAGAATGCTAATAATAAGATGGTATATGGACATCAAAGTCCTACATTTGATCTTATTAAAACTACTCAATTACAATCTCAAGATTTTAGGGATAATTTAAGAAAAGATAGTTATCTTAATAATAACTTCTTATTAAATAATTCTAAGTTTAATTGGATTGCTAATATAGGAAAGTTAATTATTGATAGAATTGATGGTTTAAGACAAGTATCTTTATCAGAGAATTCAGAAGGTCAATTATTTGAAAATAGAACTCTTGATGTAAATAAGAAAGAAGGTGTTGTATATGGTGATTATAATACCAGGGATTTTGTAGTTCAGTTATATGATCTTTATTTTACTAATATAACTAAAACTAATTCTGGTAATTCTATAAGAGCTATAGAATACCTTGATGATAATAATGCTAAAAAACAATTAGTATTATCTAACCATCTTATTAGAGTAATTGAAGCTTCTAATACTGGGGATACAATTGCTTTACCTATAAATTATTCTTATTCTAAAGAAGGAATAACAGAAGAAGCTATTGATATACTTACTAATGAAGTTATAAATGAATATAATAGAATTATAGTAGCAAAAGCAGAAATTGATCAGATTAACCAGGGTATAAAGACTTCTGGAATTATCAAAGGTTATCATACAAAAGAAAAAGGTAAGAAAGAAAGAGGATTAACATTCTTTAACATGGCTAATTCTCTTGGAAATCTTAGAACTTCTCTTGAAGAATCTGCTTTTAATGGAGTTCCCTTCTTAGAAAATAAAGATGTTATTAATAATGTAAGGAAACAACTTAAAGATTATTGGAATAATCAAGTAGAACTTGAAGTTCAATACATGATTAATTCTAATATCATTAAAAGGAATGCTAATGGTAAATTACATAATTTATTATTGGCAAGAGAATTAGCAGAGGGATTAACAACAAATAAAAAGTTTGATAAAGGATTATCTGATAAAGTATTTTTTACAAATGATTTAAAAACTAACATAGGTCAAGTATTTATTAATGATTTTATAAATACATTATCTTATAATCAATTATTAGCTGGAGATGAATCTAAACAAGTAGATGGTCCTGTTAACCAGGTTAAAAGAGCTAAAAGCAGAAACAATGCTGGTGCTTCTTTATATACAGAAGTAATTGCTCCTGAATTAGGTATTAATCATACATTCACTCAGTCTCATATTCTTACTATTAAAGAACCTGAGTTTGTAAATAATTTAGGAGAAGTTAAGAGAGCTGATGCTCAAATGTGGGGAACATTAAAAGGTATTAGATATACTTTATTTGGTCTTGGTAAACTTAATACTAAAGTAGCTGAATTCTTAGATAAGATAGAAGCAGGAATTCCTGTTACCAAAGAAGATGTATTTGGTAATGGAGAATTGGAAGGTTCTATTGATTTTAATGGACAAACAAGTGTACTTAAATTAGCTTATGCAGATGGAATAAAGAATGTCAAAATCTCTATGGTAGTACTTACTAAACAATTAACTTCTTATTTCAATGAAGAATCTGGAGAGTGGGAAGCATTACCTCAAATGCAAGAGCTTCATGAAAAAAGAGTTAAATTAGAGGATTTTGAATCTAGAAATAATACTGTAGCATTTATGATTCCAGAATCAGGATCTAAAATGCTAACAGAAGATATTATTGATGATTTTAGAAATGCACAAGATATACATTTCAAAGTTCTTGATAATAATTTCTGGAAGTTACAATCAGAAAATCCTTCTAATAAAGTAGTAATTACTGATCCTACACAAGCTAAACAGATTATAGATTCTGAACAAAATGATATTGTAGAAGTATCTGTTGAAGGATTTCCTGCTTTAAAATCTCTCTTTGGTAAAGATAAAATAACAGTTAAAGAATTAAGAGAAATTTATCAAGAATCTTCTTCTAGAAGAGTAGAACAAAATTATTTAAAAGCTAGAAACTTAATATTTAAAATAACTGGAAATAAAAAGGGATTATCTGATAGCATAGATACATCAAGAATAACTCCTGATTTAACTGCTTTTATCAAAAGAGCAAAAGAAACTTTGGAAGCTTCAGGTGCAGATTCTCAATTATTAGGATTCTTTGAATTGGATGAGAATAATAAACCTAAGTATGATCTTAATCTTCCAATGACTCTTGATAAATATACTCAGCTATTTTTGGCTTATTTCTCTAAAGGAGTAATACAAGAAAAAACTCCAGGTCATGCTATTACTTTAGCTTCTGATCAGGGAGTTAGAATACTTAGACAAGTAGTATCTTTAAATGAAGATGGTTCTGTTAAACAGTTTAAAACTGTAAGAATGGATGAATTTAAAAGTAATCCTTATAGATTCAGAAATATAATAGAGGATGGTTCAGAACAAGGATTATCTGTAGGAGAATTATATCTTACAGATCTTAAGCATAAGGTTCCTGAGTATAATGAAAAAGGAGAAATAATAGGATATTATTCAGAAGGTATGATAGCTCCACATTTTGCAGAATTAATGGATATTAAACCAGGAGAAAATATTCCTGAAGCTGTATCTAAGAATTTTGGTGTGAGAATTCCTTCTGATGATAAACACTCTTTTATTGCAATTAAAATAGTAGATTTTCTACCAGCTAACTATGGTTCTACTGGTATATTTGCTAAGGAACTTATACAAATTTCTGGAGCTGACTTTGATGTGGATAAAATGTATATGTCTATAGCTTCATGGTATAAAAATAAACAAGGAGATATTGTTAAATATGGAAATGTATCTTCCCAAGAAGAAAGATTTGCAGAGTTTATTCATTATGAAGTAAATAATAATAAGGATCTTAAAAAGTTAATAGCAGAGAAACTTCAAGCTAATAAGGATTATAATACTATGGATAAAATATTATCTGTAAGTAAACTTAGTAATCCCTGGGTTAATGAAGATTTAGAGAATTTAGTTTCTGAAACTTCTTTCTCTCAAGTTATTTCTTTTGGAGATACTGATGCTCTTATTAAATATACTAAAGCTGAAAAACAATCTCTTAAAGACACAGCTATTATAGAATCTTTACAACAGTTAGGATTACCTTCTTCATTAGAAGAATATAACAATTATACTAATAATGGAGAAATAGAAATTAACAATGGAGTACTTAATAATAGAATTTTAGAAGCTAAGATAGGTCTTCTTACTAATGAGTTTGTTAATACTTATAATGATACTACAGCTGGTCCTGATGCATTAAAAGATCTTACTAAGGATGAAGATCTCAGACCTTCTCTTAATCTTCCTGATGGTTATGATACAAATACTATTACTGGTAAAAGAATAGGTTTTACTAATAATAAAGAAGGAGCTAATGGTATTGGACCTGCAGTTAACTTCTCTCTTGTTTATTCTTTATTAAATAAATATGGAATTAAATTAAGGTCATCAGAGGAATCTAATAATGATGATAGTTTCTTTAAATTAAGGATAGATAATCATATTTATGATGGTTATGATAGAAGGATAGCTGATGATGGAGAAAGGATAATGCAGAATATAGCAGTACTTGAAGCTGCTATGACAGATAATGCTAAGGAACAATTAGCATCCATCTTTAATATTCCTACTCATGCTGTATCTGTATTAGCAAATATGTTCTCTCAAGGTATAGATATGAAAACTGCAGTATCTATATTACTTCAACCTTCTATTAAAGAATATTTTAACTCTATTAAAGAATTTGAAGCAAACTTTAAATCAGCAGAAGATGGTAAGATAGATGGTAAAAAAGTAAGTAGAAGAGATGTAGGACAAGCTTTATTAGATAAAATAAAAGGTACTATTCCTAATGGACAATTTAATGAAGAATATGAAATAACCAGAGAAGGGTTATTTAGTTCTACAAGAGGAGAATCTTTAGATTCTATGTTACAATGGAAAGTTCTTGATAGTTATATTAGACTTCAAAAACAAACCAGTTCTGTAGCTTCTATAGCTAATGTAATAAAACTCAGTAAGGGATTAGGAACTAGTTTTGAATATATTGATGATATTCAAAATACCTTAAGAGAATTAGGAATATATGAAAATGAAGAAGAATTTAAAGAAAATCCTTCAGCAGTAGATGTTAGAGAAGTGTTAACTAAGCTTCATAAAATATCATCTACTAATATTAAAGTAATGAATCAAATATTTCAATTATCAAAAACAATGTTCATTGAAAGAACAGATACTTTTGATAGAATATCTGATATTGTTATGGGTAATATGGATTTCTCTAAAGACATGTATAACTTTGAAGAGGAAAAGATAAAACTCAAGAGAAATCTTATTTCATATTTGACATTCAAAGCTTATATGAAAGATATGGTTGCTAATAACAAATCTGGAAGATTAACTACATTAACTAATAAATTATTATATGACAAGTTAAATGAAAATGATAACTTCTTAAATATAGTAGAAATAGTTAAATTAGCTAGGAAAAATGCTCCAAATAATTACTTCTTAAATAAATTCTTAAACATGGTTCCTACTTCAAGAATACAGAAAGATGGTTCTGTAGTAGCTAATCAGAATAATAAGGATCAAATTAACAAGATAGAAGCTAATACTTGGGCTAAAGTATCTAATACCAGAGCAGAGTTATTACAAGATAGCTTTAGAGAGTTGTATTCTAATCCAGATACTAAAGATTATGCTGTAGCAATATTTAACTATCTTATAGTTAAAGATGGTTTACAGTATAAATCTGGCTCATTTATTAAATACATTCCTAATGCTGTATTTTATGATATTTTACAATCAGCATCTAAAGTTAATGATTTAATGAAGTTACAGGTATCTGATTCCTTAACTCAGGAAGAACTTACTAAGAAATATGAAAGTGCTTTTGGGTTAGATCAAAAGGGTATATTTAATGAGTTTACTAAAGTATATCTTTCTAACATAAATAATGCCTTCCATATTCCACAGGTAACTAATATTGTTAAAAATAATAGTCCTAAATCAGCAATTAATTTTACATCTGATTTAAAAAATCAAATAAATATTGATATATTTGCAAATACAAAATCTCAAGATTTTGAGAATTATTTTACTGGTAAATATTCCAATGAAGAGTTAGGACAAGGAGAAGGTTCTTTACAGATAATAGCTACTCCAACAGGTCAATCTGATTTTTCTAAGGACAGCTTTATAACTAATATTGAAGATCTTAATGAATCTGGATTTACCTTTGCTTTTGAAAAAGGTAAAAATAAGAAGGGTGAAGATATAGTTAGAAGATTAGTTAAGTTTCCTTATGTAATAAAAGTAAGAGATGGAGCTATAGATAGGTATTATAGATTAAATTCTGTAGGTAAAAAGACTTCTAAAGAGGATGTTACTGATAGTTTAGCATCTAATTTTATTGAGCCAGGAAATACTATGGCTCAAGGAACTAAAGCTGTATATATTGAATTTCAGCTTAAAGGTGTTAGAAATCAAACTCCTATAGCAGAAATGTTTGGAGAGATTCCAGATGCTAAGAATTTCATTAAGAAACCTAGAAATATTCTAGGTATGTCTTTAAAAGATTACATGGAAATGTCAAAAAATCCTACCATGTTAAGATCTCTTGGTATGGCAGATACTGCTGATGTTTTAGATGTAATGGGATATGGTACTACAGATATAATAGTAAAAGAAAATGATATTCCAGATATTTCTTTTGAGGGAGAAGCTTTTGCTTTTGATAAAGCTATAGCTGATATTAAAGCTAATCAAGAAATTCCTGCTGTAGAAATAGAAGAGATAGAACAAGAAGCTTTAGGAATTATAGATGTAGATATGCTTAATGAAATGTTAGCTAAAGATGAAGAAATGAGAAAGAACATGGATGAAATGGACTCAGAATCAGGAACATGTTAAAATTATAACTTAATGTCATATTGTAGATTAATAGTTCCAAAGGTAGGAAACAATAAAGGTGTAAAAACTAAATCTGTTTTATATTCAAATATACTTGATACAGTTAAGGATCCTAAAAAGGCAACTAAACTGTATCAAGTTGCCTTTACAAGTGATTTTATAAATAATTTTGGGGATTGGATAAATAATCCTCAAGATAAAAATATTATATCTAAATTAGATAGTAATGGAGAACCTAAATTATCTGAGTTAAAAGATTATATAACCAGTGCTAACTTTAGGATTAAATCTAATAGAAATATAGAATACTTCAAGAAAAGATATGGAATAGATAAAGTAATGAGTCTTGGAGAAGCTCAATTATTATCTGAAAAGATCAATAAATTATATCCTAATGTTCAAGCATCTTGGGATGCAAGAACAGATAATAAAGGAGTAGTTAATCTTCATTTTAATACTTCTGAGTATTTAGCAGATAAAAATTCTGATGGAGAAGTTAATAGATTACTAGTATCTAAATTACTTGACAAGTTTCCAAAACTTAATGTGAAGTATATAAATCAAACAGATATTGAATCTATAATAGGATCAAGAAATTTATTAAAAGCTGGTAATGCTGATAACATCAGATCTTTCTTTCATGGAGGAACAGTATATATAATAGATGGAAGAACAGATAATGAAATGGTTATAGAGGAGTTTTTACATCCTTTTGTAGCTAATATAGCAAAAGATAATCCTGAAGCTATGTTAGGATTATTCAATGATGCAAAGAAAAATTATCCTCAGCTTTGGAATTATATTCAAAGAGAGTATAATTCTGAAAGAGGATATTCTAATGCTGACAGAGCTAAAGAACTAGTTACTCAATCTATAGCTAAAGTAGCTAATAATGAATTTGAAGAAAATGGTTTAGATGAAATATCTAAAAATGATTTCTTATCTAAAATAGAAACCTTTTGGAATAAGCTTAGAGATCTTATTAGATCTTTAATAAATAATTCAGATAATAGAATATTTGCAGATGATATAGTTCCAGGTACTAAAATAGATGATATTGCTAAGTTACTTGGAGTAAAGGATATATCATTCAATACTTATATTTCTGATCCATTAGAAATATATTTTAATTTAACAGAAGAAGAACAAAAAGGAGAAAATCCTCCTTTACCTACAGATACTGAAGCTGATTTAGTAGAAAAAATGCTAAATGGTCTTTATAATTATCAAAAGATATTAGTTGATAGAAAAAACTTTTTTAAAGAATCTAATACTAATAGAAGATCTAAGTTTCAATTCCAGGGTAAAACTATTAATGGATTAGAAGCACTAATTGCTGAATTAGGAACTGATATAGATAATCTTAAATTAGAATATTCTAAAGGAGAGTTAATTAGGATATTTAGTAAAATGTTAGATAATATCCAGCATGATGCTGAAAGTATATCTAAATATATTAACAATAAGAAAAATGTAAGTACTGATCCTTATATATCTGTTGTATTAGAAGCTCAAAAAATGATTGATAGTTATAGTAATCTTAGATTAGCAGTAGATATTGGTATGACTAATACTAATATTGAATCCAAGATGAATAAAACTATTGATCAGCTTAATACTCTTAAAGATGATCTTCTTGATGCAGTAAATGATTATGTAGTACATGTAGTTAAAAATACTACTAACAATGATAGTTTAACTGAAGAAGAGATTAAAAAAATTCTTAAAGAGAGTTATGACATTCCTGATGCAGATTATTTATTTGGAGACATGTCTACTTCAAAAGATACTTTATTAGCTATAGCAGATATTCAATATAAGAATGCTATGATAGCTGTAAAAGATAGAGTAGATGAAAGAAAGGAACAATTAAATACATTAGGAAAGAATCTTATAAATGCTACTGGAGGTAAAACTAAAAAAGGATTATTTAACTTCATGATTGATTTTGATGATAAAGGTAATCCTACAGGAAGGTTAGTACAAAAGATAGGTAAGCAATATTATAATAAGAAGAAAGCAGTAATGGATCCTTTGTTTAATGAAAAAGGAGAGAAAATAGAATACTTTGAAATAAAGAATGTATTAACAGCAGATCCTGCTCAAGTAAGACATAATCAAGAATTATATGCAAAGAAAAAGGTAGCAAGAATGTTTAGATCTGCTGAGATTATAGAAGATGGTCAAATTTATGATGGTACTTATCATGCATATACAGAAGAGTTTTTAAGAGATAGAGCTAAGTATGAAATATTTGATGGAGCAATGTGGAGAGTAAGTCCTGAGTATGAAAATACTCCAGAGTATTCTCAGTATAGAAACAAATATTATACTGATCCAATAGAAGTATTAGTAGGATCTCCAAATGGCTCTGCTCAATTAATGAAGATGTCATTTCCTAAGAATGAATATGTATATATTAAAGATATTGCATCAACAGGAGAGGATATGAGAGATTCTAAATGGGTTAAACTTCATAACCCTTTAACTAACCTTGAAAGAGCTCAATTAGAATTTTATAATGGATACTTAGAAATATATAATGATCTTCTTAACAGACTTCCTGAAAAATATAGGAAGGAAATGGAAGGAAAGATGATTAAGGTTAAGATGGGTCTGTATAATAATATTATGGAACATAAAGAATCCATGTTCAAAATTATTGCCAGGTCTTTTAGACAATGGACTAAAGCTCCTGAATATTCTGCACAAAGAGTTACTGATGAAACAGGAATGATTTCTGATGAAGTTCCATTATTTTATGGTGGAGATTTCCAATCTCAGAAAAGGATTGATTCTCTTCAAAATGAAATTGATAAATTAAAAGCAGATTATTCTGCTAATAAAATCAAACAAGAAGAATATCTTGAACAGAGAAAACAATTAACATCCAGACTTAACTTTGAAATGGGTAAAGTAAGAGCTGATGAAGCTAGTCTTGATTTGTTAGATGGTCTTAGTAAGTTTGTTAATATGGCTGAGAACTATGATGTAATGAGTGAGTTAGAAGATATGTTTAAAACTATATCTGTAACATTACAAAATAGAAGAATAAAAAGAAAAGATTTTAAAGGTAATGATTTGTATACTACTAATGAAAAAGGAGAAAGGTCTCCAGTATATAAATCAGGTAAAGAATCTAATTCTTACAAAAGATTTAGTGCTTGGATGAAAATGGTGTTTTATGATAATCAGGATATAGATAATTCTACTGCAGCTACTGTAGCAAGAAAAGCACAAACACTAACTTCAATATCTAAGATTGGTCTTAATATCTTCTCTGGTATAAATAACTATGTAATGGGTAGAATAAACTCTACTATAGAAGGTGTTGGAGGTCAACATTATGGGTTTAAAGAATTATCCAGAGCTACTAAAGAATTTAATAAGCAATTATTACCTGGAGTTTTAGAAAAACTTGGTCAATTAGGTAAATCAAAAGATCCTTACAAAGATGCTAAACCTTATAGTAAATTTGAAGCTTTAGTAGAAAGTTATAAAATAGTAAGAGATCAAGCTTCTGGACAAGGAAATCCTCATACAGCAATAACTGATTGGTTATATTTACAACAAAAAGGTGGTGAATATGTAGTACAATCTAAACCTGGGATTGCTATACTTATGAGACAAAAACTTACTAATTCTATTACTGGAGAACAAGTTAGTGTATATGATGCTTATGACTTTAATAAACAAACTGGTAAATTAACACTTAAAGAAGGATTTGATTTATCTCCTGCAGAAAAAAGTAAGTTAATTAATAAGATTTGGGAAGTTAATAAATTAATACATGGAAACTGGGAAGATGTTGATAGAATGGTAATTCAACAACACTGGTTAGGTCAATTAGGAGCACAGTTTCACAAATGGTTATATCCAGCTTATAAAGCAAGATTCAAGAAGAGATATTTTGATGAAAACTTAGGTAGTATGGAAGGTAGATATTTGACTATTATATCTTTTATGAAACATGCTAATAAGTTAAGTTGGAATATTAAGAATACTTATGCAGCATTAGATGAAAATCAAAAAGCTAATATGAGGAAGAATGCTGCTGAAATAGGATTCATTATGGCTTCTTTTGCTATGTGGGCTGTGTTTAAAGCATTAGCTGCTAATATTCCTCCAGAAGATGAATTTCTTACTAAGTTTGTTAACTTTTTACAATATCAGGAAAGTAGACAAGTAAATGAACTAATTACATTAGTACCTATTGCTGGTATTAATGAGCAATGGCAATTGGTTTCTTCTCCAATAGCTGCTGCTAATACTATAAAAGATTTTGGACAAGCTATATGGCAAACAATTAAGATCCCATATGATTTTATGAGTGATTCTATGTATTATGAAAGAGGACCTTTTGAAGGTGATTTAAAATACATGAAAGAATGGAGAGATGTTATTCCTGGATTATATGCTCTTAATAGATGGGATTCTTATGAAACAATTAAAACTTTTTATATAAAATAAAAGGTAAATAATAATAGATAATACAATTTAAAATATTTTTAATGCCAATCAAGAAGTGTTCTCCTGCTAAGGTAAAGTGTCCTGCATGTACTGGTTCCAGTACTAATCCTTCTTGTCCTATAACTCTTCCTGGTACTTGTGTTAATTATACAGGAAGTCCTATAACAGGTCCTGGAATTAATGTAAATGATAACTTTAATACAGTTACAAATAAACTTGCTAATTATTCTTTAAATAATCAGAAGGTTATTGATGCTAATAGTGGTGTATTTTTAAATGATACTACAAAGACTATTAAATTAGGTTTAAATACTGCTGATCCTTTATTACAAGAAGGTTCCATTGAATTAGGTAGACTTTGTTATATTACACAAGGTGAAGATATTGCTGCTGGAAAGCAGATTGGTGTTTTATTTCAAGGAACTGGTAAAAAACTTGATATAATAGGACTTAGAGGTATGGGCTTACCTGCTGCTGGCTATAGTATTGAAGTTGAGGATACTGGAGCATTGGTATCAATGGTAGCTAATGATAATAATACTGGTGTACCTACTACAGGAGGTATGCAAATGGTTTTTAGTACTGTAGGTGACATGGAAGTAACTGATGGTATAAATAGTAAAGGTTTACAATATAGTGGTGATTATGAATCTAACTTTGTTCCAAGAAGTTTAGTAACTAAACAGTATGTAGATGCTATTGTTGGTGGAGGTGCTAATGCTAATAATGGTTTATCTTTAAATTCTGGATTTGTACAATTAGGACAATTAGTTAATACCATAGGTAATCCTGCATTAGTTACTAATAATAGAGAGATTCCCATGAATAATGGGCTTACAGTATCATTCAAAAATATTAGTAACTCATTTACTACAAGTATAAATCCTGGTAATATTTCTGTTACTAAGGATACTACTGTTTCTAATCCCTCTTTAGAATTTTATGATAGTAATATAGGAACTGTATTTAGCCAATATTTAACAAGTACAGGATTTGTATTTGATTATGATACTTTACCTGTAATAACTCTAGATGCATTTAATAATATACAATTTCATGGTTATCCAAATACAAGAAATAATGGTACAGCTACCAAAGCTCTTTACACTGGTAGTTCTGGAGAACTTTTATTAGGTAATTTTCCAGTTGAATCAGCTAATAATGGATTAAGTGTTAGTAGTAATATTGCTGTGTTAGGTCAAACTATAGGAGCTGTGGGTAATCCTGCTATATTAACATCAAATAGAGAAATACCTACAGGTGGATTTAATACAGTATTTACAGGAAATGGTAGAATTGGTATAGGAACATCTTCACCTTCTACAACTTTACATGTAGAAACTACTAGTAATACTTCAGGAGTACTAATAACATCAACAAGTTCTACACCTTCTTTCTTGTTAAAAGTAAGATCTTATTATCAAGGAATTGTTAATCAAGCTATCAATAATGCAGGTCTTTCAGGATTAACTCTTAGAGATGCTGCTGATGATCCAAATACTGATTTTAACTTGATGTTTCAACCTTCAGGTAAATCATTATATTATCAATTAGCACCTGGAGTAAGTGCTACTGGATATAGTATGCTATGGTGTAAAAATGATCAAAACTTATATGGTAGATTATTAATAGATACTGGTAGATGGCAGTTTGGTACTTTAGGTCCAGTAGGTTTTACTTTTGCAGATAATGGTTACACTTTACAAGTAGTTGGAAATCTATTTGTAAATACTTTTATGAGATTAAATCCTCAAGCTTCTGCACCAGCTTCTCCTACAAAAGGTATGTTGTATGTTAATAATAGTACAAATCAATTCTTAGGCTATGATGGAACTACTTGGGTAGATTTAGGAGCTACAGGAGGTGGAGGAAGTGTAACAAATGTTTCTGGTACAACTAATAGAATTACTGTTACCAGTCCAACTACAACTCCAGTAATAGATATTGCATCTACTTATGTAGGACAAAATTCTATAACAACTCTTGGAACTATTAGTACTGGTGTATGGCAAGGTACAGCTATAGCTACTACTTATGGTGGTATACCTACAGCTGGTACAACAGGTCAAGTTCTTACTAAAAATAGTAATACAAACTATGATGTTTCATGGACTACTGTAACTGGAACTGGTACTGTAACTAACTTTATATTTACTAATGGTAATGGATTTAGTGGATCAGTTTCTTCATCTACTACAACTCCTACATTATCATTAACAACTTCTCTTACAACAGGAAGTGTTCCATTTATAGCTGCTGGTGGTGCATTATCTCAAGATAATAATAACTTATTCTGGGATTCTACTAATAATAGATTAGGAATTGGAACAAATACACCAATAAGTAGAGAAACAGTAAGAACTGATGGATTAGGTGCTTATACAACTACAACTACTCAAAATAGTTCTGGTTTAAGTTTAGTAAATAATACTGCAGCAATATCAGGAACTCAACAAGCAAGTCCTGCTTTATTATTAAGAGGATTTGGTTGGGGAACTACAGCAGCTACTTCTCAATCAGTAGATTGGAGACTTGTTAATTTACCAACACAAGGTACAGTACCAGCTTCTTCCCTAAGATTACAATTTAGTCTTAATGGAGCTACTTATAGTGAGCCATTTTTGTTTAATAGTACTGGGCAGTTTAATGCAACTGGTAATATAGTAGCAGGAGCTTCTAGTACTTTTGCTTTTACTACAAGAACTAATTTAAGTGCTCCTGTAGATGGTAATCTATTATTAAGAAATAATGCAAATACTAACTTTGGTCTTATCCAACTTGGTGGAAGTACAAGTGCTTTTCCTGCAATAAAAAGAAATACTACAGGTATTGATATAAGATTAGCTGATGATAGTGCTTATACAAGTATAACCTCTTCTAATATCACATTAGATTCTCAATCAGGAGCTGCTACAAGATTATCTACTATATCTACTACAGGACAAGTACAAGCATTAGCTAATGGTACTGATACTCAAATAATGGCTATAGTAGGTGGTACACCTACATGGTCTACTTTAAGATTAACTAATTCAGCTACATTAAACTTTCCTAGTACACCAGGTGGTGATGATGCTGACTTAACTATTACAGTTACAGGAGCTGCTGATGGAGATCCTGTTGCTCTTGGTATTCCAAATGCTGCTGTATTACCAGAATCTATGTATATGGCATGGGTTTCTGCTGCTAATACTGTAACTGTAAGATTTATAAATTTCTCTTTATCTGCTCAAGATCCTCCAAGTGCAGTTTTTAAAGTAAGTGTGTCCAAATTTTAATATATAAACAAAAATCCCCTTTTTTCAAGCATGGCTTTAAGAGATTACTTAAATGTTTCTACAAGATCAGAATTGTACAATTTTGTAATGCAGTCTGATCAATGTCTTTTGGTATTAGGTATTTCAGTAGCTGGTGATATTCCAGCAGAAGTTTGGTATTTTGCTGCAGGTTCTACAGCTGTAGATGATGGAGTAACTGTTATTAGACCTACAAGTATTCCTGTAGGTAATCCTGGAAGGTATTTAAGAGCAATTCAAGAATCAAGTTGGAGTACTACAACAGGTAAACCCTCTTTTTCTACTGTAGCTAGTTCAGGAGATTATAATGATCTAAACAATAAACCAACAATTCCAGCAGCTCAGGTAAATTCTGATTGGAATTCAGTATCAGGAGTTTCTCAAGTATTAAACAAACCAACTAATGTATCTTCTTTTAGTAATGATGTAGGATACTTAACTAGTATTACTTCATTACAAATTACAGCTGCTCTTGGATTTACTCCTTATAGTGCAGCTAATCCAGCTGGTTATATAACTGGAATAAATTCAGCACTGATAGCTGCTGCATTAGGGTATACACCTTATAATGGAACAGCTAATCCTAATGGATATATTAACACAGTTACATCATCAAATGTAACTACAGCATTAGGATTTACTCCAGTAAACCCTAATGGAACTACATCTCAATACATTAGAGGAGATGGTTCTAAGGTTACTTTTCCTACTATTCCTGCTGCACAGATTAACTGTGATTGGAATGCTACTTCAGGTTTAGCACAATTATTGAATAAGCCTTCTTTAGCTACAGTAGCAACTAGTGGTTCTTATAATGATTTATCTAATAAGCCTACTATCCCTACAGTAAAAAGAACAGAAACTTATTTAGGAACTACAAATGCAAGTGGTGATTATACAGTTACTTATTCTACAGCTTTTTCTGTAACTCCTGATATTCAACCTCAATTACAATCAGGTACTCCTGCTCAAGTAGTAAGAATAACATCAAGTACTACTACAGGATTTACAGTGAATGTTACTAATAGAGCTTCAGTAGTTATACTTGGTATAGAAGTATTACTTGCAGCTACAACTCCAGTATCAGGAGCTTCTGTAGGTGTTTTGGTAACAGCCAGATAATAAAATTAAAAACAATTTATTTATGACTAACAAAGTATATAGATTTACTAATGGATTAGGAGCTTCTGTTCCAATAGTAGTATATACTCCAAACAACATGGATAGTTCTAAAAAGGACTATCCAGTTGTTATATTCTTAAGTGGTTCAGGAGAATTTTCTGATGATCCTAATATTGTAAAAGTTCAGAATAATTCTAATCATGCTAACTTACTTAAGTTTGGAGATTTAAGAGGATTTATAGTAGTAGCTCCACAATTTGTACCTTCACAGAATTATATAATTAAAGATAAATTTCCAGTACAAACATGGCATCCTAATTTCCAGGATGGATTTTATATGAGAGATGTTATTAATTGGGTAAAAAGTAATCTTCCAATTAATACTAAAAGAATTTATCTTACAGGATTAAGTGCAGGTGGTAATGGAACATGGGATACTATAATTAAATGGGAAGAATTAACTAATGAAATAGCAGCAGCTGTACCTTTATGTGCAGGATACCAAGATGGAGATTGGACTTTACCAGTAAAAAGTAAAGTTCCTATATGGGCTTTTCATGGATTAAAAGATGTTAATACTTCTCCTAACTCTACTATACAACAAGTAAACAAACTTAATAATGAGTTAGATATTAATCCTAAAGCAAGGATAACTTTATATCCCACTATGGATCATTATATTTGGAGTACTGTTTATAATACTCCAGAGTTATATGATTGGATGTTATCTCAAACAAATGATGGTACAACTATCCCTGAAGAACCTCCAGTAAAACAAGTAAAGGATAAATTATCATCTTCTGTAGTATTAAATGGAATAAGAGTAGACTTTACTATTACTACTTATAGTGATGGTTCTTCTACTGTAGAAAAAATAAACTAATAATTTAAAAAATAAAATAAGATGGGCTGTAATATAACAGGAAATATACAGGGATCAGTAGTAGATAACATATTACTTCTTAATAAGAAGATGGATAAGGTATGGAAAAGAATATCTTATATACAGAATCATTCTGGTGGTGGTGGAACTGTAACAGGAGCTAATCAAGGTCTTTCTTTATCAGGTACAAATGTTGTATTAGGACAAACTTTAGGTGATATTAATAATCCTGCAATGATTAGTGGAGCAAAGGAAATTCCTTTTGATACAACAGGTCTTTCTTATTTAACATTTAATTATGCAGGAGCTTTTCCAGGTCAAACAATAATACAACCAGCTGTTATACAAATACAAGGAAATTCAGAACAAAGTTCAATTCCTGCTTTAAGATTAATAGATAGTGCAAATTTATCTACATTTCTTACTTTATCTATAAGTGGTGATACAGCTTCTATATCTAAAAGTGGAGGATCTCCTGTGCTTCTTTTTCATGATGAAGGTACTATAACAATATCTCCTTCATTTGGTCCTAGTGATGTAGGATTATGGATTCAAAATAGAAAAATAAGAATTGATGAAGGTAATGGAGGAGTAGGAAAAGTACTTATGTCTGATGCTGATGGTATAGGTACTTGGGCAAATCCTAATATAAATGTACTTTCTAGTAACAATTCTTTACCTTTACCTACTACTACTAATACATATCACACTTACACAGGTACGGGATCAGGAACTTGGACATTACCTTTAATAACAATAGGATTAGAAGGATATAAAGTAACTATTATAAATGCATCTTCTGATATATTAATAGTAGCTACTTCAGGATCTGATATGATAATAGATCCTACAGGAACTTCTACTAATAGTTATACAATAGCATCTAAAGGTGTAATTACATTGTATAATAACTCTCTTAACTATGTAGTTATACCAACTACTCCTTAATTGAATATATCTAACTAATTATTACAATAATATAAACTGTTAACTAAATAAGTTAGATTATATATTTGGTTAATAGTTCATATTTAGATATATTTGTACAATACATATTTTATTAACTTACAGAGATAGGAAAGGATCCTATTCATGTTTCAAACTATTAACAATGAGTACCAGAAGATTAAGGTATTTTGTAAGATTAGATGGAAGAGGGAATATTGTCCCAGGTTCTTTAGTAGCCAGAAGAAAAGGTCAGGGTCATCCTGGAAGGCCAGGAACTCATGCAGTAACAGGGTCATGGATGGAAATAACTAATCCTAAATGCTGCCCTGATACAGTAGTAACTGTAACTCCAACAGGAACTCCTAGTGGAACTTCTACAGTAACAGTAGTAGGTTCTTGTGATGGTACACAATTATTTACTTATAGTGCTACTTCAGCTTCTATAGCTGATACTGTATCAAAATTAAATACTAATTTTCCAGCAATAGCTACTTGGGCAGTAGTAGGATCTACTATTACAGCAACAAGTCCTATTTGTCCAGATTTTACATTTACTGTAGCTTATGCAGGGTAATATTATAGCTCATAGAGATTAAGTTCTCTATGGGCTTTTCTTGTTTAAATATTAATATGAATATGGCTACTATAAATAAAAGTGCTAAAAAGAAGGTTATTAGTAAAGGAAATAAACCAGCAAGACCCAAAAAGAAAGATAACTGTGTTAATGTAAATAAATTAACTTGGTATGAAAGGTTAAAATCTCCTTCACCAACATTCTTCAAAAGAATAAAGCAAGTAGGTATTGTACTTACTTCTGTAAGTATAATGTTATTGGCTGCAAATACTAATTTTAACTTAGGTTTGCCAGAAAGTGTAAATCAATTAGGAAGATACTTAGGATATGGAGGATTTATAGCAGCAGCTATAGCTTCTTTCACTGTAGATCCTGAAAAATTACAGGATAAAATAGATAAATCTGCTAGTCTTTCTAGGGGAGAAACAACTTCTGGTGAATAAATAAGAGGAATATTTTATGTTCAAAGTTTTACAGGGGATCTTTGACAGAAATATATTAGAGTGGATATCAAGAAATAGAAGTACATTTGTATTAATTGTTCTATTTTTTGGTAATATATATCAATTCTATATTGGTTCTGAGAAGGATAAAAGATATGAAGAAAACATGATGAAAATGAATGATAAACTTGAAGAAGCAAATAAGCTTTCTCTTCATTATGAGAGAGATAGATCTAATACACTAGAATCATTATTACATGAACTAGTTATAAAATATAATAATCGTGATTCACTATCTAAAAAATAAAAGGTTCCATGAAATCTGTTTATATTTTATTGACTATGGCAATACTATTATTATCTGCTGATAAATCAGGTAGTAATACTATTATGAATTCAAAAAAATCAGGTTCAATTACTACTGATACTTTACTTGAAATGGAAAGAAGACATAATCAAGAAAGATTAAAGATAATTGAGTACTCAATAAAAACTATTGATGATGAATATACTTACAAAGATAGTTCAGAAATTAAGTAAGAGTTTAATTTCTATATGGACATGGATAAAGAATCATCCAAAAGATACTCTATATATACTTTCTACTATAATAGTTGCAATAATAGTACTATATCCTAGAAAAAAAGATCCTATTTTTATTACTAAAAACAATGAAGATTTAATTCAGAAAGTAAAATACTATGAAGATAAAAATGGTAAATTAGTTGCTCAGTTAGAACAAAAAAGTATAAGTGAAGATGAAGCTAAGAAAAGAGTAGCTGAATTAGCATTATTATTAAAAGTAAAGCCAAAGAACATAAAAGATGTGGACAAATATATTTCTAAGACAGAAGTTAAGTTTGTTGAAAAACCAGTATATGTTCCTATAGTACTGGATAATGATTCTAATAAAGTAAAAGAGGGATATTATGTAGTAGAAAAAAAAGATGATTATATTAATGTTAGAGCTGTAGCAGGACCAGATACTGGGTCTATAAGTATATCTTCTGTAGATACTTTAACTAGAGTAGTTACAAGAAAAAATAAGTTATTTAAACCAGATGAATATGATGTATTACTAACAAATGCTTCTCCTTATAATAAGATAGAATCAGGATATAGTTTTACAATTAAAGAAAGACCAGTATTATTTGATGTATCTTTACAAGCAGGATATAATCCTTTTACCAGAAAACCTTATGTAGGTATAGGCATATCTAAATCAATTTTTAAAATAAAAAAGTAAGTTGGGCAATGGCAACAAAAACATTATTTAAAAACAACTCTGTATTAAAAGAAGAGAAAGGACTAACTCCAGAAATTATAATTGGTAAATTATTTTGGTTTCATTCACAAGCACATTTTTTACATTTACAAACTAAATCTTTTGCAGAACATAAAGCTTTAGATGAATTATATAAAAGTCTTGTAGATATGAAAGATGAAATTTCAGAGCAGTTACTAGGGTATATAAATAGAAGATTAAATGACTTACCTTCTTATCCCTTCATAGCTTATTCAGAAGGTGAATCTAGTAAATTATGTGATAATATAATGGAATTTGCAGTTACTTTAAGAGAATGGGCAGAAAATAATGGATATGAAAATATTGGAAATTTAGCACAAGAACTTTCTGGATTAGGAGCTAGTATAAAGTATTTACTAACATTGAAATAATAACCAATAATATACAATTATTTATATGGACATAAGAATTCCAGGAATTCTAAGAGACAATGATCTTACATATTTAAACTTTCTAAATAAATCAATAAAAGATATTGATCCTAATTGTGAAATAACAGTAAGAGACTCTATTGATGGATTAATGATAAATATTTTATCAAAGATTCCTCAATTAAAAGATCAGATAGTTAGGACTATAAGGAAGGTACATTATTCTTTAAATATAAATGTAGAATTTTCTAAGTCTTTGTTAATTTCAAAATATATAACATTTAAAGTAAAAATATAAAATTTTTGTTGGTATATAATATATAATGTACTATATTTGCATTATAATTAATTATAAAAGTATTTTATGGCAAAAGTTGAAAAGAATAACAAAAAAAAGGAAGTTCCTGTATTTGATCCATCTAAACAGTATATATGGAAACCAGAAGATGAATTTGTAATTGATGGTAAACAGTTACAACAATTATATAATACTCTTTTAGGTAAAGCTCAAGACCCAGCATGGGTACAAGTAGTTAATGAGTATGAGTCATTAAAAATAATGCATGAGTTATTTGCCAGAGGTGTAGAACAAGGAATTATAGTTGAAAAAGAAGAAACTGAAACCCAGACAGGAGAAAAACAGTAAAAAATAAAGTAGGTTGGGTCATAAAAAAGAGAAGAGTAAGGAAGTAAAATCCCTTACTCTTTTTTTATTCACCTAACTCTCACCCTCAATCAACTTAAAATACTTCTCTATATCTTCACCTACTAATTCTATTTGAGAAGCTAAGTGAATTCTTTGCTTAATTATATTTCCTTTGTTATCCTTTCCTACTGGGACACTCTCTTCATGCCCATCATCTAATAATATAGTATATACACTACCATCCTTATTCCAATCTCCTCTAATTACTCTCTTCATATTAAAGTCCTGCTTTCTTACTACTCCATCTTCACAAACTTTATTATAAATAAAGTGTTCAATATATATACTCATATTATACTAGTACTCCTTGTTTGTTTTTTATTTTATTATTAGTTCTATTATACTCTTGAATTCTTTTATTATATTTTCCAAGTGAAAAATATACACTCTTGGTAAGAGAGTTTAAAAGCTTAAGTGCCAATTCATCCATAGATAAATTTGGAAATACATGTTGAATTTTACTAACTTCAATAAATCCAAACCCACCCATCATTCTTTCATAAGCTAGTGTTCTTCCTAAAGTTTTATCAAAGGAATCATTTTCATTACATATAGATACTCCATATTTAAGATGACTTCCTACCATAGAAGCACAAATGGTAGCTCTATCTCCAAATTTAACTTGCTTAGTTTCTACTCCTTCTTTTCTACTATTCACTACATGAATAACTTTGTAATCTTGTGGAGTGTAGCTATAAAATACTCTATTATTTTTCATTATTTTTAATTTAAAAATCTACAAATTTCTCTTGTAATTCTGGAGGTGAAATGGGTTCTATCTGAACAGAATTTAAACTTTCAAAGTATCCACACCATGGAGCAAGAATTTGATATTCTTGTCCATTATCTGCTAATAATACTATAGTTTCATTCTCTGATCCCCACCCTTTTCTATTCTTAGTATACCATCTTTGTTTTTTAGCCTCTTCTAAAATCTTTTCATTTTCTTTTTGAGAATTATAATGTTTATTAAGATTCTTATAGAATTTATAATGTTCTAATATCCTCTTAACATTTTCATCAGCTATTGCAAGATTTTCATATTCACCATCTAAATAATCAATCTGGTTTTCATATTGATTAAAACTATCTCCAGTATTATAATTATATTTTATCCTGTATTTATACTTTAATGAGTTCATCTTTTTCAATAGCTTTTCTTATCCACCTCATTAGAGTAATAGATTTTTCATGTTGACAAAGTAAAGAATTACTAATATCATCTAATGGAACATCAAATACATATAATTCATCATTATATACAAGATGGTAAGTAGCATAGCTTTTACTAACACATTTAAGTGAACAATAACTATTTTTAATTATATCTTTTAAATCTCTTATAGAGATATTACTCTGTTGTTCCATTATTATATAATTCTAAATATTTATTTCTAACTTCTAATGCTCTTCTTCTACTAGAGAAACTTGATCCCTCACTTAATATGAGGGAATCAAGATCTTCATCAGAAGCATTTTCACAGATAAAGTCATATTCTTCATCTGTAATATTAAATCCAAATTTCATGGAATCATCAAATAAATCAAATATTCCTGAACTACCAATTTTAGTTTTTTCACCATTAGGTAATGTTACCTCTTTTGGTGGTCTGGGAACATTTGATTTAACTTCTGGTCTACATTTTTTCATTATAACTAATAATTATTAGAATACCAAATGTCCTTTAAATGATCTGTGATAAGCATTATCTTCAGAAATTTTGTAATGTTTTACTACAGTAATTTCATAAGGTTCATCCTCACTATTCTCATTATATTTAGGATTTTCTACCCTCATAGAACATTTAAATTCATCTTCAGTAATTACTTCAGTAATCACACCAAGATCAAAGTACTCATCTTCTGAATTATCTATACATCTAATATAATTTCCAACAGAATTCTTCTTAATTTTTCTACTAAGAGTAACATCTTTATATCTCAACAAATCTTTGTATACAAGAGAATTATTTTCTGTACTAGAAACAACTTCAAATATACTATATCTCTTGTCAAGAGTTTTAGTGTTAAATACATCCTTAAACATTTCAGGACTCTCATGATGTATATTTACTTCTTCTACTACAGCTTTAACAATATCTATTGTTATAGTTTCTAACATAGAAATAAATCTAATAGTATCTTCTTTGAATTCAGGATATTTAAGAAGATCATCTACAACTTCTGTAATTACATCCAATGAAAGATCATCAAATAACTTTAAATATCTAATTCTACCAGGTCTTTGAAGAAGATTTTTATTAACATATAACTCATTAGTTGTAAGGAGAAATATTTTCCTATATTTAGAAGTCATTACTCCATCCATTAATGTTAAAATATCTCCTCTATCTGAATCACTACCATCATTAGAGTTATTATTAGAATAGATCTTTTCATATTCATCTATAAATACAACAACATCATAATCAATACTGTTGATAAATGAATTAAATGCAGATCCAAAATTATTTTGTACAATAATAACAGGAAGATTCAATTCATTAGATATTAATTTAGCAGTTACTGTTTTACCAGTTCCTTTTACTCCATTCAATAAACATCCAAGATTACCTATAGTATTATCATAAGTTTTCTTTACTCTATCAATAAAGGAACTTTCTTTACCATATATTTTATATGGAAATAAAAATTTATCTCCAGTTTTTTCAAGATATAATTCTCCTGTTTGAGGATTTTTCATTAATTCATATACTCCAGGCATTAAGTCTTCATTAGTTCCTGGATCTCTTAATACAAAACTATTCCCATATACAGCAAATTGCTTATTACCCTGACCATTCATATTATTCTATCTTTAATTTTATTGAAAATTATTTCGATCTGTGGATATATATCCCTTAAAATTTTATTTGATTTTGATAAATTTATTTCTTTATTATGTATTCTTTCTCTTACTATCTTATTTACTTCATGATGGAGTTCTTCTAATTCTTCTTCTATAAAGTCATCATTAGGATTAATACCATGTACAGATAATAATTTATCCTCCATAACCTTTATCTTCTCCATTAAAAAGTAATTTCTCTCACTAATACTTTTTATTTCTTGTTGTCTCCATTTAAGATGACATTTAGCTTTATCTAGTTTTGCTTTTTTTATTAAAGTATATCCAAACATATTTATTTGTTTGTGGATCCAAATCCTCCTGATCCTCTTTCAGTATTAGATAATTCTTCTATTTCAGTAAAAGGTATCTGTTCTACTTTAAGTAATACTCCTTGAGCAATTCTATCTCCATTATGTATAATAAAGGAATTAGAACTATCTGTATTGTATAATATAACTCCAATTTCTCCTCTATAATCAGAATCTATAGTACCAGGACTATTAAGAACCATAATACCATTTTTAAGAGCTAATCCACTTCTTGATCTAATATCAAGTTCATATCCAACAGGTATTTCCATACTTAATCCTGTTTTTATTAACTTTCTTTCTCCTGGAGCTACAATATAACTTCCTACTGCATGAAAATCAAACCCTGCAGATCCTTTAGTTTGATATGTTGGAATTATAGCTTCTTCAGTTAATTTTTTAATATATATATTCATCATTTTATCTTATTAATATACTATATTAGGATCATATTTATCTATATTTCCAGTAGAAACAGCAAGCTTTCTAAGAACTAATATAGAATATCTTCTATAATTTTCTACTTCAGTTTGTTCAACACTTTGTGTAAGATTTTTAAATATATGATCTAATATACCTGCTTTAATTATATCAGGAACTGCCTCTTTTGAAAAGTTAAACTTATATGGGGATGATCCTACAAATACAAAACATTCATCTTGTTCTTTTACAGTAAATTCTCCTAAATCTTCTCCAGTTTCTGTTATTACAGATACAGAATTATCATCATTTTTTCTTGCATATACATAACCACTGCAAGCATCTTGCATAAATCCTCTATTAGCAGTACTTTTAACTAATACAATATCCCCCTGCACATATACTTTTCTTTCCTCTTTCATTTATATATATTTTGATTCCTGTAAATATAGTTCATATATTGTTAAACAGAACTCTTTAGTTTTATTTATACTTCTAAATGGAGAAGAGTTAGCTTTAATACTAAAGTTAAACTCTTCAGATATTAAATATACATCTGAACCTATATGTCCTCCATTAGTATGTTGTCCTCCAAGAGGAGGTGATATAATCTTCCACTTTATCTCATCTAGTATTTCCTGTGGTATCATTACTTAATATTTTTGTAAATATATACTGTATCACATACACCATTTATACAAGTTTCTTTTATTTGTGGAATTAATGGTGTTTTAGTGATAACATCATCTGATATAAATAACAAATCTACTAAGCCATATCCTACAAAAGCTACTATTATTCCAAGTATTAAAAAAGCTATAAATGCTTCAGTAAAATTAAAACTTCCCATCATAATTTTCTATTTAATATTTTCTTCTGGATAAGCTGAAAGAATTGATTCTTTATCTATAAAAGCATCCATTGCTCCATAATCTGGTTGATAAGCTTCAGCTACAGCTCTTTTAGTAGCAGCTTCAAGAGCAGCTTTTACATGAAGTTTGGTAAATTCTGTTAATGCTGTCATAAAATCTTCTCTATCTATAAGATATTTAGGATCACCCTCTTCAAATTGATAAAGATTAGAATATTTATTAAATAACTCTTTTATTGTAGGTATCTTTTCCATTATTTTATATTTTCTTCAGGATATGCAGTTAAAATGAATTCTCTAGGTGCTACAAAGTAGAATCCTGCTTTTAAATCTTCATAATCATGTGATAATTTGTATGTAAAGACAGTTTTCTCAGCTACTGATTTGATAGCTGCCTTTACATGGAGTTTAGCAAATTTTATCATTATTTTAGAAATATCTTCTTTTAGAATACAAGCTTCCATATTTCCAGGAAGAGTTTCTATAAAAGAGTAATTATTATTAGATATAAAATCTTCAGCTGTTGGAATTTTTTCCATCTTCTAAATTTTTAAAGGCTGTTTTAAGCATCTCAATATACCATTCTGCTCTTTCTTTAGTATCTACAGGATGTAATCTAAATGTTTGTACTCCTATAGTAAAGGTAGGTATAAAAGGATATTCTTCATCTAATCCTTTCTTTATATTATATATTATTTCCATTATAATAAGTCTCTAACTTTTGTTACATCAAATAGTCTAATACAACTAATAGTATGAATTCCACCTTCAAAATAAGGACACAAGTTATTAAACAAATCTATTTGATCTTCTGTTAAAAGATCTTTATATAGTTCATTTACATTTCCATCAACAAAATCTGATGCAGGCCAATTATGTTTAGACTTACACTTTTTAATAATTTTTATTATAGGTTTTAACTTTTCTAATTGAGCATCTGATATTTTATTAACTGAATGTACATAATCAGCATCATTTGTATCTGCTTCTATAATTAAATAGTTCATATATGTATCTTTTAATGAAAATGTCCACAAGGACCTTTTATTGCAATTCCATAATTACTTTTTTGAACTCCTCTTCCTGCATAAGCCCATTGATCCTCCTCAAACTCATCTCCTTCTTTCACATATCCAAGAGCATCAGGAGATATTTCACCAATTTTCTTATAGCACTCTTCCAATGGGAACCAGAAATTTATACCATCATCATGAAACCAAATCAACATTTTCTTAGGAAAATAGTTTTCACCTGATCCCATTTCAATCTTTGTACATATATGCTCTTTCCACTCATTCAAATTCCCTACCTGTATATCTCTACTACAGA